GGCGACATATTCCATAATAAATCAGTCGTCGGTAATTATGGTCTCGCCCTTTTTAAAATGTTTGTCCGTTTTTTCTTTAACAATCCCTCATAAATTCTTAGATATATACTTTTTATAATAATATTATATATGATAAATAATAATAGAGAAGACACAAAAAAATAATTATGAATGAAAAATGTTCCCTCGATAATTTAAGTAGGTATCTGCGAGTTATTGGATTGTTATCCTTAATTATAATATTGATTATCGTAGTCTATTATTATTTACAAAGCAATCACAGCACTATTTTAGAAAAATATGAGAGTTATAATTTAAGAGATTGTAAGGTTTATTTTACCGAAGGCGAAACTAATATTAAAAATTGTGATATAACTCAGGAAACATCAAATTATACTGGGCTATGTAGTTATCGTTTTGATGGATGGAGTGAGTTTGATACATATACTGATAAGGATGGAAAAATTATTACTTATCCTAAAAAGGTTTATACGGAAACACAAACTAACACAAACGCTTTTAACAATCCTATGTTTACAAACAATTGTTTTAAGCCTTACACAGATGAAACCTGCCTGTCTACTACATCCGATGAAAATTGCATACCTCCTGAATTCGAATATAATGCTAATAGCGTTGTAAAATATGATGAGCAAGGAACAAGTGGGAACACTGCAGTAGGCACAAATATTTATGGCGGTTTGAGATATTCTTCTATGCAATTCTTAAATACTACTGACCCAAGATATAATAACACAAATTTAATAAGTAGTATTTGCGATGTAGCACCAAATGATGCATTAGGTTCGCTTAAAGATAAGGTCTTCTATATGTTTGAATTTAATGGAACTACTAATAAACTCGAAAATATAAGAAGCGTCACGTTGGATAGTAATCAAACTACTTTTAGCCCCGTGTCATCAGATAACGTTTTAACAAATTTACCTCCGCGTCCAACTGATGCATCTTTTTATGGTCTCCAATATGATGCTATAAATAAAAACTTACCTATTAAAATATTTAAAAAAAACAATATCCCGAGAAACGTATCGGTATTTAAGTTCAATTATATGTCTTATATTTGCACAAACTCTCAAATCAAAAACTATATGAGGGCTAACCGCATTATAATACCAGAAAAATTTATAAAATATGGGTCTTCGACAACACCTAACTATAGTAAGAATGTTTCAGTAAGTAATAATATGATTATCAAGAAGGATTGGAAATGGTCGGATTATAGTTCAGCAGATTTTAACATTGACTATAGCGATAAATTAAAGTATGATTTAAATACCAGTATAGACGAACAAAAAGCAATAATTGATGCAAGTTATGCAGGTGCTAAAGCTACTGCAATTGCAAATCATAAAACCGCATTAGGAGCATACAACAATGCTAACTCAAACAAAGATAATTTTTCAACCAATAAACCAACCTTTTCTTCACTTATAGGAATGCAAAAACAAAATTCTGCAACTATAATGTTCGATTATATGGCTGGTTATAATGTAAATAATGTTAAAACTTTTCCACTACCAACTGGAGAGGTTCTTAATGATATTAATAATTCTACAGATAAATATATGGTATTTAATTTTACTTCAACAACACCAGGATTACCTGGTCAAACTCAATATACTTTAAATGTTCCAAGTAATTATACTGCTGATATATTAGTAATTGGAGGTGGTGGTGGTGGCGGTAGAAGACACGGAGCAGGAGGGGGTGCAGGAACACTAATATATCATAAAAATATTACTTTAAATGGAACCTATACTATTAAGGTAGGTGAAGGTGGTCCAGGTGCCGTTTTTAAAGATGTTGCTGCTTTACGAGGTGCTGATAGTCAGTTTATAAAGAATGATGGTTCTCAAGAATATTTTGCAATAGGTGGAGGGATAGGAACTGATGGTGGGAAAAATTATGCTATTACAAGTGGAGGACAGGGATTTATGTATAATCCATCATTAACCTTGTCTTCTGCGAATAAGTTTAATGGAGTGGCAGTTGCAATTTCAAATAAAAATTATGTTAATACTTTAACAAGTCCAGAAGGTTGCAGAGGTAATATTGGAGGCACTCAGATTACTAACTTTAAAGGCGGGGGCGGTGGAGGTGCTGGTAGCGCAGGTATGGATCACGATGCTGAAACAACTATAAATGATGGATATGGTGGATTAGGTTTATCAGTAGACATAACAGGTACCTCTATAGTATATGCTGGTGGTGGCAATGGTTCTGATTTTAATGGTTCAGTATCACAAGTATTTAATCCAAGTTATCCTACAATACAATCAAGAGGCGGTGGTGGTTTTGGTTCTGATAACGGGACACCAGAAAATGGTCTAAATGGAACGGGTGGTGGAGGAGGTGGTCAAGGTAATGATATAGCAGCCAATGGAGGAAGAGGTGGAAACGGCGTTGTTATTATCAGATTTAAAATTACAAATAGTTTTAGTAGTTATTCATTTGGTGCATTACAAATAGATAATACAGAATCTGCTAACGCAAATATAACCAATATAATAACACTAACTAAGAAAACAATTCAAGAAAATATTTTAAGATCATTCATATTTTTACAAAAAGGAACATATAATTTTAGAGCAGGTGTAGAAGGTGCATCTTATAACAATAATATTTTATCATCAGAACTTATAATTTATGAAACAAGTATAGTGAATTCACGAATAATTATTAATAATCCACAAATAGGATACAGATATACTGATAATAAAGGAACTGCTTTTAGTATAGATATCCAGCAAGGTAAATTTTATAAAATGGCTTTTCGCTATATTTATTTTAATTTTACTAATTATAATATGGATTTATCATTTAAAATATACAATCAAAATATAGATTTAACAAACTATTTATTTGGTGGTACAAACATAAATAGAGATTACGTAAATATAAATATTATGAACCTATTCTCTAATATTACATATATAGGTAATGATAGAACTACTTACGCAAGTATAATTAATTATCTAAATGACCCAAATGATGTTGATTTTTTTAATATTAAAAAATTCTATAATGACGAAGCAACTGCGCGGGATTACAAAGATAGAATTTTACCTAAGGAGATTGAAGATACTAAGAGGAAAGATACTGCAATTATAAATATGAATACTATAATTGGATATATTAATAGTTTAAAAGGTAATAACGCAAATGTTAATTATGACTCTCATTTACCTACAACTTCCCCATCTATATATAAGGATATAACAATTGATGAGATATTTGGTAAAAATTTTGATAGATTAATAACCAAAGACAAGGTAAAAGATTATAATGCACTCTTTAATGCGAACTTAAACGCGAGAGCACCGCCCACTAAAAAAATATATGTGGAGGCGGTCGCCTAAGTAAAATATTTACTTTTTTTTATATATACATTTAATAATAATGATTACAATCTATAATAGCAATTTGGATTTTGATTTGGATTCGAGTAATTCGATAACATTATCATCAACCAGCAATATGGTTTTTAAGACAAATGGGGTAGATAAGATGTCGATAGTTAATAATGGTATTAGTGTAAGTGGCAATGTTGTTGTTTCCGGATTAATCACTTCTACAGGAGCAGGTTTTTCGGGTCTTGGTGCAGGTTTAACAAATATCCCTATATCTGCTATAAATGAACTACGATTAGAATTGAATGGTGGAACTACCGAATTATCAGTTACGCGCGATACTTTGAATGCCAGCATAGTATCCGAAGCTAGATTTGGAAGTAATTATACAAACAGGATTAATAGCGAATTAAATACTAGGGTGGATAACACTAGTAATTATGTGTTTGCTACTAGCAACATCTTAATCGGTCGCATAATAAATACGAGCAACTACGTAGATAGCACAAGCAACTTCCTATCAGGTCGCCTTGATAACACTAGCAATTACGTATTTGCTACAAGCAATATCTTAATAGGTCGCATAATAAATACAAGCAATTACGTAGATAGCACTAGCAACTTTCTATCAGGACGCATAGATAACACTAGCAATTATGCACTGGCTACAAGCAATATCTTAATAGGTCGCTTAATAAATACCTGCAATTACGTAGATAGCACTAGCAACTTTTTAGGGGGGCGCATTGATAATACGAGTAATTATGCACTGGCTACAAGCAATATCTTAATAGGTCGCATAATTAATACAAGTAATTATGTAGAAAGCACAAGCAATACATTGATAGGTCGCGTAATCAATGCAAGCAATTACGTGGAAAGCACGAGCAATACTTTAATAGGTCGCATAATAAATGCAAGTAATTACATTGAAAGCACAAGCAATACTTTAATAGGGCGTGTAATCAATGCAAGCAATTATGTAGATAGCACAAGCAACTTCTTATCAGGACGCATAGATAACACGAGCAATTATGTTTTTGCTACAAGCAATATCTTAATAGGTCGCATAATTAATACAAGCAATTACGTAGATATCACAAGCAACTTCTTAGCAGGTCGTATAGATAATACGAGCAACTATGCATTTACGACAAGTAATATCTTAATAGGTCGCGTAATAAACGCAAGTAATTATGTAGATAGCACTAGCAACTTATTAGCAGGTCGCATTGATAATACTAGCAATTATGTTTTTGCTACTAGCAATATCTTAATAGGTCGCATAATAAATGCTAGTAATTATACAGAAAGCACAAGTAATATATTAATCGGTCGCATAATAAATGCTAGTAATTATACGGAAAGCACAAGCAATACTTTGATAGGTCGCGTAATAAATGCTAGTAATTACGTTGAAAGCACTAGTAATATCTTAATAGGTCGATTAATTAATACAAGCAATTACGTAGATAGCACAAGCAACTTCTTAGCAGGACGCATAGATAATACTAGTAATTATGTTTTTGCTACAAGCAATATCTTAATCGGACGCTTAATTAATACAAGCAATTACGTAGATAGCACAAGCAATTTATTAGCAGGGCGCATAGATAATACTAGTAATTACGTAAATAGCACAAGCAATATCTTAATAGGTCGCATAGTTAATACAAGCAATTACGTATCAAGTTATAAACCTGCTACTGCAGTAACTGCTGATTTTGCAAATCGCTTTACAAATTCAGTTAATATAGCAGGGGTTCCTTTTAATGGAACGGCTAATATAAGCATATCCTATAATAGTCTGGATAATCAATTATCATTCGGGAATGGTTTAAGCACATCATATGATAATATCACAAAGATTACTTCTGTAACTGCAAATGCTGCTCCGCAAGAACAGAGTGATTGGACACAGACATCGACATCATCTGCATCATTTATTAAAAATAAACCTACAATACCAAGTAATACTTTTCAATTAAATGGCAGTATTGCATTTTATAATTCTGGAAATGTTGGAATAGGCACTAATGCTCCTCTAAGTTTATTGGAAATTATTACTGCGAATTATACTGGGGCTTTGTTAACATTAGATGCTGGTGTTGTTAATTCCACTACGCAGATGCCAAGAAATATTGGAAGACCATTGCTTAAATTAGGTAAAACCAGTTATTCAACATCGGCTGGTAATTATTATGGTATTGGCTTTGGGATTTCTCCGACGTTGAGTGATTATAATTGTGCAGAAATTGGAACAATAATTACTTCAACAACAGGTTTAGAAACAGGCGATATAATATTCTCAACAAGACCTGGCACAAATAATGTAATTGCTACAGAAAGAATGAGAATAACAAGTGCTGGAAATGTAGGGATAGGAACAACCGATACATCTACATATAAATTGAATGTGGGAGGTGATATTAATATAGCCTCTGGAAGTTCGTTTCGTGTAGGAGGAAATGTATTATCGACATTTACACCCTCATCAGCAAATCTCATTGGTTCATTTAGTTCAACCCAATTTGAAAATGTATCATCATTAATACAAATTAAAAGTGCTTGGAAACCGACTACTGCAGGAACTGCAGATACTGCAAATGCATTAGCTTCAGGTAGTGCTATTTCAACAGGCACTATAACTGCTTCTGGATTAATTACTGCAAATGCAGGGCTAACAATACCTTCGGGGCAAACACTAACAAGTTCAGGAACTTTAACAGCGAGTGTAATAAACGCATCAGGATTGATTAGTGCAAATGCGGGATTAACAATACCAGCAGGGAAAACACTAATAAGTTCAGGAACTTTAAATGCAGATGTTGTAACTACAGGCACTATAACCGCCTCTGGATTAATTACTGCAAACGCAGGAATATCAGTACCATCTGGACAAACTCTAACATCATCAGGAACTTTAACTGCTAGTGCAGTAACCGCAAGCACTATAACCGCCTCTGGATTAATTACTGCAAACGCAGGAATATCAGTACCATCTGGACAAACTCTAACATCATTAGGTAATATTTCAGCAAACACTATAACCACTTCTGGAAACGTGGGTATAGGGACATCGAATACTACCAATCATTTGAACGTATATAATAAATTGATTATGAATAATGGTATAGTTGCTATTCAAACATCAGGGTTTGCTTTTAGTAGATCATTTATGTCTACGGGTTCATTAGTAATTGGTAATATAGACCAAGATTACGGAGGACTTCTTGAATGGAATAACAGAGCTTCGCTATTAATAGAATGTTATAACACCGCCGAAATAATGGTACACGCTTATGCGGTCAGATTAGCAAGTTTTATGTACTATAGTAATAATAAATTTTTTATCGGAAGAACTACAGGCAATAGCGGTATTACACCAACACAATTTTATTTTTTGGCTGGTATATGGTATAACTCATCGCAAGATAAAAACGTTCTTCATATCGAAGAAAGCAGCCGACTTATATTTAGACCTTCCAATACAACTAATGATGCAACTCAAGCTTTTATGTTTCAAAATGGAAATGGTTCAGATAGCTTTACGATATTAACAAATGGGTCATTTTCTGCAAGAGGAACAAATCTTGCGTGGAGTGATAAGAGATATAAGAAAGATATTGAAGATATAAATGATGATAGTGCTTTACAAATGATATTAGCAATTACACCAAAAACATATAGATATATTGATGAAACAAAAGGAACTGATATTGTATATGGATTTATTGCGCAGCAAATTAAAGAAGTAATACCAGAAGCAGTAGAAATCTTATATAATATGATGCCTAATATATATAAATTATGTAGATGCGAAGGTAATAAGAAAATATATGTTGTATTACCTAAAGATGCATTAGGGTCTGAAATAGAAATAAGAGATATAGGAAAATATAAAATAAGCAAGGTAGAAGATGAATATATTGAAGTTGTTAAATATCTTGATGATAAGGTTATTCCCGATGGTGATAATTTCGTTTATGGTTATGCGATTAACGATTTTCATATGATTAAGAAAGAATATATATTTACACTTAATGTTTGTGCTACACAGGAACTTCATAAGCGTATTGAAAACCAAAATATAGTTATTAAATCACTAGAAGACCGCATTAAGGAATTAGAAACAAAAATGACGATGCTCTTGAATAACTTATAATATTTGCTTTAAGCACAATGCAATAAGTCATATATATATGACAAATAATATGATATGAAATTATATGTAAAATTATATTATATCATATTATTATAATATATACTATGATAATTTGTTCTTCTAATAACATTGATTTCATTCAAGGGGTAGTATCTTATGGGAACGAACCTTTGATTACAGATTGGCGCATAGCAAATAGTAATGGGATATTCAATATTTTCAATAGTAAATCTAATTTAGGTAATTTATCTATATTAGAAAATGGTAATATTAGTATTGGCACATCAACACAAACAGGGTCTCTAAATGTATATGGAGATATTGATATTACAGGGGTTTATAAAAAAAATAGCAGAGATATTATTAATGACACGAGCAACTATGTATTATCAACAAGCAATATCTTAATAGGTCGTGTAATAAATACAAGTAATTATAGTGATAGAGTTGGAGGATGGAGTAGTAATTATAGCGATCTTGTAGGTTTATGGAGTAGTAATTATATTAGCAGACTATCCTTTAGTGGAGGAAGTAGTCAATGGAGCGGGTCAAGTTCAATATATTATAATGGTGGAAATGTAGGTATTGGGACAACAAATCCAATAAATAAATTACACGTATATAATAGCAATATCAATGGTTCGAGTTCATTAATTACAATTCAAGATAACTCTTATAATAATAATGCTAGTATTACAACAAACCCTGTTGTATCAAGTTTAACTATTTCAGGTTCTTCGTATAGATATTTCGCGTTTCCTTATACTACAGATACTACAGGAGCTAGACAAACGCAATATACTATAACATTTCCCAGTAATTATACAGCAGATATATTAGTAATTGGAGGAGGAGGTGGTGGGGGCAGAAGACACGGCGCAGGAGGAGGCGCAGGAACTTTATTATATCATAAAAATATTACTTTAAATGGAACATATACTATTAAAGTAGGAGCAGGAGGTGCTGGGTTTGCAAGTTCGCTATCTCATGGTCTTGATGGAGCGAATAGTCAATTTATTAAAAGCGATGGTTCTCAAGAATATTTAGCAGTCGGTGGAGGTAGAGGAACTGCATCTGATCAGTATCTCGCCAGCACAAATGGAGGACAAGGATACTTGTATAGTTCTGCAATAACCTTATCTTCTGCTAATAAGTTTAATGGAGTATCAGTTGCAGTATCAAATAAACAATACGTTAATACTTTAGCAAGTCCCGAAGGTTGTCGTGGTAATATTGGTGGGATACAGATTACTAACTATAAAGGAGGAGGTGGAGGTGGTGCAGGAAGTGCAGGTATGGATCACGATGCTGAAGCAACTATAAATGATGGTTATGGAGGATTAGGGTTGGCAGTTGATATCACAGGTTCTGCAGTTGTATATGCTGGAGGAGGGAATGGTGCTGATTTTAGTGGTTCAGTATCACAAGTATTTAATCCTAGTTATACTACAATAGAATCGAGAGGTGGAGGTGGATTTGGGTCAGATAATGGGACACCTCAGGCAGGTAAAGATGGCACTGGAGGAGGTGGTGGAGCACAAGGTAATGATACAGCAAATGGTGGGAAAGGAGGAAATGGTATAGTTATAATTAGATATGTAAGTGCTGAAATAGGTGGTAATTCTGAAATTCAATTAATAAGAGGAACGTCATTAACATCAGGCAGTAGTAATTATAAAATAGGAAATTATAGTGGGGATTGTATGATAAATTTAGCAGTTCTTGGAAAAGATGTATCTTATTTAACATTAACATCTACAGGCGAAATATATAATAAGAAAAACGTCACAACATTTGATTCAATATCAGATAGAAGAGTTAAAGAAAATATTAATAAGGCATCATATGATAAATGCTTTGAAAATGTGAATAATTTAGAATTATATAGGTTTAATTATATTAAGAGGTTTAACTCTATGAATAATGATATAAATCAATTAGGTTTTATAGCACAAGAAGTTAGAGATGTAATTCCTAAAGCAGTTTCAAATATATATTATAATAATTCAGAAATGACTTTTCCTGACCTATTGACACTAGATGTTTCGCAAATACACTATACTTTATATGGAGCAGTAAAAAAATTAATTGAGATAAATAATGAAAAAGAAGTTAGGATAAAAAGATTGGAAACCTTGTTAAACATAGATACTAACAACCTCCCAATAGATACCAGCAATATCTCAATAGATACAAGCAATATCTCATTAGATACAAGCAATATCTCAATAGATACAAGCAATATCTCATTAGATACAAGCAATATCTCAATAGATACAAGCAACCTCTCAATAGATACAAGCAATCTCCCAGTAGAATAAGTAATAATATATTTTGAATTTTTATAAAAAATGATTTAATAACCTGAATTTCATAATATTACAAAAATGAACACGGAAAAACCAGAAATTACGTTTGATGATAAATACGTGTTATCAAAAATAAAGGAGAATAAGGTTTTGAAAAATGCCAGAATAATTCAAGAGCTTAAACAAATAGCACCGATGTTAAGCGGTGACGAATTATTACAATTATATACTAAATCAATCTCAATACATCAAAGTAAAATTCAAGAAAATGGCAATTTTCTCGAAAATGGCATATTAGTTAGCATATTAGATAAAGGTAATATACCTTATAAGAAACAAGTAACTATAAATAAATCAGGAATAATCGTAGGATTTAATGTAAAAAAAGGAAAATGTTATCACATTATAGATTTTGTTATTGGTGAAAATATCAATGTAGGTAAATCAATCGCAGATTACAAGGTTATTAGTTGTAAAACCACCTGTCGCGAAACCACCTGTCGCGAAAGATGGAAGCAAGACGATTGGAGTTTTACTTTAGCACCAAAGTTGTATATATTATTAACAATCTCTAATGATTACCCGACTACCCAACGATTTAGAGAAGATGCAAGAAGAAAAATAATTACTTGCCTTCCGAAGAAGAAAGATGATAGGTTGTGTAAATTAAATTTTGAAAATTTGATTGATGAATTACTGCGGGTATAAATATTTATTTATGTTCAAACCAATGAGTTCGGTAAATATGGTTGGTATTGTATTCCCCAATTGTTTCCATTGGTCTTTGCTATTTCCACATAACTTAAAATTATTATCAAATCCTTGCAATTTTAGGCAATCCTCTTTCGTTAATCTGTATTCTTCCCCATCCACGATATATCCGTCCCAATTGTGTTTATCATTAATTGGCGAATTTTTACCACCACATCTAATGGTATAAGCAGTTTTTTTTTCAAAGTTTTTACATAGAAACGTAGTTAATGTTGTCTCCTTTTTATATTCGTCAAAATCAAGTAATTTATCAATATGTTTAACATTTGCATTATCATTTCGAATACCTACAATGATTAAGCGTTTTCTCATTTGAGGTATTCCATAATCGCTGCATTTTATAACCTTGTAAGTGATTGAATAATTAGCAGTTTCAATATCTAGTTTTATTCTTTCGAATGTTTTACCCCCGTTGTGATTTAACAATCCCTGAACATTTTCGAGAATAATAATGGTTGGTTTATGATATTCGACAAATTTCATTATGTTAAAGAATAACGTCCCGCGTTTATCATCAAACCCTTTATGTTTCCCACATTGACTAAAAGGTTGGCAAGGAAATCCAGCGCATAATATATCATATTCAGGAATATTTTCGGGTTCTATTTCATTTATATCACCGAGAGGCAATAACCCATAATTTTCCTTATATGTTTCTTTAACCGCATTATCAATATCGCAAGACATAATGCATTCCCAATTTAATTTTTTAAATGAGTAATGAAAACTACCTATTCCGCAAAATAAATCTATAAATTTAATTTTCCTATCCTTTTTTATTTCTGGTATATCTTGTGTGAATTCTTTGCTGCATTTAGCCATTAACTATTCTTTAGTATTATTAAATATAATCATTTTTTATTATAGCAACCCTATTGATATAACCTAGATTATCAGAAATATCCTAGTATAACTTAATTTTTATTATGTATTATATATAGAAACAATGAGTGTATTCACGTCATTATTCAATTCCTTACTTCCAACTAGAAACAAACCGCGTCAAGGAAATCCAATAATGCCTAGTCTGCCAAAAGCACCACCAAAAACACCAACAAAAGCAGCCGCAAAAACTCCAAAGGCATCATCATCTACGACCCCTTCTGCCCGTGTATCTTCGCCAAAATCAAACAGGGCAACGCGAGGCTCGTCTATAGCAAAGTCAGTTTCTTCGAGAACACCTGAATTAACTAATAAATCGCCATCACCAAGAAAATCAGCATCATCGCAAAGATTAGTAGAGGCTCCTGCTAAAACCGCGACCGCTACGACACCTTTGAAAAAGAAGCCCATAAATATGTTAAGTATGCTTAATCCTGATGTTCTTGGTAAAGTTATAAATGAAGTTGCATTGAAGCATTCGCAGCAAATAGTTCTAGATAAAGAGTTCATATATTTTTATATGGCTTCAGCAAATAAACTGCGAGGTGCTGTGAATATTGACACAATCGATAAAAACCTATTATCTAATTTACATACAATATACTTGGAAAAATTAAAAATAAAAACTAATATTATTAGAATTTTAGAAAAGACATTAATATATAGTAATATCACCACAATAATCCTCAGCACTATCGAGTTTCCTACTAATGAAAATGCTATCGCGTTCTTCGCTTTTTTACGAAAAAACGCCCCAAAACTAGAGAACCTAATTATAAGAGCATCACCGAATATATCCAATGAAAACATAGTTAAACTTATAAGAGGCATTTGGGAATTGAAAAAGTTAGTGCTACTCGAATTCTCAGGATTTGATGTTAGAGACACGTATAAAGGAACCTTCAAATTTGATGATATGTTTATAAATCTATTGATAATTTTGCCTGACCTCGAATACCTAGTATTTAATAATAATATCATTGGCGAGGAACAATACAGGCGCTTGTTTATATCTACGTATGCTATCAGCGCACCGAAATCTGAAACATACTCGAACTACCGATATAATATGTATATAAAGAGTGAGCGCATGCTATATTATGATAAAGACGCTGGTGTTTTAGCGCAAACACCAAGTTATTTCTTTGATTTAATTAAATTTGCATATGTTGATGGAAAGGATGGAATAGATGGCAAAGCGGACGTTCAAATATATCGTGATATATTCTTTTATACCATACGCAATAAGACTATGAAGCGTGAGGAAGGAAACCTAAAGTATTTAGAAAATTTTGATACAAATCCTAAATTGAATGAGTATAGAAGGGTTCTATTAAGTAAATACCCGAAGGAACTTGATATCCCTATAATGAAAAGAGACACTGGAAACAAGGTTGCCTCACCAACCTAAAACGTTTTCTGTTTTATATAAAAAATGATTTGCATACATACCATTGTAGGTATGCGAGTATAAAAGTAATAAATAAAATGGAAGAGATAAACACAAGAATAAAAAGAGAGATTTGCTATGAAACTTTAGATGAACTAACTGATGCTAAGCTAATGTCTGAATATATTGCTTGCAATTCTGTAAAAAATGAAATAAAAAAACTAGGGGATATATTAGAAAAATATACGGACGAGGAAACGAAAGGGAACATAATAAAGGATTATTTATTACAACTAATACCTGCAGGAACAAAGGGGGTTATAAGAGGCAATCGGTTCAATAATATAGTAAAACAACGCATCACCAATATAAAGTTGGACACTGAGAAATTTGAAATTTATTTTGAAAAAAAATGTGAGACTTATCTTACTACCGAGATACCTGATTGGTATATTTTAGAAAAATTAACGAATAAAATTATTATCGGTATGAACCAATTAGATTTATGGGGAGGTGGGCAGCAACTTAACAGGGGCTCAAAATATATAGAAAATAACAAGCATAATACCGAAAATAGTAAGTTATTATGTGTCGTTTGCAATGAGATACAATTCAAAAGCAAAAATAAAGCCTATAAATTATTTGAAATTGGTTTCGAAAAGGATACCTTGTGTTATTTGAACAACCTGCAAAATATTATTACATCATACTTTGGATTGCTATGATTATTCATTGTAATACTTGATTAAATTTATATATGAGTTCCTGTTTTGATATGGATTTGGGTCCTACAGAATTGTTGAAATCGTAAGTAATCTGCGATAATCTCCTTATATATTCAGGGGTTGCCAAGTATTCGCTTGTAAATTTGATAAAATAATGCGATTGAATACTTTTATTCTCAATGGTCTCGTCGATTGCTCCTGCATTAACTCCTACGCGACGAAATGAAATATCTGGGCTTTCTGTTTTCTTAACAAATTCGAAGTTGGCTGGCTCTAATTTGTCTGCGACGAACCTATTCGTATCTCTTTTTTCCCATATTTGGAAGATGCACGGGACATTATGCTCTATGCCCTCAACCAAGAATGATTTATCTGGTAGGTCGATTTCACATAGAAGATGAAAATTTAATGGGAACCTTTGCTTTAGGCTATCCTTCTTGAAACTTTTAGGTAATATAAATGCTATCGTATCGCAAAATTCACAAGATTTCTTTATAAATTTGATAGCGGTTGATGATTGGCGACCAAATGGTGGGTTGCCCATAACGTGTATTTTACGATAGGCACTCTTAATAATACCATAGTCGTATTGTAAATAATCTTGCTTTATTATTTCTTCATTATCAGGCTCTATATCGTAAAATCTATAATTGCTTGTTAATGCTTTGATACCGCTAATAAAAGCGCCGTTCCCTGCACTAGGTTCTACGATTAGGTCTTGGGTGCTTAGCAGTATGTATTCTTTGAAGATATTCAAACATTGCTCGACTACAATGCCCTTTGTGTAATATTTATCAATTGTATTACGTTTTAACCCTTTCGACTGCTTAGCATCCATAGAAGGTATTATTAGGTATTCTTTAAGTTATTAAGATATTAAGATAATTATCAATTTTTTTTCTTTATTTATAGGGGTCAAATATATATTGTAGGATTACTCAGGTTGCTGGATGCGTAAGCTTTGCGTTGCTGCGTCGTTTTTACGCAACCCTAATGCGTCGTTTGGGATGCGTTTTTTCGATGCGTTGCTGCGTTGCTGCGTTAAAAATTTGTGGTAATGAAAAATGGTATGCTTAAAAATAATGAGATTGCTTGTGGTAATGGTCTAAAACGACGCATCAATGACGCACGACGCATTGCGTTATTTTGCGTTAAAATCGCTAAAATCACTAAAATATACATCGGAATGATGGGAGTAATACTACGAAATTGTAATGAAAAAATGTTATCCCAAATGAGAAAATGTAGCCCTAAAATGGAGAAAATGTAAGCCCGCATAATTTTTAGAATGGCTTTAGGATTACTTTTTTCTTGCTAGGTTTGCCCATTTTTACGTTTTATTTTTACTTTTTAGATTATAAATTTATTATCAGAATATCCTTTACTAAAACTTTGTAAAATGCAAAACATAAAACTTTTCAAATTCTCTGAAAGTTTTAGGAATATGCAATTTGCGCAATGCGTTATTTTGCGTTCTTTGAAAAAATTGTGGTAATAAAAAAGTATATAAATAATATTTTATAAGCGTATTATAGTAATGAGTAAAAACGACGCAGCAAAAACGCACTGCTGCGAAGTTTGCAAATATGCTACAAATCGCAAATATGACTTAAAACGACACCAGAATGCTGTGCATCATACCACGCCTACGCGCGCGAACTTAAATAATAAGGGTAAAGAAAATGTAAGCCCAAATGGAGAAAATGTAAGCCCAAATGAAGAAATTGTAAGCCCTAATGAAGAAATTGTAAGCCCGTTGCTTATTTGTAAAAAATGTAATAAGATTTATAAAACTAAAAAATATTTAATAGGTCACGAAACTAAATGTAAAGGGATTGATGATTTAACTTGTTCTAGATGTATGATATCTTTCACAACAAGACAAGCAAAATCCAAGCATATCACAAATAACAAATGCAAACCTAGAAGTATCATACACGCACGAACACCTAATGCTGATAATATTACTAACAATATAGATAATCAAAACATAGAAAATCAGAATAATATAAATACTCTAAATAATACCCAGAATAACAACATAATCATAAATAACTATGGGAGCGAACGTATGGATTACCTTGATTTCGACAAGATGCTAGATATATTCAAGACTGCTTATAATATACCAAGCATCTTGACAAAACATATACATTTTAACAAAGATTTCCCAGAGAACAACAATATAACTTGTAGCAATGATGATAAAAACCTTTCGCTAGTAAAAATGAATGACGAATACATATTTAAAAACCTGAATAGCCTAGTTTATGAACTAATAAAAGACAAAACAAGGCTGATGCATAAGTTCGCTACAGGTAATAAAGAAAACATATGCATCACGATGGATACACGTATTTACGAAGACATCATTGAACTATTATTGAAATTATTACTATTGCAAGAACCTTCAGACCACTACAAACTCCAAGTAGGGATTATAAGAGATATGATAAAAAATAGTAATGTATTATGTAAGGTTGATTAGAGATGTTAATAAGTTAATATTATTTTGAAAGATAAACTTTGTAAAATTCTAAAAAACTTTTGGGTTGTAGAAAAGATTTACTTATGTGATGGCAAAAATTTTCCTTAAGTATCAATGAATAACCAGTGTGTTTTATGGAGTGTATCCGAGATATACGAAAGTGGTTGCAGACTTTCTATTGAAATGCTTTGAGGATTATAATAGATCTGATAAAAATAGTATTGAGTAGGGTTGAAGTAGTTATGTTATTATTGTTAAAATACTTGATAACCAAGCCTTAATTATATTATCAAACTCGTTAATTTCCTTTTCTAAATCATTTATATATATTGCATTAAAGAGTTCACTTTTTGTAGATGTCTTTATATTTTGTATTTTATTTTTTATATTTTTTATATATTTTGTTAATATTTCCTTAATATAATTATTTTTTGAATTTAAATATGTTTTTAAATCATATTTTGTATAATCAACAGAGTTAATACTAGTCATTGTTTGTATAACACTAATAACCCTTGCATATATAATTTTTTTATCAGCACTAATTTCACTAAATACCAATTTGTGTATATCATATTTTTGTTTCATTCTAGCCAATATAGCAGTATCAGTTTCTATAACTGGAGATGATACTGCTGTTGCTGCTGGTGCTAGTGCTAGTGCTGGTGCTGGTGCTGGTGATGCTGCTGGTGTTGCTGGTGTATCTTTGACTTCTATATCAGCAGCAGCAGCATTATTTTCTATTATATCTTTAATCAACTCAAAAAAATTATATATATATAATATAATAATATTGGTATATAATATTGTAATATCTATATCACTATTATCAACTATAGTTTTTATATATTCTAACAAATTTTTCAAATCTAATAAAGAAGGGATGTTTTTTATGTCTTTTAATTTAAACTTACCAATTTGCCTTATATGTTCCATATGTGTGTTTTTTGCAGTATTTGTAAAAGCCTTTGAAGGAATGCTTTCTTTCTTTTTTTGTAAGTCATGTACTATCTTATCAAACTCATTATTTATATTATCAAAAATATCATCATAAACAAGACTTTTATTTTCTAGGGCGCTTATAATATGCTGTAATAATCCCCCCCCCCTCATTTTCCTACCACGTTTAACCCCATCCTTCTTAACACCAACCTTCTTAACAACACTCTTCTCCCTATCTACACCACCATCCTTCGCCTTTGCAACTCCTCTTGGCATATTACAATAATTCTATTATATATTAATATTATTATTATTAAAATTTGGTAGCTATTATACTAGTGAGTATCCATATGAATAGTGTGAATACGGATAATAGTTTGGACAGCTTGGTTCGCTCTTCTAATGTTAGCATCACTATGGGTTCAGTATCATTAGTATCATCATTGATATTAATGTTATTTTTATTTTTAATATTGAGTATGATAGGGATTATTATGATAACTAGCAGCAATAGCGAGTGAATTAATAAACGGGATATGCCATTCGTTCCCATATAAAAATAGTAGAAGAGTGAGCGAATATAATTAATAAAACCGCTAGTATCTATATATTTCGTGGTATATTTGTCATCTATATTAATAAAAAGCACAACAAACCAAAACAATACGAGGTATATGCATCCATAATATATGAAGCCGTCATAGAATGTCGTTATCAGGTTTATGTCAATACCACGCTGTATCATAGAAATCGCTACATATCTGATAAAGAAGGTCGCGATGATAAATACCAATCTGTCTTCGAACTTTATCTCTAGCGCTTCTATGGGGTTATTAGGGTCATTCTCAAACCCCCTTATTTTTGCGATGATGTCCTTGTAGTCTTCAGGTGTAGCACCACCACCGCCACCACCACTAATACGTTTTTTATCAAATGTATCGATATACGAAGATAACTGCACAATCTTATTATTCGAATACTGGTTATTATATAGATTGTCGCTATTATCACTTTTCAATTTTAATAGTTTATCTAATTCAACCCCATCAATACCATCCTTGTATTTCTGAGTGTATAGATATTTTTGCTTTAATTCTTCTTCGTTATATGGGCGTGTAGGGATTGATATGGCTTCTTCTTTTTTTTCTTCCTCTTCCTCTTCTTCCTCTTCCTCTTCTTCCTCTTCATCTTCCTCTTCCTCTTCCTCTTCCTCTTCCTCTTCATCTTCCTGTTCCTGTTCCTGCTCCTGTTCCTGTTCCTGTTCCTCTTCTCCTTCATTATATGAGATATTTGTGAATGCATCTGGTTGTATTAATTGAATAGATTTTCGTCTTGTTGATAGTGAAACTGGAAGTGGCGTTAATGAGAATTCCATATTGTCTGACAGGTGGGCGGATTTTGGTAGGGTTATAATACTATATTGGTTTTGTTGTATATGTGGGTGTTCTTCTCTCTTTTGTGTAGTGTTTTGCATATTTTCAAGTTCTTTTGTTAGAACCTGTATTTGTTGTTCATGTGATATAGGAGAGGATGTAGAATTACTCTGTTGCGCTGTATTTGCATTTAAATCAATTGGTGATTCACGTTCTGATGGCTGTGGTGATAAATGCATGTGGTTTCCTTCTACTTGTGATGTGTTCAATATAGGAATAACACCTTTTTTTTCTTCTTGTTTTTCCATCATAACACTCTCTTGCTCTATAACAGGTTGGGGAATATATTTCTCTTTTAAATAATATATCAAATTATCATATGCTCCTATCATATCTAAACTATATTTTGACACATTACTTTTAATAGCTCTTGTTACTTCGCCAATAGATATATTAAAAAAACTAAAATAAGATGTTCTTGTAGTATTTTCACCTCCTTCTTTTTGAAACCCTTCTATTTTAGCGACAACCTTTTTTTCTAAATTAAAAATCAACATATTTAATTTAATATATTCAGTAGCATTTGCATCAATATGGTCAACAAGTCCAATTGTTGCTGAACTGCTAGACTTTTCTATATTTCCAGGTTGTTTTTTCGTTTTTTTAAATTGTTCTTCTTTTTTAGTTTTTTCCTTGAAACTGCTAAACGTATTTATAGTTCGTATATCAGGTGCATATTTTTTTATATATTCTTTTAGTATTTCTATATTATCTGCATCAATATCTGTCTCCATTATATGGTTCAGTAAAAGAATATATGGGGTAAATTTTATAAAATAAACGAGAACTCTCTTTTTCATTCGGATATCTTTATTCTTAAAATTATCTTTAAAAAAATTTTCTATATCAAACCTTATCTCTCTAAATGGGATTCTTGTGTTCAAATTTTCGAAAGGATTAGGTTTTTCTTCTGGAAGTTCCTTTAATATAGTTTGCAGACTTATTTTGGTTGTATATGTTACATTATTTTTTAAACTGAATAGTTCACTATATGTTTTTTTGAATTTTTCTTCGATTTTTTCTATATTATTAAGATATAGAAATATAATATGCTTCAACCTTAATATGCTTTCTTTTAAGTGATTATCATATAATATCTTTTCTACTTTATTAACTATTAATACATCAAGTATAACTTCTAATATATCTAAATTTGAAGTATCAAATTTCTCTACTATACTCATATATTATCTTAATATTACTAAAGTAATAAAATAAATAAAAATAATTCAATATCAAAGGAGCATTGTCAACCATATAGGAATATATATAATAAAAAAGCCAATTATTACCTTACCTATATCCCACTTGTAAATAGTTAGAAAATTCATAAATGGTTTATCAATAGCAAGTATTCCGAATACCACTAAAAAGAACAAGCCATAAAGCGCAAACACCAATGTGTAATAGCCTTGTATGTTTCTTTTGAAATTTAGTAATGGTTTTGTTAATGCATCCTTACTCGTCTTATCTTGTGTTTCTAGCAGCCCATATATATAGTAGCGTATATATTTATTATCTCCAGGCTTATCATCATTACTTAGTAAGTCAAAATAATTATTAATATAGTTAATATATTTGTTCTTGTCTGTAGCTTTGTAATAGTAATATAATATGTAGCCTGAAACAAGATTTTTTTCTACATTTTTATTATTAAACTCAGTGATTTTAGTATTCGTTGATGACGCAACCTTACTTTCCATATATTTCTTAGCAGTTGTATAGTCCTCGTTTTTATTTAAACTATCTATTATTATAGTTTTAAGTTCATTATAAAATGGTTTTCTTTCATCCTTATTTAATCCAATCTCGTTTTCAAGTAATACTGCTAAATTACCTGTTGGCATATTACCCTTGAATGAAGAGATAACATTATAACCAATTAATATACCAAGCATCACCCCATATATTGCAAGTGCAATTAAAAATGTAGGTTTTGTTAAATTATTATTTATTTCATTTGGTTTACTACTAACAATCCCTATGCCACATAACCCAATAATACAATAAAATATTATAGCGAAAGGCTTATTCCAAACTAATAGATACTCTTCAATCGCCATAAAATTATCCCTATCTCTTTTCAAATATTCAAATATAGGCTGCTCTATAAGAGGGACACCACTATCAACTGCTTTTTCATCAAGAGATGCCTTATTATAATTAACACCAGCATTTATTAGTAATATAGTAGCGAACCCAAAGAATATATATGAGATGAATAATAATATATAACTGGAAATACTATAAGCCGTATCACTCGCATTCCCTCCTCTCATCATTTTATTCCTTTTACTAATACCATTTTGGCGTTTTTTAAGCATATCATTAACTGCCATAATTTATACTTAATAAATATATATATAAAATATATATACATATAAATATTAAATCACATATAAATACATATACACATATGATTGAATATAGCATTGAAGAATTAAAATACTATTATAATAATCCCGACAAGGAAGACATAGATATCGATAGCCGCGACAGCATCGAATACCTCGAGGATACCTTGACTGACCTAATAGACAATGATTACACAGGGAACAACATATACCACATATTCCCTATATTTGTATGCGCGGTAGCAACCAGTTTCTTCGCGAGCGCCTATATAGCCTTTGGATAAAAACAGATAAAATCTAATAATACAAATATTATTATTTAAGTTTTAAAAACATATAATTTTTATATAAGGATGGCGAATAGTATTACCCCCGCTGGAACATCAAGGAGTATCTTTGGTATTTCAACAACCGACATTGTCACTGGTGGGAGCGTTACTGCATCGGCATTTTTAGGCATCGGGAAAAACATAACGAATATTAATGCGGATAATATAGTCGTAGGGAATATCGGGGTATCGCTAGGTGGCACTGGAAATAGCAACTTTATTGCCAGCGGCATAGTATTTAACACGAATGACAATAGGCTGTCGAGCGACCGCAATTTACTATGGACGGCGGATACCAAAATACTCAAAATAAATAATAGGGATTTTCTAAGTGATACTAGCAATTACGTTAAAAGCACCTCAAACAATTTACAACTTCTAATAAATAATAGCGCCAATACAATATCTGAAGGTATCACCTCGAATATAACCATAACTACCACGAATACCAGCAATTACGTGTTATCGACAAGTAATATATTAATAAAATACATTAAGACCGAGCAAGCCAACAACATATTATATCCAGCCACCACAAGAGCGCTCGGTAGTGTGCAGATAGGCGACGGGCTCTACGTTAATAAGAAAGGGGTCGTTAGCATAACACCAGAGATTATTAGCATTTTGACCCCAATTGTTAAGAATACTACGACGCTGGCTTTCACACCGATAGCAGGGTCAAGCTATAAGATTTGCAAGTTCTTATATAATCCTGAGATTGGGACGACCTTCGACAGAGATAATCAGACTACCCAGATTTTGCCATCGTGGTATAAATTTACAAGTAATAATTTGGTTACGAATAGCCTACTTGATTCCAATAATTTGAGTTATACTATTCGCACAATAGAGAATAGCGGATATCTCGGTAATGCCGATGATTTCTTTACGGCTTTAGAGTTATACGGGGATACAAACATAAAACCAAACAACCCAGCATTTCTAAATATAGAATATACGCCGCTAGAATCAACATATCTCGAGTTCAACTGCGTATCCGAAGTAGCATCCTATGGTAAATTTGAGCCCAACTTTGATATCAATGATGTTTTCAGAGCACAAACATTATCAAAGATAACGACAAGTTTTTGGCTAAAGGTGAATTCGTGCGACAATGATATAATAATTATAGAGCATACGAATAACGACCCCAAAAATCTTCGTAAAATAAATATTACTTACATTGATATTAGTAATTCGCTACAATTTTTCGTAGAGAAGGAAAGGAACCCCATATTCACAATAGATAATATAAAGAAACGAACTTGGTATCATATACTATGGTCTATCGAGCAACGCACGAACGATTTCAGAATACAAGCATATATTAACAATGAACTAAAAATTACCACGACCATTATCAACGAATATTTGAAAGTTCTCGGGTTTTTCAGATATACTAAAAATACCATATCATCTGATACGAATACGTCGAATTATAATTTTTGCATTTCAGATTTAAAGTTATATAATAAATTGCTTACGGAAGATGAAAGACTGGAACTTTATAATACCAATCGCTATACACAATATTTTGTAGATTTCAAAGATACTACTACGTCGACAATATGCGATATCATTGCGTATGGAGGGGGTGGCGGTGGCGGCTCTAATTATGGAGGCGGAGCAGGTAAGTTAATATATGTGAATGATGCCTACATAGCGGCTGGTGTTAAAACTCTGAAAATTGGCAGAGGCGGCGGAGGGTATTACTCTAATATCGATTTCAGGCAAGAAGCGCTTATAGGAAACGACACAACCTTCGAATATTTACGAGCGGATGGCGGAGGGTCGAGTAGTAATTACACAATCAACTATATATCTTCAAACATATCCATTAGTGGTATTCTAAGAACGAAAATAGAAACGTCGAACTTAACCTCGAATATGTTAGGAGGTAGCGGGTCTGGCAACAAGGGAGGTATAACGCCTTTTGTAATAACAAGCGATTTAAAGAGTTTTTTAGGTGATACTTGCAATATATATTACTATGGCAATAAAGGCGGTTTATATGGCGGAGGCGGCGCAGCCTCTGAGGGCTTCGGTTTAAATGGTGGCGCAGGGGTATCGGAGTTAATTATAGAGAATGGCAATGTAGATACTGAGAAATTCTTCAATTTTAAAAGCCCCGTAAATTTAAAAAGCGAATTTAATCTAACCGACAGCAGCGTAGGAGAACTATATAATTATAGTAATGTCTATATTGCGAGCGGAGGCGCAGGGATGAGCACATCCAACGTGTATGGTATTACACCGCTAGGTTATAACTCGCGTAGCAGCGGGGCTGGTGGTAATTATGGGGAAGGCGGGAAGAACGGGGCAATCCTCATAAGGGTTCTATCTGTAATCGATAAAAACGTATTGCCTAAATTCTCAATAGATACCTCGAATTACGTGTATTCTTCAAGTAATAATATTATAGAATATATTAATACCATATCGAGCGTTAGCGGTGCATTACTATGGTCAAGAGATGCAGACAATATATATTATAATTTAGGGAATGTCGGGATAGGCGCAAACCCTCTGCAATTTAAATTAGAAGTTGCTGCGGGCACTGGGATGACTACAGATGAAACAATAGACTATGGAATAATGACTTCGAACAATTCGAACATTTTAATAAGCAGCAATGTAAATAATAATATATGCGCAAAGTTTAATTCAAGTATCTGGACATCTGGCAATGTAATCGCTAGTAGTGATGAGCGAATTAAAACGAATATAAGCGACCTCGAAGATGATAGAGCCCTGCAGATGATATTAAATATACAGCCGAAAACATATAATTACATAGATTGGCGTGGTAGAGGAGTGAGCAATAAGAATGATTTGGTATATGGCTTCTTGGCGCAGCAGATAAAGCGCGTTATACCCGACGCAGTCAAACTGCAAACGGAGTTCATACCAAACATATTCGCGGTAGCCGATTACACACCCCTCGCAAACATAATAACATTTCAAGGTATCGACACATGTATCCTTGTCAACAATATCAATAACATTAATAAATACAAAAGGGTTAAATGTTATGATATGCGTAATAATACAATAATAGTCGAGGTGATTGAAATAATAAACAGCAATTCATTTAAAATCAAAGATATCAACTATGCGAATGATAAGATTTTTGTGTATGGGACTGAAGTGGATGACTTCCACGCATTAAACAAGGAATATATTAATACGCTTAATGTATGCGCAGTTCAGGAGTTGCATCGTAAGATAGTATCACAACAGGATGAAATAAAGGATTTGCAAGAAAAGGTGAATATCCTTATTGATTACATTGATTTGAGTAAGATGGCTACATTGCAAGATGATATTAATGAATTGAGGACACGCGTTGATTTGGTAATTACTTATATGGATATGAGTAGGTAATATGTAATATGTAAATAAACAAATCTAAGAATAAAAGATATATGCTTAGTATAAAAAGAACTTAGTAAATGGAATATGCCAATAATACAATAGATGCGCAAACAATAGCAGCATACGCCGCAACAAAAACCGAGAATGCCCTACCTGCTAACTACATAGATGATAAATCTCAAAATTGCGATGCTATTAATGCTTCGCCATTAGATTTATTATATTCCCCTATTGTTAGAGGTGGTCGTAAAATGGGTGGCTCTTGCGGATGCAGCAGTATGACTGGAGGTAGCCGCGATAGCGCAGGAGAAAGCAGAGAAATAATAGGCGGATGCTTTACCTGCAAGAAAGGCATTAAAAATATTATTTATATATATAGCACTATTCACATTATAATACCACGATTATATAGAAAATATAAAGAGAACCGCGCATCACCTGCAGCGGCAGCGATTGCTACTAATTCGCCAAAGATAGCGAAAGTCGCGAGAGCCGCGAGAGCCGTTAAGGCTACTAAAGCAACTAAAGCGAAAGTCGCGAAAGCAGCGAGAGCCATCAAGAAATAATAAAAACGGATGCTCAAAATCAAGGCAAGTAATGCTCTTTGTTTTTTTCATAAGGTATATATTTATCGCTATTTATATATACTTTCTCTTTGCCTATCTTAGCATAGTTCGTAATAACCACGAGCATATCTTTGGTTTTGCTACGGAATTCATCGAGCGATTTATCTATTTCCACCTGAGGGTCAAAGCCATATATATGCTTGAATTTATTGGGTATCACAAATATCAATGAATAAAATATCTCGATAATATTATTTCTTATATCTGTGAATATCGGCAAATATGTGTTAATATCATACCTGTCTGCTAACATATACATATAAATCTTCATTAATTTATCCATATTAATTATCATATTCGAATACCTCGTTTTATCAAATCTTTTAATAAACCTGATATTGAATAGTATGTTCATAAACTCGCTATTTTTTATTAGAAACTTCGCTTTTTTGTCGTTCTTATTGATATAAAAGTTAGCAGTGTCTAACTCGACGATATCTTTGACTTCGGCGAGTATCTTGTCTTCCTTTATAATCCTATCGCTTTTGATTTTATTGTCGCCCTCTTTGATATAGTTATTTATATAGTAAAAAGCGATTATGATTATTATTATTGTTAGTAATATAGCCGACTTGTTCTTACTGAGTATATAGTATATAATCGCTAATATAATAATAATATAGGAATATTTATTCAAAATTTCATTATATACCAACATCATATTTACATATCTATATTATATTATTTTATTTAATAATATTCTGAGATATCCTAAAATAAAAAAAGAAACAACAAGGACGTGTATCCCTTATTACATTGATACGCCATCAATAAAATAGATAATGAATGATAAAAATATCAATATAATTCCCACATAAATTGTTCTGTTATTCTTTGTAAAAATATATAATAGTATATATATGTAATTATTATTGTTAATATAATCTTTCTTACTATACACATCGACAATATCATTAATAATATCTATCATTGTCTGCAGCGTATTCTTATAAAGTTGCTTTATAGTCAAGTTATATACTGGTTTTATTTTAAGGGGGTCGGGTATATTATCAGGTAATGTTTCCAGCAAACTATTTAGTTTTAATTCTACTTGCTTCTCGATATATTTCTCAATATCCGTAGTATCTTTAGATGTATCTTTAGGTATATCCTTTGGTGTATCTTTAATATCTTTGGTATCATTTATAGTATTATCATTGGTATCTTTGTCCATTTATTATAATATTATACTTAATCGTATGTAATATAATTATTATTAGATAATGTCCATCATATCTATATTTGAAATTAAATTACGTCTGCAGCAGTATCTTTTCAACCCGAGTTTATCTAAGATAGCACCAGTGTGTATTTTTTCAAAGTTCTTATAGGCGCTATCAACGTCATTTGTTTCCTCTAACTTATTCTTTTCTTTCTCATAATAATCTGAGATATCCGCCATTACTTTCCCACAGGTAAAACATCTAATCGGTATAATCATCTTTAATATATATTCTCTATATTTATTCTATATATTAGAGTATATAATCATTTTTTATATATTTTACTGCGTAGTAAATTTATATAATATTATAATATTATATAATATTAAGAATAGTTAATAGTAATAATGTCATACGCGCCTATATACAATAAACTTCGCGAACTCGAAGAAAGATTAGCAGTTGTAGAAGTAGCCCCCAAGCCTGACGTATCATCTTGGAATACCATAACGGATGCTTCGGTTTCTGAGGTATCTGGATATGATAATTTAGGTGTTCTTTCTGAAATTGCTACTTTAAGAACCGATTTAGACAAACTATTTAAGGAATGTGCTTTAAATTCCTCAGCAGTTAGCCTATTATCTACTGATAATTCTACTAAGGACGCTGTCGATGTCTCTGCTCTCGCTGCTCTCGCCACGAAGGAAGAGGTTGCTGCTCTTGCTACTAAAGGCGAACTCTTTGCTCTCGCGACTAAAGATGAACTCGCTACTCTTGCTACTAAGGATGAAGTCGCTGCCCTTGCTACTAAGGAAGAGGTCGCAACACTTGCTACTAAGGAAGAACTCGCTACTCTTGCTACTAAGGAAGAACTAACTGACCTTGTCACAAAGTTTGATAATATGGTTAATGTGCTTTCTCAATTAAATGACAAGATAAATGAAGCACACACAAAGATTGCTGCATTAGAATAAAAGGAATTAAAAGGAACCGCGAAATATTACTAAGAATATTTAGGCTTAGACAGCATACATTCTGCAAGCAAATCTTGGTCATACTTGTAAATATTTATGGTATTACTTAAAATCTCATTATTTTTCATAATTGTATATCCCTTGCATTTCTTTAGATTAGCTAATGACATATACATATATTCCTTTGCTTTCTTGTAATCCTTGTAATTAAAATAGATTACTCCCATAATATTTTGAACATCAACTGAAGGTATATTTAGAGAATTTGCGTATATATTCTCAGCATTTTTAATATCCTCTTCGGTTAGTTCGGTCTTCTCAGACAATTTCTTTAGCGCAATATAATTATTATTCAAAAATAAATAATTATTTGGATTTACTGAAGACGGATATACTCCCAACTTAGACCCTTCGAGGAATGTAATCTTGTTATAGGACATTGCCGTATATTTATTCTCTTTGATGAACTTTGATAGCGTCAATTTAATATTTAATTTAAAAGTATCAGTAATACTATACAACTTCTCGCACAACTCCCTGTTTCTGATAATATAACACGACTTAGAGATTATAATGTTATACAAGTCATCAATATTTATAAATTTCTCAGGATTACTAACGACATTCAAGCAGGTAAAAAGAATATCCCAGTCATTGTCGCTATTGCGATTACTATTACTACGCGTATCTGCATTCAAATCATCAATCAACTCCATAATATTATTAATATAATCTTTCAAAATGATAACATCATCTTCAATAATTAAATGCAACTCATTTGGGTCATTGGTTTTAAAGGTTTCCAAAATATATTTATAAATATACCTGTGCTTCTCAAAGTTTGATATCTGGCATACGTTCAAGGGCATAATTAGTTCATTGTAAATGTTGTTGGCATCCGCAAACTTGTCATAATTCACGCGGGTATTAAATGACGAAATGTATTTATTGACGTGCTCCTTGCTAGGCTCTGAAATAATGTTAAGCTTTACCTCGATGTTTTTTTGCACACAGATATCTTTAATTAGCGAGATGGCGCTATTGATTGTCGTGTGCCTATTCTCCAATTCTTCGCTATATACAATGTATATATTTAGTCTAATCATATTTATTTATAAATATCCTGTATTTTTTATATATATATTTAGCCTCATATATAATATTCGAGAAAAGGCATATGCCCACATATCCAGTATTTAAGTAAATACAGATGGTCGCGTATCAAAATGATTTTTTGCGATATCTTTCGGCGTATAATATATGCAGTGGGGCTTTCAGATAACAAAGAAACTTGTCCAGACATTTTATACTTGTGATATATATATATGATACTTAATTATTCGCGCTTCTCTTTTAGGTCATTTTTATATGTATAGCAACGCACTACAGCATAATAATAGAGAGATATTGTGTTATAATCTTTATTTATAGTATATATATAGATAGATAAGGATAATATATTGAATGAAACTTGCTACCTATTTTGTTAATAAATTAAAACAGAAACCCAATATTATTCCATATACAAACAAAGATATTGCTTATAATGCTTATAAATGGAAACGAAAACCTAATATTAACCCATTTACAAACAAAGATATATCAATCTCTTTAAATCCGAATGGCGAATATGTTCAGTTGTATATAAAAATTATGGAAGGACTGGTAAGCAATATTTTAGAAACAAAAACTAATAAAACGAGCAAGGTATTTTCTGTAGAAGAGTGTCATAGAATAAAGGAAAGCTTACCGAATGAACACGCTCGCGTATTTTCAGAATATAATAGTAATAAAAATCAAATATATTATGACTATCTTTTTGTAGTCTATTTTATTAAATCAAAAACTATCCAATATGACACCAAATTTCAAAGCGAACCAAATATATATTTAGATATTGCAGTTTATAATACCTCAAAATTCGTATATGGTAATGGTAATGATGAAGTATATACTTGTGAATATCTTTATATACGTAAATTTCTGAAAAATTATTTGTTAAATATGAGTGAAAGCGAAATTTCTATTAACGTTTTAGTAATGAATTTATGTAGTGATATTGAAAACATATTGATATATATGCGAGAACCCAAAGTATCAAAAATAACTAGCGACATAGTAGATAAGGTTTATTTTAATTTGAATGTATTGAATTATTGCAAGGCAATCTTTGAGAAAATTCCCTTCAAATATGTCGAGGAATATCTTACAAATCCACAACAAAAAAGAAAACACGAATTAATGAAAGAGTTTTTGCTATTGGAATTGACGGAACATAAAGGGGATGTTCCAGAAATGTATAAAGATATCTATGATACAATTATGATACATCTGAAATATGAATACACCATAAATAGTAATGTTTTTGAAACTTTCATATCAATTTATATTAGCATTTTAAAATTATATAGCGATAATAAATTCTATAAAAATTATATCAAAGACCCCTATCATATAAATAAAAATGCTGAACCAAAGATGCCAATAAAACCACAACTTCCAAGAGAGTTGCAACTATATAATTTTCGTTTAAACAAATTAGAAGGTGCAGTTTTAACTGCCAAAGCAAAATCATCAAAAGAAAAGAAAAAAATTGAACTAAACGATTTTAAAAGAGAAAATTTATCAAATGATAGAAAACTAAAAGTATATGATGAATTTGTCAAAATATGGGAAAGGGATTTAAAAGAATATGAAAGGAAACTAAAAGAATATGACAAATATGCCGATAAATGGGAAAAACATTTAAAAGAATATCACCGAATTTATGAAGGTAAATATTCTCCTAAAAAACGCAAGGAACCATTATTACAAGCATCAAGAAGGAAAGCAAAGAGCGAAGGTATAAGACCTAAAAGTGAATATTCTGAATATTCTAGTAATTTGAAGGCGTTAACTACGTTAACTACAAAAGGCAATATGAAGAAACCTAGCTATAGTAGCAGCTATAATGAAGTTAGCGGTTATTATAAAAATGATATAGACCCATATACACAAGAAGCTTTTAGTGATATGCACCCAAAAAAACAAAAATATTCTTCAGATATTGTTTATAAAGATGGTAAAACGGAATATCACTACCGCTTTGATACAATAAGCATATATAATTATATTTTAAAATGTATAGACGTTTGTGATAAACCTATTAATTTTTTTAATAGGACTGAATTAACTGCTGATAATTTAGATGAGATATGTGCTAAAATAAAACATTTTACCAAAAAGCCTACCTATAACTCATCATCTGATATTACACCATTATTACAAGATTGTCGCAAATATGATAATCTTCTTCAGTTAAGTTGGGATGAAATAAAAGAAGAGCAAGATAAAGAAAGAGAAATTATAGGGGTTATAAATGTGTATCTATATATTAATTTAGGGGATATAATATTTAAGGTAATTCCGCAAAAAGTGCTAACATTACCCATATTTAATACTAATATTTTTAAAACATTTCCAAACCATACATTAATGATGTTAGAAGAAAAATTATCCGTTGGAGAGTTAATTGGTAGTAGATTTTTTCCATACCGAACCACTAAATCAATTTTGAACTTGCCTGAGTTTGCTTTTAATTTAACAGACAATGCAATAAAAACATCAGAAAGATTAAATAAGTATAACAAAAAAATAGAACAAATGTAATGGCGGATAATCCATAATAATAATATCCTAACTCTCTTTTACTCAATTTTATGTAATATATATTTGTATAAATTATATATAATTCCATTACGCTATCGCGGCTATCGCAACAATTTAAGCAAAGACGCACCCATATGTCTTGCTAATTCTACAGGAACCGCATTACCAATCTGCTTATATTGCGAACTTAGACTTCCTATAAATTCATAACTATCTTCAAACGTTTGTATTCTTGCGTATTCACGCATTGTTAAAGGTCTTTCTTCCAATGGATGGCATCGTTCAGTCTGTTTTTGCGATGGCGTACATAGCAATGTTAAAGATGGTTTTTCCATAGACAACCTATATAATATTCCTCTTTTTCCACCCCCAGAATTATAACTATTTCCCAAATATTCCTTCTGCAATGCTTCAGGTAAATTAACCCAGCAACCACCTTGTGGTATCATTCTAAATAATTTAATTTTTTCTTCATTATATTTTGCTCCACCCGAGAGAGGAACATCGCACAAAACATCCTTTAATACAGGTTTCTTTTCACTTTCCTTAGGAAATTCAAAAGACTGCGTTATGCTTTTTATAACACCAACAATAAATACTCTTTCTCTTTTTTGCGGAACATCATATTTAGACGCATCTAAACATTTATAACTGATGTTATACTGGTCGTTTTTATTCAATGCATTTATTATTTTTTCTATAGTTTTACCTTCATCGTGTGTTAATAATCCCTTAACATTTTCTATCATAAATAACTTCGGTTTTATCAAATTTAAAATTTCAATAAATTTTATCATTAAATCACCTCGCGGGTCATCAAGACCTTTTCTTAAACCTGCTTGAGAAAATGATTGGCAAGGAACGCCTCCAGTTAATAAATCAACCTTTCCTATAAACTGAGAATAATCTATTTTATCCATAGAAGCACATACAACATTAGCATCTTGGTGGTTGTGTTTTAATGTTTTACAGCAATCACTATTGTTGTCATTTAATAAAATAGGGGTAAATCCTGATTTTATTAGTCCCGAACTTAACCCTCCGCAACCAGCGCATACCTCTATAAATGAAGCGCGCGAATGCAGCGAAGCCGTATTTATTTCCTCGCATTCAGGTATTTTTTGTTTCAATGCAATAAGTTCTTGCAGTTGATGTTTATTTTTTGAACTACACATTATAATACCTAATTCTTTACACTTCTCTAATAGGTCATTTTTACTCATTTTTGTAATATCCATCTTTTACCTTGTAATATTGATTGTAATTATAATCAATTTTTTTATATATAACCATATAAAATAATATATATAAAATAATATATATTAGTATTATGATTAACGAGGATATTATCTATGAATACGAACATAATAATCGAATAGTTATTATTGGCGATATTCACGGGGATATTAGGAGGTTCAAGGACATATTAATAGATGCTAAGATAATCAATAAGAACATCGAATGGATAGCGGAACCTAAGAATACAATCGTGGTTCAAATGGGAGACCAAGTAGATAGCATAAATAGAGACAGGGCGCTTGAAGAATGGGAAGTCCTACCTGATATAGAAATGATATATTTTACGAACCTTTTGAATAAGATAGCATTGTCTAAGGGAGGGCGCGTAATATCTTTAATAGGGAACCACGAACTAATGAATACAATCGGCAATTACTCTTACGTATCTGATAAAAGTTTGAAAGATAATTACAAGAGACAGGAACTATTCAAGCCAGGCGGAACATTGTCTGCTATATTATCTCAGCGTCCTCTCGTAGTTAAGATAGGGCAGTTATTATTCTGCCACGCGGGATTAACATTGGAACATCTAAATATACTATCAAAATATAATAAGGATGTCTCGTATATCAATACGATTTGGAAGAACTTCATAAAAAACAATGCTATATTGATAGAAGACAAGGAAATCTTCGAGAATATAATATTGGACGGGGATGGTATATTGTGGACGAGGGATTTAGACGAAAAGGGGGGTTTAATAAAAATGCTTGAGACGCTTGGGTGTGTCTATATGTTCGTGGGGCATTCAGTAGTCGAGCAAGTAAAACTAATAAATGACCACGTATGGTATACGGATACTGGTATTTCGAGAGCATTCGGCAATACATCTTATCAATACATAGATATCGTTAATAATCAAATTAATATCAAAGATGTCGTAGCATAAAAAATTGATATAAATGTTAAGTTAAGAGATTAAAGTATATTAAAGTATATACGCGATGGATACCTATGCGTTTGACGTATTGATGCAAAGTAAGATGGCGGAAGTGATGAAGTTATACGAAGAAAAGATAAACGCGGGTGCAGCAAGAGGTAAAAGTAAAAAAATGACTACTGACCCCTCCGAACTCGATTTCAATAGTAAGAAGTTAATAAGGCAAATAAATGCGGCACTTGACAATAAGCTTAAAAACTCAAAGTCTTATAAGAAAAAGTGCGCAGAAGAGTTGTCTAATTCGGCACCTCAATAATGATAAGATTATTAAGAATGTTAAGAAAAACAATAAACCATATAAATATAAAACGCGTCATATTAATAAATATATGTCTACGACTGATATTAACAAAGACATTGACCTATGTCTTTTAAAATATATTACTAAAGACTGCGACGGCGGCGGTAGCGGTAGCAACAGCAATTTTAACGTAGACGAAACAGCAACCTTGATATACAATGATAGCAAAGAGAGAACAGATAAAAGAACCTATAAATACGAGATAATTAAGGAACGATTGGCGGCTATTGAAAGATATAGAGCAGAATTGAAAGAATTACTTAAATTACCATTAATGAAGCAGCGTTCCGAAGAGTGGTTTGAAGCGAGGAAATCGAGGCTAACCGCTAGCGACCTCTATGATGCCGTGAAGGGCGGCAATGTTAGCATAAAACTCGCAAAGAAGAAGGCGAATATCATAGTAGATACCATTAATTACAATGCTATTCCAGCACTTAAATGGGGAACTATGTTTGAACCGATGGCTACTCGATGCTATTCGCAAAAGATGAATAACATTGACATTCACGATTTCGGGTTAATATGCGATAAGGAGAATAAGCATTTTGGAGCGTCGCCTGATGGTATTAATGAACTCGGAATAATGCTTGAGATTAAATGCCCCTATTCGCGAAAGATAGTTGATGGAGTGATACCTGAGAAATACAAGATGCAAATACAGGGACAACTTGCAGTTTGCAAACTAAAAGAATGCGATTATATCGAATGTATCTTCAAATCTATTGAGGAAGAAGATGAATATCTAGAAATCGACCATAATACCACGAAGCACGGGGTTATCGCTGAGTATTATAATTCTAAAGGTGAATATGTATATTATTATAGTGATGCCGATAGAACACCAAAGGAATGCATCGAAGATATATGCGATTATAATAACAACTTCAAAGAAAATCTAAAGTTTAGCAAATATACATTTTGGAGATTAGATGAAATGATTATTCAGCGCGTGGTATTCAATCCGATTGCTTGGGAAACGATAGTTCCTAAAATTGATGCATTTTGGGAAAAAGTAGAAGAGTATAAAATGCTTCCAATAGAGATTGGAATTAAAAAATATAAGTTTGTCGATGATGATGATGACGACGACGTTAATGTGAATACAAATGCTAAAACATCAGGGTAATAAAAGCGATAGCGATAGCAATGGCTATATATTACCTTAATCTTTCTTCTTTTTTATTACTTTTTTAACACTATTCTATGATATCTTTGTAGCTATTAGATAATGGGTTTATAAAATACATCAGACTGAAATCAGCAACTGCGTTATTGTTTGTATGGTCTAAGCATTTAGCGGTATATCTTGGTAAGTCTTTGTTGCTATCCATAACATACGGAGGATTTGATACTGCGAAACTTCGCGTATTCGTTTCAGTTCTTGAGCTATAATCATTCATATTTAAACAACCGCAATTTAGGTTAGATGCCTTATTACATTTTGTAAAGCACAAAGTATTATGCGTATAATACCCATTCATTGTAGTATCTAAGAAAGTTTTTATAATTTCTTCTTCACCTTTATTCCCCAAAGACTTTAGCGTCATCGCATTTTTATCATTTTCATTATGTTCATACATTGGGAACATTATTAATATTTGGCAATATAGGGATGATATATTATCTGATGTATCCCCTCCGCTATTGCTTGTATTTGTTTCAGCGACTTCCCTATTTTGTTCATCGATTTTCACGTGATTAAAGCCCTTGCGCTGGTTCATTGTATCAATTTTAGCGTCAAAGAATTTATTTATGGGAGATGTTATACTGCTATTTTCGTATTTAAAATAAGGCGCTTGGGACATACAAACATACACGGGTCCTTTTATTTTGGTAGCATAAGGCTTCAGTGGTTCTATTTTAGATTTCAAATAACTATACAAGGTATTTTCATTAAATATGTATATAGTGTCAAATATATACTTAATATTACTGCTTCGCATTGTATACGACAGGCTTGCAGGTGATACCTTTAAACACTTATAAGCCAATATATCGCTATAGTTCTCTACATCACAATATTGCGAATATTCATTTGTCCCCGCCATTCTTGTATCAGCGTTGTATTTCGATTTAGGATACCTGTTAAGCCCTAAATTAAAAGCGGAGTTCTTATTTTCTAATTCTGTGTTAGTATTTAATTTACAATTACCTGAACCTCCTGTCGTAAATAGCAGTTCATTATCGAAGTTCTCCCTGTTCCTAAAAGTAAATATTAGAAATAATGCACAAGAAATTAGAAATAACAACATTAAAATCAAATTCAAACTGGCTACTTTATTTTTCATATTACTATATATAATTATTTTTTAATAATAAAAATAGGTAAAAAAATAAAAAAGTTATTAGAATATTTAAGGGACACGGGTGAATGATATATTTGGCGCGGTTGTATAGCTACCACCATTATTACCGCTTTTAAGATTTACTGCTGTTACTATACCCCCTGACACAGATGCTATCGCTTCTGCACCTGAACCATCGCCACCAGTCAATGAAACTAGTGGTTCTTTAGTGTAGCCTGAACCTCCTCCATTTCCTACAATAAAACTTGCTATAGGTTTTGTGAGTATTGCCCTCGCTTCCGCTTTAACACCTGCAGCAGTAGGAAATGCTGCTGCAGGGGGGTCCGCAATAGTTATTGTCGGGACACTTGTATATCCTGAACCAGCATTATCAATTGTTAAGCGGTCTACTTGTCCTCCAACTAGTACTGCAGTCGCTTGAGCACCTGTGCCGCCTCCGCCTGTTATTGAAACTACAGGGTTAGTAGTTCCGTATCCCGAGCCTTTTGTAGTAACTTCTATGCTTCCTATCTTAAACGCCCCAAGTATTGCAGTAGCAGTAGCATCAGTTGGTGCTTGTGTATGCGCGTGTCCTGAAGTAGCAAAAGTAGCGGGGTCATATTTAGAACCATTAATATGTAATTCACCAGTAATATGAACTTTGCCATCAACTATCTTAAATGGCGCAGAAGTTCCTGAACCAGTATCACCGCCTATATATATATTTTTAGCACCTGCTTTATAAATATACAAGCTATCAGCGGTATTTAATACATTGAAACATTTCTCCCCTTTATTATCACATATTCCTAACTCTTTGCCCGTCGCAGTATCTAATTGTAAACCTGACTTAGCAAATGTTTTAGTCATTAATTCTAATCTGGAAGCATCTCCTAACGCGTCAGTTCTATATTCAAATAATTTATTATTTGCATCACTATAGGCTTTGAGACCAGTCTCTTTGAATGTAAAGTATTTATTTAAATTATAGTTAAAGGTATCTATATTCTTAAATGAAATATTGCTTGTATCAATATTACTTGATGCGACTACATTATATTTATAATTCAAGTCGCCTATATCTTTTACAAATACATTGCTGCTTTTCCTAAGGTCATCACTCAATGAATTTAAATTGCTTGTATGGGTGTTATATGATTGATTGATGACGTTTGACGTAGAGTTAAAATTACGATTAATATCCTTGAAATTGGTGTTTAGGTCGGTGGTTAAGTTATCTTTGTAGTTATAATTATCATATATAACATAGCCAACGATACCTACAAAGGCTATTAATACCAATACTAATAATGTATATACTATATATTCAGATGTTTCCATTAAATTAATTTATCTATTTTCTAATAATAATATTTATTTTAAATAAAATATTTATGATGCAAATTATTATTCAACGATAGTTACATATTTAATATCGTCGTTGCTTCCTCCTTTAGTATCAGCGCTGCTTACATCTTTGATGGCTTCACCTACGACACTAACATCATTAACATCATTAACGTTATCTTCAAATAGTTCATCTTCTAATTCACCGCCTATTGAGCTACCTCCGCTATCTGCACCTTCCTCACCTTCTTCCTCATCTTCCTCATCTTCTTCATCACCATCTTCTTCAACAACTACCTTTGCTACCTCACCATCTTCTTCAACAACTACCTTTGCTACCTCACCATCACCTTCAACATCTACCTCACCATCCTCTTCATAAAACCCCATATCAGTATTTGCACCGCCTTTTATTTTATCATTGTGTTTATCATAGGTGTCCGCCCATTGCTTCTCATCTACTATTGTATTTTTAGTAGCAAAATTATCTACTTGGGAATTAAATAAAGTATAATCTATGTCGCTATCACTGCTATCATCACTATCATCCCCACCATTACCTCTGTCATCTCCGCTACCTCCGTCTCCATCATCATCTTCATCATCTCCTCTTGCATTAGTGCCTCTTACTAATTCCATTTGGTCGATTGGCATATCTATCATCTCGGTATTCAATCGCGGTTGTATCCCCATAGTTTCTAATTCTTGAATAAATAACTTAAAAGCATAAGGGGTTTGTATTACTGCTACGTCATCATTATTACAATTGTTGCAGGTGTTGATGTTTTCTTTAATATTATGTGAAACCAATGTGCCACAGCGCTTACATATACACCAACAGAACTTATCAGACCTTTCCATCATACTTTCTTTGACAAAATTAGATATTCCGTGACTTAATATAGTATCCCTTTCCATCTCTCCTATACGTAATCCTCCGCCTTTGCGGCGACCCTCTGTAGGCTGCCTTGTAAGCCCTACAACCTTGCCAACACCTCGCGAATTCATTTTTTCGGCAACCATATGTTTTAATCTGAAATAAAAGGTGGGCCCCAAAAATATCTCAGTATCTATTTGAGTTCCTGTATAGCCATTGTATAGGATTTCATTGCCATATTTATTAAAGTTATTATTCTTCAGCCCATTATAAATACTTTCTTGGTCTATCGGTATAAATACATTAGCGTCTCCGAGTAATCCATCGATACAGCATAGTTTTGCGAAAATACACTCCACTAAATGCCCAATAGTCATTCGCGACGGGATTGCGTGGGGATTGATTATAATATCTGGGCGTATGCCATCCTTCGTATAAGGCATATTCTCTTCAGGTATAATCATACCTATCACACCTTTTTGTCCGTGTCGGGAGCAATGCTTGTCTCCAAACTCGGGTTTTTTAATCTTTAAAAAGCGCACTTTGCAGATTGTTGAATCGTTCCCAGCGATTTTCTCGGATTTATATACTTTGTCGACCTTGCCGAACAATGAATTGTCTGTGGATATCGATATATCAGTATGTATAATTTCCTTCTTAACATCCGTGAAAACGCCATTCTTATATTCCTTAATAACCTCTCTAACATTTATCATACCTACAATAATAACCTCTTGACCTTCGGGGACATACGTGCCTTCCTTAATAAACCCTAGTTCATCGAGGTGGTCGTAGTTTTTATTTTTAATGCCAACTATTTTAATGCCTTTATCTCGCATAAGAATAGGGTTTCCAAATATAACCTTTTCATTTTGTGAAATTATTTTAGACGTAGCCGTAATAGATTTATAATAGGACAGCGAATTCAAGCCCCTTTCGATGGTCGCTTTGTTAATCATTATACTATCCTCTTGATTGAACCCAGAGTATGTCATAATCGCCACAATGGTATTAAAGCCATTTGCCATATAATCGCTCGACGTATATTGAGCAATTCTTGTATTTATAATAGGTCTCTGGGGATAGTGAAGGACATAACTCATTGTATCGAACCTTTTATTGAAATTTGTAGAATATATACCGATGGCTTGCTTAGATTGCGCAGCGTGGAAGACATTACGCGCGGATGAATTGTGATTACTCATAGGAATATTCCCACTAACTATACTTAGTATTGTTGAAGGATGTATTTCCATATGCGTGTGATATGGACCAATTTCATTTTCATTCATCGCTATCAAACAAGTGTCCGTCTCCTCATTATCAAGATACTCGATACACGCTGAAGAGTTTTCCAAGTCATTCAATATTTTAGTATATTTAGTTCTATAATAATTATTTAATTTATTAATGCTTCTATCACCTACATCATCATCTTCGCTATCGCTGCTTTCGCTGCTGCTACCCTCGCTATCACTGCTGCTACCCTCGCTATCACTGCTATCGCTGCTTTCACTGCTTTCGCTTTCTATCTCATTATCGCTACCTCTGCTACCTTTACCACCAACACTCTCATAATTTAGTTTGCCAATACTTGCTAATAACCTACTATCTTCCTTAATGCTATCAATACCGCTTCCTCCTCCTTCATCACCATCGCCCCCATCGCTACCGCTGCTACCTTTACTAAATATATTTTCATATAACTCTAAAATGTTTTCATTTGCAAAAAACGAACCTCCAGTTTTCCTTTTAACAGATTTCTTTAGCGGGTTTATATATTTGTCTATATAGTAATAGTCGTCATTCATCTCCTTGCTATCTAAGGTATAATAAGTGCCATTTAACATATCAAACCAGTTTTTAAAGTCATTCTCTTTGTTATATACGACGGCTTCATTCTTTTTATTCTTATCATTATGTTTTAGTATTAAAAGGGGTCTGCAAGGTCGCCCTGCTTCAGTAAATATTCGCAATTCATTCGCAGTAATATTAAAGGAAATTGATATTAAAATATTAATTAACCCATTGCGTCGATATGCTTTTAACAACCTCGTGATGAATAGCGGGTCGCCAGTGATACCAAATAGGGTTCCATTAACAAATACATTCGTGATGTTTTTATTGCTATATACATTGCAATTTATTAATGGTATCACTCCGATATCTTGCAAGCATTCCTTGATATTTGCTACATCTACACCTGCAGTTATCTTTGCTAAAATCGCGAGATTTTTAAGATAACCGATAGATGCGCCATCAGGTGTCTCGTAAGGACACATAATACCCCATTGCTGCGAGTGTAATTTATGAGGCTCCGTCACCTTGATACTCCTATCAATAGGCATATTCACGCGTCTTGTGTGGGACATAGAGCCTATATAACTTATTCGCGATAAATCTTGAACTTTCCCCAGTTCTGGGTCGCTATTATTAATTAATCCCCATTGCCCCTTTAGGGATTTAGCGAAAGTCTGCGTAACTATAAGATGGTCAACAATCTTGTAAATATTATTGCTATTAATAAAATGCTGGAAGTCTTTCTTGCGGTTCTTCCAAGGCCCGTATAAATACTCGCTATCAATCTTATTTCTAACATTATCTCGCAGTTTTATGTAAGCCTCTTGGAATAACTCAGCAAGCATAAAGCCGCTGATATCAACCCGCTTGTATATATAACTATCGCGATCACTTAGCGGGAGTAATCCTTTCGCCGCTTTAATAAATTGCAAAGTAAGATATCCTAAATATTTCTTCTTATTCTCAAACTCATCAATGTTAGGGAAAAAATCCTTTGACAATACCATTTTAACGTGCTCGGTTGTCCCATATTGAACGCGGTATTTTAAGTAATCTATGGCTTTTTGTTGCGTATCTATTCGGAACTCCTTTTTATTATTAATATATTTAGCATCTATAATGCTCGGTCTTATTAAATTATCAAAATAATTTTTCTCAATCTCATCATAACATTTGCCAAATATAGTCTTGTATATCTCTTTATCACTTTGAACACCTATAGCGCGGAATAATATGAACAAAGGTATCTTCTCTTTGAATGAAGGTATCGACACGTAAATCGCCCCCTTCGAATTCTCGTATTTGCCGCTAACGTTTTCTACATTTGTATCCCCTTCAACCATAATAGGGTTCCTTACAAAATAGAATTGCACATTTGTAGGCTGCAGGTTTCCTTTGTCTGCGACACACCGAATAATACCTTTGTGGCTAAAATCCTTGTCGTCCTTTAAAGCGGACACGAATAATTTGTTGGTTACTATTTTCTCCTGCGCGATAATTACCTTTTCTTTCCCGTCAATTATAAAATAGCCCCCAGTATCATAAGGGCACTCCCCTAATTTTCTCAAAATACTTGAGCCTTGATTTTTCAATATACAGATATCACTATGAAGCATTATAGGGATACTTCCGATAGCGACGTTCTTGAAAGATACGTTCTCTACATTTTGCTTGTCGCCGTCCTTAGATGTTATGCATACAAGGACATCTGCGAATATATGCGTTTCATATGTTAAGTTTCGCATCCGCGCATCATAGGGAGTTATTAGTTTAGGGCAGCCGTCTTCGTATATTATAGGTCTGCTTACGCTTAATGCATCCCCTTCGCGGTCGCCAATAAATATCTCGATTTTGAAGACCTCTTCTTTATTATCGTCATATTTAATCATTGTGATAGGATTGTAGGACTTGATAATATATGGTATTTGGTTTTTAATGAACTCTCGATAACTATCTAAATGGTGTCCCGTAAATGGATACCTGTGATTTTTGAAATATAAATCCAATATGTCCCATTCATTATTAATCATTTCTAAATATTTATTATTCTATTATAAAGAACATAATATATAAAAAAAAATAATACAAACCCTCGAATACCCAAAAGATGCATTGCATTACTTTGCTTCAACGTTTATTAATTCCTAAATCATATATTACAATCTCGCCGCTGTTAGATAATATTATACTTGCTGGCGAAATATACATATCTTTAATATTTAATATTAGATAACCGCGAAGGTCGTAATTGTCTTGGTCATCATACCCGTATATATTAAGAACCATATTTTCGAATTTCAGAACTCTCCTTTTAAAGCATTTCAAACTCCCGCTTAAATTTTGTAATCGCGACATTCTGTTGCTATTTTTGTATAAATAAAGAAACCCATCTCTATCAAACTTGACCTCAAATTCATTATTAAAAGATTTGAAGGATACCCTGTCAATCTCAAGCATATCCTCTTCATTAATAACATATTCTTGCGACAACAACATATCCCCCCAAGGGAGCCTGCAAAATAAATCTTCGCTAAACTTCGTTTCATCAATGCGAAACATCGAGAAGATAACCTCTTGAAGCGCGTTGGGTCCCGGATATTTACTATTCCTAAAAGATAGTTCCTTTAATATGTTATTATTATACAAAATCGAATAATTTTCATCATCCGTTCCTGCTTCAATATATTTTGTGTTAAATTCTGATAATTGCACCTTTACAAAATCTAATAAGTCTAAAGTCCTTTTTACATATTTACCTGCTTCATCTTTCTCATTTGCGTCAGTGCAAATAATTTTTTTTGGATTGCTAGGGTCTGCATTACATTTACCTTTTTCGTTGCCTATCTTATCGCATAAAAATTTATCAATGGATTTGTCAAAATTATCACCTAATCCTTTTTTGTATTTTTCTATATTTGCTGGACTGCAATATGTTGTTATATCAAGGTCTGCACTTAATATATTACTAGTTCCGCGATATTGTTTTAAACCTTTATCAGTAAAATTCATCATATGTGTGCCATAATAAGGAGTTTGAAGGCAACTTTTAGGTGAATAAGGAGAACTATTAGGTACAACCATATTCATTCTATCATCGTCATCTACATATGATGGAAGTAGTATGTCTTCTTTTATAGGAGAAACACATCCCATATTTAAGCATATGTTTGTTAAATCATTCCTAAAATAGTTTTTCCTTATTATTGCTTTTTCCTTGTCTTTCGTCGAGCCTCTTGTAATAATGTCTAAATATTTAGAATACTTACTTGTCATCAGTTCCATCCATCTATTCTGCTTAGAAAAAGCATCTAAAGAAGGGAACAGCGTATATTCAGCACCTTTTTCATTATAATTAAATAGATTGGGTATATATAAAATCACCTCGTAATCACCTTTGAATATATTTTCGTTATTTTCATTAACTAATACCTTCGCCATCATTGCATAGATAGGCAATGGAATACCTGTTAGCGTATCTGGTCTTAGCATAGTATTTTTAATCCTTTTTAATTCGTCGTTAATAGTATCATAAACCTTGTCTTCGCTTACCTTGAATACGCGGCAGTATATATTGTTATTTATGTGTTCATTTTCAGTGTATTCTTTAAAAGTCATAAATAAGCATCTTGTATGTAGCAAAAATTCACTATTCTTTATTATTTTATTATATAAGGAAAGATTACATTTTTTCATATCATCTGCATCAAATTTTATACCATTGCAATCCTTGTGGGTTTTGTATTTGAGCATTTTATATCTAATATATATTTATATATATAAAAATAATATATCATTATATATTATCATCTATATCATTTTCATCTTCATTATAATTTGCATACTATTATGGATGATGATATGGATACTAATATGACTGAGGCTACTGCGGAAGAAAATGCTATAATGAATGACATAAATAATCATATTGATATGTGCGTATCTAATAATTTGCATTACGATATTGCTTTAGTATGCTATAAATGTCTGAAGGACAAGCATAGATATGGCAGTAATGGAAGTAATGATAATAATAATAATACTTGGGAATATTCTACAACTACTGCGGCAACAACTAAATGGACTACAGATGTTAATAGCAAACAACTTATATATTCTATAAGAACTATAGTATGCCGTGCTTTTACTTTGCGAGCCATGTATTGGGAGGATGCAAGAGACAATGAAAAATACCCCGATACTGGGGTTATTGCAAGTAAATTATTGCAGATTAGTTCAAAACTCAAGGATAATAAATATATATCAGTATTAATTAAGGAGTGCAAGCAGTTTTTTATGATATGAAAGGGATATATAATGCCAGAAGCATTAACGACATATATAAGATATTCAAAGCCAACTACAATTTTAATATAGCAGATTTTAGAATTAATAAAGCACCTGTTTCCGTATTTAATAAATTCAATGAGAAACTAATAGACAGCAGCAGCGACCATTTGAATTTTGAGTTTGCTCATAAATATTCTCTAACTTGTAAATACTGCTATCACATAACATACATCAAGAACACAGAATTAAATATGTATATTCTAATGCGAAGTAAAATAACAAAGAAGATGAAGGCTGATGTATTCAAAAACCTGTATCGCTTATATTTGGTATCAAAGATATACGATATATCTAAATCTGGCAACTATAAGTTTAATTATTATATTATTATGAACCCGAAAAAGAGATTTATGCCAGCAAAAAAGAGCGAATTAATAGATGCAATAAACATTAATGGGGGCTTCACGTATATTAATAATAATGAGATATTTATAATACGCAAAGAGGACTATAACAAGGTTATTATACACGAATTCTTGCATCACAATGCATTAATTAATAGGGTGGCGCAATGGGATGCGTCGAATATAAAGAGATTAAAGGCGCATTTTAATATTCATAATGATATGCTTTTATTACCTAATGAAACGATAATAGAAACATATGCGTGTGTATTGAATACGATATTCTATTCGCTGGAAACGAACACAAGTTTAAAAGATAATTTTAGGAAAGACCAAGAGCATTCTATAGAATTAACAAAGAGAATATTGGAAAGACAAAATTACGAAAAGTGGAACGAGAAAACGCATGCATATTGCTATGTTGTTTTTAAAACGATACTTTATGTATTCTTCAATCTATTTTTAAAGATATATAAATACCACAATGATACCGATATAACTGATTTTATAATCAAATATTCGCACAACATCTATAAGAAGATTAATAACCTAAAGCATATAAGGAATGATGCAAAGGGAACGCCTAAACTAAAACTAAAAATCAATGGGTTAAAACAAACAATCTATTAGGTTATTACTATTATAACTTATATTTACTTATTTTTTTATTTATATTTAAGAAATCTATATAATTTATTTAGTATAAGTAAATTGTAATCGCATAATGTCTATTGAGGATATTAATTATATGAAAGAGAATAGTATAAAACAGGCATATACTTTTATAATTGATAGTTCGGATAGGGATCGCAATATGTATCCTAATCCCAATAATTACGTTGTTAATTTTAGCACCCCTTTTAAAAACATTATTGGTATGGAAATAATTGACGCAAGTATCCCTCGAGCAATGTATACAATAGACGTGGACAATAATGAATTATATTACTATATAGGCAATGACGTGGACGATGAAATAATAGCAGATGGGATACAAATAAGTAATAAAGCTGATTTGATGCTTAGAAATGGCGCAGCAATAGCCAATAGTTCTAATTTACAATTATCAGGAGGAGGATATGCAATTCTTAGCAATTCTATAAATATATATAATATCTATAAAGCGAACGCATTGGCGACCTCAGCATCAGCGGTAGCAAAGAATTCTACAATTGGAGGCACTACTTTAGGGCTCACTTTCAATCTAAGTGTCAAACTAACAATCGCTGAAAATAATGTTAAATGTAATATTATAGACTTCAGTTATAATCACGCATATACAATAAATAATATATTTAACAATATAAATATTCAAATTGAAAAAGACCCTCAAGAGGATGCTGCAGTAGATTTATATATTTTAACTTTTACGATTGGCACACGGATAATAGATATACCAATCTATAATTTTGATATTACTACGAATTACTTGAACATCTACTGGTCTATTCTAAATAGAACTTGGTATATTGGAACATTTGACGAAAATAGCAATGTTATTAGTTATGATGTATTCAATAACTGCGATGAAATAAAGAATGTTTTCTATACAAGGAAATACATAGGAAAGAAATATGAGACTGAAAGCAATTGGAATAATAGCAATATATTACTATTAAAAGACTTTAAAATATACAATGTTGCTATGGCATCTTCCAACGTGATGCTTGATAGTATCGATAGTATCGATAGTATCGATAATAATATTAATCTAACAAGTCCTCCTGCTACCTTGCCGATATGGTATAAAATGAAAGATATCACCGAATATAATACGATTATCAATGATGGCTATAATTCTTCAATCGATTACAAGGATATCTTTAAATATATATACATATCGCCAGGTGATTATACATTTAAAACATTTATAACCAAATACAATGAACTGGTGCAAAATAATGATTTAGAAATAATGTTCAGCGAAACCACAACACCGCCAGAATTATCTAATTTAATAGACATATTTTCAAAAGCCCCTTTAATCGTAGATATGAAAAGAACTACATTGTCTGAAAACTTAGGCTTCGATTTATATCCTACGAAGAATAACGAGGACAGATATATTAGCAAATCCTCCCCGTCTCTCGCTATTGATAGCGTTTTGGCAAAGATGTTTTACAGCCGCTTGAATAAGGATTATAAACCCAATGTTACCACGAATAACAAATGGATAATAACGTCGCCAGGCATCGTATATTTTATAGGTAATAAATATATTATTATGAGATGTCCCGAAATCGAGGAGCATTTATATAGGTCTCTATCATATTCTAAATATACGCTAGGTCTTGCTAAGTTCCGCGTAGATAGTGTAGGTATTAATAGCGAAAAACTAACTATTACCAAGATACCCGTGCGTGAATTTCATCCGATAGGGAAACTATCGCGAATGACACTGCGGTTTGAAACGAATAAAGGTTCCCTATACGACTTTAAGGGAATAAATCATAATATTATATTTGCTATCTTTTACTATGAGCCTATACAAAAGAATGTCCCTACAAGGTCTATATTAAATCCCGAATATAAAATGAATTACATAGATTACTTATATAAACAAGAAGAGATTGAAGGTGATTCGGACGATGACGAAGATAATAACGAAGACTACTCAAGAGATAACATTGATGATTACAAAACAAAGGAAAAACAATATAGCGAAAATGGAGTTAAATTAATGCAATTCAATAATTACTTTCAAGGAAATACTGAAGATGCTGGAGTGGTCGAAGATGAAGGCGAAGACGAAGAAGCAGACGAAGGCGATGGTAATGAAGAAGACGAAGGTGAAGACGACGATGATAGCGATACTGCTTATTAGTCATTCTTAATTTCTTCAGTAGGAACTGCAGTATCCTTAGGAGTATCCTTAGCGACTACTGGAGTATCCTTAGCGGTATCCTTAGTATCCTTAGGTGCATCCTTAACATCCTTAACATCTTTAGGTGCAATCTTCTTTAATTCGTATGTAAGAGATATTAAATCCTTTGCGCCGATTTTATTCGTATTAATCTTTTCTATAATACCAGTAATTTTCTTTTTTTCTTCAGCATCAGTAAGTTTCTTCTCATAGTCTGTTAGAAGGCTTAGTAATTGCGTTTTAATATCAGTATCATCTCCAACGAAGTTTTCATATGTTCGCGACATTGACCCCCCTGCAAAAACGCAGCCAAATAATAGAACTATAAAAATACTTATTGCGAATATTAAAGACATATATATAAATAAGTTTTCATAATCAAGATTATTCATAATATATTTATTCTGTTTAAAGATAAGATATTTATTTATGATGATATTGTAATAGTAATTTTTCTTTTACGTTTTAGGTGCATCTACTACTTTGGGTTTATCTAAATATTCAGGAGGGGTCGCCTTATCAGCCTCCGCTATTTTTGTTAGTTCCTTAATGATTACAGATAATTCATCAATACCTATTTTGTTATTATTGATTTTCTCTATAATTCCATTTATCTTCTTTTTTTCTTCAGCATCAGTAAGTTTCTTCTCATAGTCTGAAAATGTAGTGGCTACTTGTATTTTTATATCGGTAGGGTAATCTAAGAATTGCTCATAAACTCGAGACTGAGACTGCTGTGCACTTCCAAATAATATAATTATGAAAATACTTATTGCAAATACTAAAGACATATATATAAATAGGTTTTCATAATCAAGATTACTCATAATACTACTATATGAATAATGTGATTTTTTATTCTGTTTAAAGATAAGATATTTATTTATGTTCTTGATAATAAATTAATGTGTATATATAGTATAGATAAATAAATATAAATGACAGAACTTAATTTATTATACGGGGGTGATAATTTATTAAATGACAATAATACTATGGAAAAGAAGGAGAACGCCTATTCTTCCAAAATATCCAGTCAGCAATTGCATCAAATGGCTCTTAATAATGATGCTCACGGCAACGAAGATAAGCAAATGCTCCCGCCGCCGCAAAGTCAATCTATGCAAATCGCGCAGCAACAAATAGCAATGCAAATGGCACAGCAACAACAACAGCAAATGGCGCAGCAACAAGTGCAACAACAAATGATGTCGCAACAACAGCAACAGCAACCGCAAAATACCACCCAGCAAATGTATAAGAATAAGAACGAATATAACTTCCTTGATAGAATGAACCTTAAAAAAACTGAGGTTATAAAGCTCGCCTTGTTTTCTTTAGTGATTGTGCTAGGTATATCTATCGACAGGATGCTAACATATTATGTATCCAAGTATATTAATGATAATGTCCTAACGGATTTCCAAGAATTATTGCTAAGATTAAGTTATCCTATTACAATCTTCTTATTGTTATGGATTTTTAAAGCCATCTAAGTGAATATTTGTTATTTTTATAATATATATATATAAGAAACTTATAAATAATTCGCAATAATGGGATTTAAGGAAATAATCTTGGGATTTGTAATTATATTTATGTTGGGATTAATAGTATTATCTGCTGTGAAAATACATATATTTTTTAGAAGTTTTCTATTTTTATCTAAAAAGAAAAATTATGACAAGGCAAACTACATAGTAAATAGCAGTTTTTACCAATACTATTATAATAACCCATATCTATATGGAAAAATAAACATAGAGATGCTCTTTATGGTAATGCTGGTGCTTTTATTAATTGTTGCAGTGGTTGGAAATCTTGCTTATGGTGCTACAAATTATGGATATTTAAATTATTATTATGGCGACAATGAAGAATACGACTTTGTAGATTATTATATAAAAATCATAATGATACTGGGTGTCATCTATTTTATGTCCTATGTTTCTTGGTATATGAATGATAAAGTCGAAGATGATAAATTAGATATTAATGAAGCCGCATTAAAAACGTTTGTATTAGCGAATATTGACTATACGTATTTATTTGATTATTATATTACTACAATAAGCAAGAATAATGCTTATAATATTAATACTTTTTTAACACCAGAAAAAATCACCACTTTAGAAGACCCAAATAATCTATTTAAACTATGCTTTACAATACATATACTTTCTCCTGCTCGCACAGAATTCGCAAATATAAAAGCCGAAATATTTCAAATATTTAAAAATACTTATGAAAAATCTACACAAGCAGAACAGGCAACTGCAGACGCATTTGCACCTAAGATTACACCAGCATTACAAGGTAGCACCTTTTATATTATAGCAAATTATAATAACAATAACAGCGCCGTATTGCCACCATTAGATAAATTAATAAAAGATACTTTGGGAACTGCTACTAATACTACATTAAAAGCGGAAATAAATATAACTATAACAGCCATACAAAACAATAACCCATCAGTTTCCGATATGATAAGCAAATATGAAACAGGTCGCGCACATTTCATAGATACCATAAAGGTATATAAGGAGATATATGGCAAATATTATACTTATTATATATATAGCGTATTAATAACAAACTTTCTCATAACATATTCGATATTGATATTTATGTATATTTTTATAAAATGGATGGATGATGTTAAAAGTCCCTATAGCATATATACTTTCAAATCCGACATAAAAACATATGGGTATTACATATTAATACTTTATTATTTATTAACCAGTCCTATAATCTTATTCGGCGCAAGTTAATAATTAATTTATAAATATAAAATAAAGAGATAAATATAATCATATTTTAATATAATGGGCGAAGGTTTTCTTGGCTTTGATATTAAGACGCTTATCTTTATCGTAATTATTATTATAGTATTAATATCATTTGTATCTATATTGACATTAAATATAATAAGTTATATATTATTTACAATCTACTGCATAAATGATAATATAAATGATTATACGTCTGAAGAACCCTCAAAAATTACTTTGGAAGATAAATATAAATATAGGCTGCTTAACTATGTTATAATTTTCAATGATAATGCCAAGAAAAATCAATACAATCTTAACACTAACTATGATAATAACTCGTCGGACTTATACGTCCACGCGACGATTGTATATTATAATTACATAGTAAAACTATTATTACTCATACTTATAATAATACTGGTCGCATTCGTATTCAATCTATTTAATATAGCGATTGCAGGGATTAACCATACATTTTGCGGAACAGAAATAAAAACTTCCCCTTTCATATTTAGCGATATATATAATGACGACCCGTATATTTATCAGATTATTATCATCATATTCATATATATTTATTTACATAGTTTAATATATACATTTGGATTTAATAAAAATATATACAAGGATTTATATGATTTATATGAAGGGGAAGATGGTAAATATAAAAGAGCCGATATGGCAGTTTATCTAACTATTGATACAATAAAAAATAATGATGTTGATAAAACAACCTCCTTATCAAATTTTTTGAGCGATTTTAAAGACTTTTCATTTGGCAAATTACATTTTAAGAATTTTTTGAATAAAGACTTTGGAGTAGCAGATAATGCCAAAAAAGTGCTAACAGATTTAAATAGCGATGGTATATTAAATAATAATAAATTTATAATACCAACTGCTCTTGAAAAAGAAAAGGATATTAATAATATATTAAAAAGAATATACGAAGAAGACATTGCTACTACTGCTACAAGCAACCAACTTCAAGAGATGTTAGGGGACAAAATATTTATATACTTAATATATCATTATGTCATATCACATAACAGAGAAGACCCATTAATAATACACAAATTGAACAACATATTTCTAAATCTATTTGAGAATATCCATACAAAATATAATGAGGATTATGCTAGTTATCTCCATAAACTTAAGGAACCAGTTGACATAAATATAGAACCAGTTATCATAAATATAGATGATATTCTAAATAAATTTACAGGTGTTAATTTGGATATTAAAAAGATGTATAATGAAATTAAAAGTTCCTATACAATTAAACAATTATTACCTGCGACTATAAAGAAGGAGGACATATTAGAAAAATTACACGAAAACGCTGATTTAATATTAAAATATATATATCTATATAAAACTAAATATACACCAGCCAGTTCAAGTGAAAAATTTAATAATTATAATGATTTTAAAGTAAGTAGTGATACACAGGCTGATGACGACTTATATATTTTGAAAAAGAAAATAAATGATAATATCATTAAGTTTGCAGATTGCTTCTCTGATTACTTTCAGGAAGATAAAACACCTCTCAAGGTTAATACAATTGTATACAAGATTAATCTCTACCTAGCCGTAGAGATGATACTAACTGCGGTTTTCATTCTAATGGTATTATTATTACTATATAGTTCAAAAAAATACCCAGATTTAGAAAAATACATTAATATTATGATAACATATGCTATCATAATTATAAATGAAGTTATATCTGCTATACTTGGTATAATTTAGTATCACAAGGTATATATAGAATACAAAGATGATTACTTGATATAATTATTATAATAATTAATATATTCTTTCATTGCATCTTCCGTGCTCATACCTTTGATACTATTCCACGCTTTCCATTTTGCGTGTTCCCTGAAAAAGATACTATAAGGCTCGCTGGTATTACAATCTCCCATAGTAGCCTGTTTATAAAACTTGTAGAAGTCTAATTTAATAGTATCAGGAAGTTCCAATGCATCCATATCAATATTCTTAAGGTTCTTGAGAACACTCTCGAATTCTGAGGCTACTTCCATCGTATTATTTTTTATTATATTAATATATTGTTATATCTTTATATTGTTTGCTTGCTATTTGCTTGTTATTTTTTCTTTTTTAAGTTATTATAATAGGATAATGAAGAAGACACCTTTTGTAATAATCTTTGATATAGACAAAACTATAATAGGGATTGTTAATATTTTAGCGAAAGAGCATGACTTACTCGAATTTATCTATAATACCTGCAAGAAGAAGGGCATAAATGCAGTATGTCCTCCAAGAGATGTCTTTGATATGCAAGAAGAATTAAAGGATGGACTACTGCGTCCATTTGTAAAAGAATTTATAGCGTTTTGTAATAAGAAGTTCAAGAATGCAGAAGTATTTTTATACACTAATAGCAGTTATGATTGGACGAATAATGCACTTGGGAAAAATATCGAGAAGGCACTAAACATCAAGGTTAATCGCCCATTTTTTACAAGAGAAAATTCAATATCTAATGTCGCGTGGAAAAAATCATTAGCAAATATATATCCCGCGATTATCAAATCATTGTGTAAGAAATACCCCGCGATGAACGATGAGAAGGTTTCAGAATATGTATTTAATAACAGAACCATATTTGTAGATGACGTAAAGGACAATATCTTCGCATACACAAGTAGGCAACTTGTATGCCCCGAGTATAAATATTGGTATTACTATGATGTATATGAAAAATTAATTACTAAATACAAAATGAGCCCGCGTATATTTGATGACAAGGATATTCTAAAGTATATGGACGATAATAGCATATATATCTACAATAAGAACGGGAATGTCTATCAACAAAATAAGGAATATATAAATATTGCAAATATGTATAATATGAAATATGCAGAAATATCAAAGGGGAACGACACATACTTCAAAGACCTTATAGCGGAACTTTCTAAAAAATCAGTTAGCGATGACTGCATAACTGACAAGAATATAAAAACAATAAATAAAGTTATCCAAAGTATTCAACCACCTTCATAACTTCATAATTCCCTCAATTTTATTATCATCGCATCGTTTTCAATAACAAAACTATCTATAATATTGCGTATCTCAAAGTGTATATAATAACTTTCGGTTTTATTTACGTATCCTCGATGTCTTAGAATTTTTTGGTATAACTTCGCATTCTCATTCTTTATTTTTATAAGATTTTTATCCAAAACGTCATCATTCATAATACCGATATACCAGCAAAATAGCCCAGCATCGTAATCGTCTTTTAGTAAATTATTGATATGTATATTATATGCGTCTCGATGTATCTGATAGAACTCATATAGTTTGCTTCTAATAAACTTCCAGAAAGAAAGCGCCATCAAGTATATATCTGCATAACAGCAAAACGTCCCATCGTATTCTAGCACAAAATACTCGCCATTATCTTCAATATATATATTATATATGGCATTCCTAGAGTTTTTCATAAAGTTTATAAATGTATGCGCAATTTTTTTATTCAAATACACAAAAATATTTGAAACAATCTTTAATTTATTTATGCGATACTTCGATATATTATTAGATGTTAGATGATTTTTATAACAGGATATGATGCGACTATGAGGTTCTCGCTTCCTATGTGAATTATTATTATTATTATTATTATTATTATTATTATTATTATTATTATTATTATTATTATTATTTATATTAGTCAATAGGTGGTTCAATAGGTTTAACTTAGGTTCCTCCTGATATACGAGGTATTGCTTTAGATTATTGTAATGTTTCCTATTCTCAATATTAGCACATAACTCATTTAACACAAGGGAATAACTACTTTTATACACGCTATTATAGATGAGTATCTTGATGTCTTCTGGCAATTCCTTTAAGTAGTTATATTTGAATATCTGAGTAATCTGAGTATTCTTAGTAATATGAGTAATCGGATTGCTCATCTAATTATTATATTTATTTCTAAATATCTTTATGTGATTGGAGGATATTTATAATGATTATAATATGAAAATAGTAATAATTATGATATGCATATACATTACTTTTCTCAGGTGTTTTCCAATAATATTTTTCTGTTTGCAGTTTATCATTATTGCTTTTCTTCAGATATAGATATTCATCTTTAATAACATAATAATATACACAAAAAAACAATTATCCGTTCATTATTTTAGAATAAAAATAGAAGGGTTTAAAGATAACATTTTCCAGTTAATCTTCATTTGATTTGCTTTTAATATATCAATGGCGTTAGGATTACTTGATAATGAAGTCCAATTTATTTTTTTCTTATTTGCGGCAAGTATCTCTATGGCGTTAGGATTACTTGATAATGAAGCCCAGTCTATTTTATTAGATAATTTTAATCGCTGTCTTCTTTTTAATCGTTTTTCATACTCTACACGCTCCTTTAATAACTGAATAGCCTTTGGATTTTGACTATGATTTTTTGACAAGTTTTGCCATACTATCTTATCTCTATTCTCTTTTAAAAACAATAACTCAACGGCTTCTGGGTTTTCAGACAGAACTTCCCAGTCTATTCTTTCCTTATAACTTAAAAGTTTATATTCATCTGGTGGCATTTCTTTTTCCATTTGTATTTTTTCTCTTAATAAATCAAAAGCACCTGTATTACCTGATAAAATATCCCACGATACTATATGATGTACTTTTAAATATGTATATATAGGATGCTTTTTCTTGATTAATATCTTCTCTTCTTCCCATTTCTTTCGTAATATATCTATAGCATTTGAATTTTTTGATATAGCATTCCAGTCTATTTTATTAGGATATTTTCTTATTATACTTATTGCGTCTGGGTTTTGTGCTAACATATACCACAAATACCAAGAATCGTCTTCCAGTATTTTAGTTTCTAACAATTTTATTGCCGCTTTACTATTAAGAGCCAAAATGTGCCACGATATTTTGTCCTCTTGTTCCTTATTTCCTATCACATATTTTTTTATTAAATCAAAACCATCTGGATTACCTGATAAATTATGCCAGTCTATCTTATCAGGGTTTGCATCTAATAATTTAATAGCATTAGGATTGCCTGATAAATTTTCCCAATTTATCTTGTCAGGGTTTTCATCTAATAACTTAATAGCATTAGGATTAAGTGATAAATTTTTCCAAGATAATTTGTCTATTGGTATCCAGTCTCTTAACTCGACATTTAGTATTTTTACAAATGTTTGTAAAAAACTATCTCGCAACTCTTCTGGCAAATCTAATATTTGTAGTTTGTAAGTTTTCATCTTATTCTTAATAGTTTCTGGGGACATATCGATATGTTCTCTAAATATATGTATTTTCTTACAAATCTTTTTTAGTTTTTTAGCATCAGTTTCCATCTTCTCCGCCATACTATTTAGTTTTATATCGTCTTTACACATTAATTCATAGTCTTCCATAGAAAGCCTCGACAACGGATTATCTATAAATAATCTTTGCTTTAAGGCTCTTATTAACACAAGGTTAGGAGATGATGATGATGCGACAGCAATAGCCCTATTTGATTGCGATGTTCGTTCAATCGCAAGTATTTTCTTTAATGTATTTGTTCTTTCGCTCTTTCTACGCAGAAGAGACATATAATACTATAATACCAGTTTATTTTATTCACACGCTTTAGTTTCATATACTACTCATTTAACTTGCTATTGCATTGTCTTTCAGTTGTATCATCTATAACATTCCGCTTATATATCTATATAAAACGCTTCGCGAACATATAAGAACATATCGCGTATATAATGTGATAATACCGAATATTTTTTAATATTAATCATTCTAATACTAAAATGATAGAAGACTACCTAGCATATACTAAGACATACAAAGAGAAATACGGAGACAAGTGCATCGTATTAATGCAAATCGGCTCATTTTTTGAGATATATACGATACATCAAAATACCGATACGTCCCTTAATAATGATGTGTATATTATAGCGGAGTTGTGCGGTATCCAGACATCGCGGAAAAATAAGACGATTGCCGAGATATCAATCGCGAACCCCGTAATGGCTGGGTTTCCGCTTGCTTCGCTCCCTAAATTTAGGGATAAAATCTTAGCGAATAACTATACGATTGTATTAGTCGAGCAGGTATCCGACCCTCCCAACCCAGAACGCAAAGTGACGGAGATAATATCACCAGGCACTAACGTTAATATTGTAAATAAGCGGAGCAATTATATAATGGTCATATATTACGAAGTAATCGAAGGATACATTATAGCAGGTATTTCGGGCATTGATTTGTCTACAGGTAAAACATTCGTCTATGAAGTATCATCCTCCAAAGATGACCCCGAATTCGCCAATGACGAAGTATTCCGTTTCATATGCACCTATAATCCTTCGGAACTTATCATAATTAGCGAAGCAATCAACGATGATTATAAGAAGAGGATACTCAAAAATCTAAATATCAATAATATTCGCGTTCATTACAAATGGGAGAAATACGAGCACCTATCTTTTTTTAGTAATATAAACAAGCAGCGGGATATACTCGAGAAGGTCTTTGTAGTTAAGAAAGGCTTCTTGTCTATCATCGAGATACTGAACTTGGAAAAATATAATAATTCGCGGTTTTCGCTATGTTGCCTTCTAGAGTTCGCTTATGAACACAACTCGGACATTGTTAAGGGATTAGAAGAAGCCCCTGAAGTATTTGAAATGCATAAAAATATGATTATAGAGTTTAACTCAGCAATACAATTGAATGTTCTCGGGTTATATCAAGGCGACCAGCCTTTAATCGATATATTAAATAGATGCTCGACTGCTTTCGGATACCGCACATTTAAAGAGCGCCTATTGCAGCCTATGATAAACATCGAGGCAATCAACAAAGCATATGACGATGTCGATTTATTATTAGAGAGCAATAAATATTTGATTGTAAGAAAGCATCTATCTGCTATAATGGATTTGGAGCGACTTAAGAGGAAGATGAAAACAAATAAGATAGCCCCGCAGGATTGGATTGCTTTTAATGATGCATTAACATCCACGAAGGAAATCAGGCGAATGCTCGATTTTCCCGAAGAGATTATTAGCATTGTTGAGATTGATAGCATAATATCGCAATTTATTAATATAATCGATTTAGATGAAGCAGGTAAATACAATCTAACAAACTTATTGGATAAATCAAATATCACCAACTTTTTTAAGAAAGGCGTGTATGAGGATATAGATGTGCTATTTGAAAAATATAACAAATCCTATGAAATTATTAATTCATATTGTGAGAAGATTACGCAAATTGGCGATAATGATGCAACGATATGCAAGGTAGAAAATAATAATCGCGACGGCTACTACCTAACAATCACAAAGAAGCGCTTTGATAATGCTTTGAAAAATAAGAGAGAACTGATGAATTCTTTTGAAAAGAAGTTATTATCATCTTCGTCGACGACGTATAAACTAACAAACGCCGCTATAATTGGTGAAAGCAATAATATTGCCGAGTATAGCCAGCAAATATCGCAAGCAGTTCTTAGCCATTACAAAGATTTTGTGATTAGTTTCGTAAATAAAAATGGGAATATCTTAGATATCTTAGTAAAATACTTGGTTCGCGTTGATATTGCCGCAAATTCTGCGAAGAATGCCTTCGATTATTGCTATGTGCGTCCTGTAATAGATACGAAAACAACCTCTGAGAAGTCATCTTTTATTGAGGCTACAAATATGCGCCATCCAATCATCGAGAGAATACAAGATGATTTCCAATATGTAGGCAATAATATATCGCTAAATCAAAATGGTATTCTGCTATATGGCATAAATGCGTCAGGTAAATCTTCGTTTATGAAAGCGGTCGGTTTGAATATCATTATGGCTCAGGCTGGGATGTTTGTATCTGCATCGACCTTTAAGTATTACCCTTATAATAGCATATTTACGAGAATATCGGGGTTAGACAACATTTATAAAGGGATGTCGAGTTTTACAATCGAAATGACGGAATTAAGAAATATTCTTAAAAGATGCAATAAGTTCAGTTTAGTAATTGGGGACGAAATATGCTGCGGGACTGAATCAATATCGGCGATTTCTATTGTAGCTAGCGGCATTGATACGCTAATAGATAAAGGAGCGTCCTTTATATTTGCTTCGCATCTTCACGAATTAACAAAACTAACGACTATAAAAGCCAATATCAATAAATATAAACTATTTGTTAAGCATATTAGAATAACCTTTGATGAAAATAATAATATCATATATGACAGGGTAATTCAAGAGGGACAAGGGAATAATAATTATGGCATTGAAGTATGTCGGACGCTGGATATGCCAATGGATTTTATGAAAAATGCCGAGTTAAATAGAAAAGAGGTTGAATGCATTAACAAGAACATCTTAAATAAGAAAAGTTCGAGGTATAATTCTAAAATAGTTATTGATATGTGTAATATTTGCAATAAGAACAAGGCTGAGGAGACACATCACATCATATATCAACATACGGCTGATAAAAATGGTTTCATTAATAATGCGTTCCACAAGAACGCGAAGCATAACTTAGTTGCTATATGCAAAGAGTGCCATCTCAAAGAGCATAGCGGTAAAATTAAGATTGAATGCTGGGTGTCTTCTTCAAAAGGTCGGAAACTAATATGCGATTATAATTATGGTAGCGGTAGCGTGGCTGATGATAGCAGCGTGAGCAGTTGTGTAGAGAATAGTAGTGGGGTTGATGGAGGAATAGATGATAGCGGAATTGAAGATAGCGGCATCGACGATAATGATAACTAATATATTGTTCTACTACAATAATGTTATAAATCAATAATTATTTTTGTCAATATATATAAAAACAAAACATATATATAGATATAACCAAGATTAGAAAAAATAAAAATGCGTGTTATTAAGCGTAACGGCGAAATGGAGGACGTTAGTTTTGACAAGGTATTAAATCGGTTGAAGAACCTTTCATCAGGATTAACTATTGATGTTTCAGAGATTGCCCAAAAAGTATGCTCGCGTATTTATGATGGTGTCAAAACATTCGAATTGGACGAACTTGCCGCTCATTTGTGTAGCAGTATGTCTATAGAACACCCCGATTATAGCCTATTAGCATCGCGCATTATAATATCAAATCATCATAAAAATACGTCGCCGTCGTTTAGTGAAACTATACAGGTATTATATAATAACGTAGATAATCATAATAATCCTATCCCTCTTGTATCTGAAGAATTATATAATATTGTTATTAAAAATAAGGAAAAACTTAACACCTATATTGATTACCAGAGGGATTATTTATTTGATTATTTTGGATTTAAGACACTTGAAAGAGCATATCTATTGCGCGTTAATAAGAAGATTATTGAGCGTCCTCAGCATATGTGGATGCGCGTCGCTATTGGCATTCACGGCAATGATATTAAAGATGTTCTCCAGACATACGATTTGATGAGTAAAAAATATTTCACACACGCTACGCCTACGCTATTCAATGCTGGAACAAATCGCCCGCAATTGAGCAGTTGCTTTTTGTGCAGTATTAACGAAGATAGTGTATCGGGTATCTTTGATTCGCTAAAGGAGGTCGCTTTAATATCTAAGTATGCTGGAGGTATCGGATTGCATATTCATCAAATTCGAGGTAATGGCAGCCATATCAGAGGAACGAATGGAACGTCAAATGGTATTATACCGATGCTAAGAGTTTTCAATAATACTGCTAGATACATCGACCAAGCAGGGAAACGTCTAGGTAGTATTGCGGTATATCTTGAAACGTGGCATTGCGACATAGAGAGTTTCTTGGAACTTAAGAAAAATCACGGGAGTGAAGAGGACAGATGCAGAGATTTGTTTTTGGCTTTGTGGATTTCAGACCTTTTTATGGAAAGAGTTAAAAGCGAAGGCAAATGGTCGCTTATGTGCCCTGATAAATGCCCTCGATTAAGCGATGTATATGGCGATGAATTTAAAGAACTATATGAAAAATACGAAAGCGAAGGCAAATATGTGAAGCAAATCAATGCTCAAGACCTCTGGTTTAAGATTTTGGAGGCGCAGATTGAGCAAGGTGTCCCATATATTTTATACAAGGATGCTGCGAACAAAAAGAGCAACCAGAAAAACTTGGGAACTATCAAGTCGAGCAATTTATGCGCAGAGGTATTGATTTATTCGTCCCCTGAAGAAACTGGCGTATGCAATCTGGCTTCTATATGTCTCCCTTCATATGTAGAGGATGGCAAATTCAACTTTGATAAATTACACGATATTACAAAGGTTATCACGAAGAACCTGAACAAGGTGATTGATAAAAACTTCTATCCTATTGAAAAAGCGCGTATCTCCAATTTAAAGCATCGACCCGTAGGCATCGGTGTTCAGGGACTTGCTGATGTTTTCATAATGCTAAGATACCCATTTGAAAGTGAAAATGCAAAGCAGTTAAATAAGGATATTTTTGAAACTATTTATCACGCAGCAGTAGAGGCTTCTATGGAATTATCAAAGAAACGCCACAAAATCATTAATGATATTAAAAATATCAATAACAAAATTTTGGAAGAGGATATCGGCAATTATATTAACGAGTTTGAGAGGGATATCCCAAACCCTAAATATATCGGTGCTTATAGTTCATTCGAAGGTAGCCCCATTTCGCAAGGCTTATTTCAATTCGATTTATGGAATACACAGCCTAGTTCGAGATATGACTGGGAAACCCTCCGCAGCGACATAAAGGAATATGGGGTTCGCAATAGTCTTTTGTTGTCTCCTATGCCCACTGCATCAACGTCGCAAATTATGGGGTTTAATGAAAGTTTTGAGCCTTTCACTAATAATATTTTCCAGCGCAAAACACTAAGCGGTGAGTTTATTATCATCAATAAATACTTGATTAATGATTTGATTAGCAAAGGTCTTTGGAATAAGGAACTGAAAGATACTATTATCTTACACGAAGGAAGTGTGCAAAATATCCAAGAGATAGATGATGAATTAAAAGCAATCTATAAAACTGCTTGGGAGATTAAACAGCGCAATATCATAGATATGTCTGCAGACAGAGGGCAATACATTTGCCAAACACAAAGCCTTAATATATTTATGGAGGAGCCCGACTTTCAGAAGTTGTCATCTATGCATTTTTATGCACACTCTAAAGGACTGAAGACGGGCTCTTATTATCTCCGCACAAGACCTAAAGCGAAGACACAGCAATTCACAATTGACCCTGATTTCGCTAAAAAAAAGAGAAGATGTGTTGAAGATAACGGAGATAGTTGCTTACTATGCTCTGCATAATGTAATATGTAGTATTATTTTTATGAATTATATAATTTCCAAATTATTATATAAATATATATTGCTATTATAATATAATGTCAACAATGTCTTCAACAACAAATGTAGAGCCCCTCTTAGAGCCTAATACTCGCCTTACAATTTTCCCGATAGAGCATTATGATATGTGGGAAATGTATAAGAGGGCTCTGAGTTGTTTTTGGACATCTGAAGAATTAGATTTAAGCAAAGATATGGCTGATTTTAATAAGTTAAATAATAATGAGAGGTTTTTTATTAAGCAGATACTCGCATTCTTTAGTTCGAGTGATACCATTGTTAATATTAATTTAGGGGAGAGGTTCTTAAATGATGTTCAAGTGTTAGAAGCCAAGTTTTTCTATGCTTTCCAAATGTCGATTGAGAATATTCATTCAGAAACTTACTCGCTACTAATAGATACCTATTTCAAAGAACCTAAAGAAAAACACGAGGCTCTCGATGCTATTAATTATATGCCTTGTATTAAGAAGAAGGCGGAGTGGTGTTTTAAATGGATTAATGATGAGAGTGCGCCATTCTCACAAAGGCTTATCGCATTTGCTTTAGTAGAAGGCGTGTTTTTTAGTGGCGCTTTTTGCAGTATTTTTTGGTTAAAAGAAAGAGGTCTTATGCAAGGGCTATCATTCTCCAATGAATTAATTAGCAGAGACGAAGGTATGCACGTGGAGTTTGCAGTTCTGCTATATTCAAAAATAGAAAATCGCCTTTCTCAAGAAATAGTTCATAAGATTGTTAAAGAAGCCGTTGAAGTTGAGAAAAACTTCATTATCGAAAGTATTCCTTGTTCAATGCTTGGGATGAATGCTGATTTGATGTCTATTTATATTGAGTTTGTTGCCGACAGGTTATTGACACAATTAAACTATGACAAAATATGGAACTCCAATAATCCCTTCCCTTTTATGGAGAGGATATCTATTGAAACAAAAACGAACTTCTTTGAAAGCCGCGTTTCACAATATAGTAAAGCAAATGTTGGAGGCAAACAAGAGCACACTGATATGCGCAAATTTACTCTCGATGCCGATTTTTAGTATCACTAGGCAATCGCATTGTATTATTTTTATTGTATCACTAATTTATTTTAGAAGATATAGAATATATGAAGAAGACTTCTTATACTTAAAGAAATCTAATATAATTTTATTTATAATGAACCGATTTCAAACAATTTTCAACGAAATTAACCGCTTTATAAAATATATGATGTTTGACGAATACATTATATACTCCAAAAAATACTTTCAATGTATGAATGAAATCATCATTGTATTAGAAAATACATTGACCAAAATACATAATATATACTTTAAATATATATTATATCCAAAAATAAAAGCATTATAACTTTTTTTATTGTATCTAATATCCTTATTAGATACGCTTAACTAATATCTTGCTGCGAAAGGCATAACTTAATCTCTCCCAATGATGCTATGGTATATCTTAGAATAATTGGGTAGTTGTTTTTAAGATAAATCTCTACTGTGTTCGACAGGTTAGTGCATTTAGTAAAGATAGACAAGTATTTAAGACTGAATATTCCTTGAATTATCTCTTGGTCTTCTTCGCCACTATTCTTTTTTATTGTGATTGCTTGCGATTTCTCTGACCCTAAGATAGTCTCTTGATGACAGAAGTCCCCTTTGCAACTCAGAATTAATTTATCGTTAATGTTTCTGAACTCAATGAATTCGGCTAAATTATGCATATCGCGAATAATCTTTTGAAGATACGAAGAGGGCATATTAATAATCGTATGAAAATCCACAGGAGGTATTTGGATATTTAGCACATCGATGTCGAGGACGGACAATTTATAGTTTGTTTTATAGTTCTTCTCATTGTTATCTATGGTTATACCAAGATGATTAGGGTCATCTTTCAATATATACAATGATAATATGTCATTGTTCGTAATCGTCTTTATAAGCGCGTGCAGCCTTAGCATATTTATCCCAACATATTGCTTCTTTTCGCATTGATATATCTCAAATTTATCCGCTTCGAGTTTAAGATGAATTAAAACAATATGCGTATTATCCATTGCAACTATTTTAATACCTGTTTCATCTATCTCTAAATTAACATCCATAAGTATTTCTTTCAAAGCATCGATTACTTGTTTAAATGTGGATGCCTGAATTGTTTTAATATTTAGCAAATATATATTATTATCATCCATTTTATATTCCTAATGGATTAATCCTTTAAATATATTTATTTCTTACTTTGCGTATTAGTCCTTTTTCTTTTCCCTGTTTGAGCAGCACTTTGAATTGTCAATATAACTGGTTTATGGTCTGATATGCCACCATATAATTTATCTTTTTCTTCTCCAAAACCATCATATATCTCAGTGCTGAAAGTATATTTTTCGCGTATTGATTTGTGCGCCCAAACGTGGTCTATTACATTTTCACCTCTTGAATTTGTTGGATTTATTTTTCCTCCAGATGTTATATTAGTTGGCTCTATATATTCATAACCTGCCTCTTGCAATAAGAGAAATGGCGCATTATTCCAATAAATAATATGCTCTAAACTTAAAGTTTTATTATCACTGCTTACGCGAGCACATTTTTGTATTAAATTTACACTTAGGTTAGTATGCAATTGTTTTTCAATTGAATTTAAATAATATTCTGTATCCTCTTCAGATTTTATAATGCTTGTTCGAGAATTATCATAGTAAACTTTTTGGTCATCATACATTTGTTGTAATAATTTTGGATCCTTGCAAAAAACAGAATTAAAATCACCTAATATTATATTAGGTGGGTCTTCTAATCCCAATACTTTTTTCAATAATGCAAGTTTAATCTCTAAATATATTTGAAATGTATTACTTCCTAATTCGGCATCTATAAAACGTCCTCCTTCTAAATGTAAATTTGCAATAGTAATACCAAACGCAGTATCTTTTATAATTATAGCATTTCTTGGAACAACTGCTTTACAAAATTGTAGTGAGGTGTTAATACAAGAAATAAAACTAAATCTTTTACTATCTTTCGCATTTAATGAATATGCTTTGACACTTTCAGTTGTATCATATATATCATCAATTGCATCTTCTTGTGTAAGCAATAACATTACATTCTTTTTACTGATTAGGATTTTAAACTTTTCTATAAATTTTTTACGTTCAGGTAAATCATTATATGCATTCCACATAAAAACATTAAATGAGCATACTATAAGTGCATTGCCAGCTCCGCCAACCTTCTTCAATTTTTGTTGAATTAGATGCTTGTGTTCTTTTTTTACAACCCCATCTTTTTTAAAGTATTTTGCTATATGAACTTTATTTTTTTTATAAATAACATATAGCAAACCATCAGCGGTTTTATGTATCTTTCTGTATCTGTTATATAGAAAAATATACATTCTATAATTAGAAAATATTAAATAATATATAGTATTCTTAATGATTATTGGGGGGCGACAACTGCATGTTGTAGTCAGATGTAGAATGTTTCAAAGCAGTAAATATACTTATCAAATCCGACGTATAACTTGATATTAATACATTCTCTACAAATTCAAGAGCAGTTTTATCATCTGCATCTATGTTTGTCATTATATCAAATTTACTTTCACTCAATGAATACCTAATTATATAGACACTATATATATAAATATATATCAAATATGTAATAAAAATATATAGCGCAATGTCTTGATATATTGCTCTGTCCTCTGGAGATATTTCTGATGGACTTTGGTATTTTATATTTGATAATAGTGTTATATAATCAATGCCTAATAAATCCGTAATTATTTTATACAAGTATCCTAGCAGGAAGATAATAAAACCTATGTTAAATATTTTAAATAATATAGATAATATAGTAAATTTACTTAACCTACTCAATAAATGATAATAAATAACGCAACTAATCCTGAGTATCCCAAATGTAATCAATTTATAATATAGAATGCTGAAATTAAAAAATGCGATTACTATATTATGCCCACCGCTCAAAACCAAAACTCCGTATATTAAACATATTATTAAAAGGCACGCAAAGAAGATAGCAAACACCAGTAAAATTTTTGTGAAGTTTTTTTCTTGTTCTCCATATTCCGCCATTATGCGGTGGTCATAGTATTTTATATAATATTCTAAATTATATACTATGTTTGTTCCAGTGCTGCCTGTAGCAAACTTGTCGATTTCTATTATAGCCTTCTTAAATTCGAGATTTAAATATTTCGATGTATGTGTTGTAGTACTATCCTTATTTATATCTATACGTAATAGTATATCATCATAAGGATTATTATCTATATATGTCTTAAAATTATCAAAATTTATATTAAAACAATTATAGCAAGCATATAGAAACATTTTAGTTAAATCGTTCTTAATTTCTGGATTTTCAGCAATACCAGCAATATTATGAAAGCCTATTAACTTTCCTATGCTGGTATTTATATATTCGTCTGCTCTAATATTACCATTTACATCATATAATACTAAATACATAATATTATAAGTATATGCAATAATATTTATAAATTTGGCTTTGCTATTCTTATCTTTACCATATGCCTTTTCTAATTTATCAATATCAAATACATAATTCTTTATTTTATTAAAAAATATCTCCTTCTTTTCCTTGTTCTTTCCATCAATATAGAACTCCTTAATCGTTTTAATGGCACCCTCAATATCTTTTTTAATACGGAGTATAGTAGTATTTGTATCCTTAGTATTGTGCAAACCTTTTATTATATTTGCTAATAGTTTGTCTTGATAATCTTGTGTTCCATCGGTAGCAATAGTTATTGCAGTAGTGCCTTTTATATCATTAATAATTGCATCAGTTATAAAGTTATCATTCTTATTAACTCTATATAAATCATTAAAATAAGACCCGCGGAAACCAATATATTTCAATGTAGTTAATTCTTGTAAATTAGTATCAGCTTCTTTATTAAAATGTGTCCCTAACATTGCAATGATAGCAAGGGGATTATAAATAAGGTCATCTTCGTCATCATATACTTCGCATTTTGTTTTATTTTTAATTGTCATATATTTGCCATTTGACCCTTTCGCACAATAATCATAGCAAACGCCAACAGACATTGTTTTAGTAAATGGATATTTATTGACCTTGTTGTTATTATGATAGTTCGGGATACAAAACCAATCTTGCCAAGTCTCACTGCAATGCGCCTTTTCATCTGCATAAAAATAATGGTTAGACGAAGAAGGTGTTAAAGATATCTCGTTATTTATGATATCTATTTTATCAATATAATCTGCTTTTATTTTACTAATACTTGCATTACTATCATTAATCTTATATTTGCTATCAGTATCTTTACATATTAAAGCAGTATTATTTGCTGCACATTCAGAAGTGGTTGGATCAATAGCAGCAGCAGCGGGAGCAGCAGAAGCATCTACCATTATATATACCTTTAAAAATATATTAGATAATAAATACATAGCAAAGTTATTTGATATACTCTGTTTTGTATATAGTAGGCACTTCGGGGGCATTAGGAGGTTTGTCTGCCTTCTTTAATTCCGCCTCATTAATTATACATTTACCTTCATTGCTAATAAAAGCATTGATTGTTGAACCTTGTTTTCCAATGGCTTTGCAATCTATATCCCATATTTTTTCATTATTAGCATTATTAGATGTTTTCCATTTTATATCACTTTGTAAAATATTGAATTTTTCCGATGGCAAATAGATGTTATAATATTTATCAGTATCTATCTCAATATTATATATCTTCTTAATTTCTGTTTTAATCGCTTCATCTAAAGATGAAAGTTGAATATAAGATAAGTTGTCGTATCTTTTCCCACCTCTTATTTTTCTATACAAGGTTTCGTCATAATCTTCGTCATCAACATTAACTTCAGTCTCGGTCGATGTGCCAAGAAAATCCACATTCACATTTTTAACCATTGTGCTATAATATTTATATGTATCTAAAAGGTCGTTGTATATGGCAGTTGGGCTTAGTCCAATATTGCTACTACTCGCTCCATTATTGTCCTTGCCGTCTTTCGAATTACTTGAAGGCTTACTGCTACCTTTGGAAAGTGATAGAGCAGTTACGATTATTAATACAATTATTAAGAACCCTGTTACTACCTTGTTCTTTGCAAGCGCAGCACTAATTGATACTACGAACCCACCTAATCCTAATGCTAGTTTTATGAAAAGACTTAGAAAATTAGCGATACCCGAACCTATGCTAATAATCCATCTTAAAAATTGATTTGAATAAAATCTTCCATTTTCACCAGCCTCCTTTTTAAGTCTTTGCTCTTCTTCAAATTCACGTTTGATGCGTGATACTTTGTTATCATTAATAAATCCATCAGAAAGCGTTTTAATTCTTGTATAATCTGCATCAATCCTTAATTTTTTTCCTTGTAAAATTTCTAATATTTTACCTATTCCTCTATAATGGTTATTTTGTTCATTTTCCCCTTCTGTTCCACCTTTGCAAAGAAACAATTTTTGAATTGGTGTATAACTACAAAATAAATAGATATCTGATAATTCATTGTATCTATCAATATCTTTATTTTGTAAATCAATTATCAGTGCATCATTTTCTTTCTTACCTATATAATATATCCTTGATATAATATATAATATTAATGGTAATGCAAATATAATAGCGAAAATAATGATGATAGTTACAAAGGTATTAAGGGATAATTTATCATACTGAAAAGCATATTCGGAACTCATCAAATATTTTATATTACTCTTATAATATATAAAAATAATTATTACATTTATGTGATATTTATGTGATATTTATGTGATATTTATGTATATTTAAATATATTAATTATTAATAAAATGTATTATTATTTATATTTATTAATTTTCATAATAATAATATATGCTTCGCTCTATTATATATTCTCTGATGAATTAGTTATATACCAAGTAGATGCAGAGCATTTTGACTTTAATTTGCTATATAAAAAGCAGCCAATAATTATTCAAGATAGTATCCCAGATATTGGTGCGATATTGGGAGATTGGTTTAACTATAATATCATCGAATATGATGTAATCGTCCCAAACATTTGGGGTTGGAACAGAAATAATTATAAATATTTACTAATATACGCAGATAGCCACCAAGTAGATAGCGCAGTAGAAATAACAATAGGGAATGCTCTAACTAAACAGGAAAACAATGTTCCGAACAATGTTCCGATATCGCCAGATATATTACCCCCCGAATATAACCAGACCCTCACGACAATCGTATTAAATAGCAACAAACTCCTTATATTACCATTTAAATGGTATTATCATATAAATATCCTTTCGGGAAACCCGCGATTTTTCGGAATACACGATTATATAACTTATGGCTTATCATTTGGTGTTGTTAAAGGAAAATAAAAGTAATAGATAATAATAGATAATAGGTATCTAATAATAAATAGTAATGGTTGCAAAGAAAAATATGAATAGCATATATATTTTATATTTCGTAATATTTGTCTTAGCAGTATCACTATTGATTGTAGGCACTCTTTTATATTATGCGAGAAATAATAGCAATAAAAATGTTAAAGTTGATAGTAGCCTGTTGCGCCCGTCGTGTCCTTCTTGTCCAGTATGCCCTTCTTGCCCAGCGTGTCCTAAGGTAGATAGCGGTAGCAACAACAACAGCAACAACAGCAGTATTCCAGTATATCCTAAGGAATTGCCAACATATGATAATAACCGAGAATATCAGCAAGTAGGTATTTTGACATCTAATGACGACAACGACCCTATCATACTGCCTTTATTTAGCAAAAGAGCAAATAACCATAGAGACAGATGGAATTACTATACGACGACAGATAAAAATACTATGCTACGATTGCCGATTAGCCGCGATAATATGAAATGCGATGACGATATTGGATGTAATGAAATATATGATGGTAATACAATATATATAGAAATGTATAAAGGTAAAACATTTACGGCAACCATATATAAAAAACAGACACTTTCATATTTCGCTGATAGATATTGAATAAAAAATAAAGTATTCAACATAATTATAAAAATAAGTAATATGTAATAAGTAATATATACTATATACTATATAGTAGTCTAATTTAATTGTTATCTATTTCTTAGCCTTCTTTTTAGCGGCTTTCTTCGGCTCAATGATACCTTTGCGGTCATTGTCATATTCTTTTAATACAATGTCTCTATGTTCATCCCACGCGCTCTCCAGTTCAGTTAAGTCAGACATCCACAAATCTTCAATGCGGCTATCTCGCAGATTTTTAAGATTAGTATTGAGTTCTTCAACTTCCTTCTCTAATATTATTTTTCTATCATATGTTAATTGTGATATAGGCATTTTAAGAAGATAATTAAAGTCTTTGATATCCTTGTTTCCATCCGTAGCATCGCCCACGTCGCTACTATCACTCGCGTTGCTAGCATCATTATCAATATTTCCAGCGACTACAATGTTTGCTGCAGTATCTGTATTAATACGCGGATACTTAAGTTCAATTAATCTTTTAGCAATATCAGTTAATTTCTTATTCATTATCTGAATATTACCAGCAATAACATCAATAATGAAGCGGATTTTAGCAGACAGCAAGAGGAAGTCCTTCTCGAGTATTTTGATTTGGTATGCCTTTCTTTCAATATATTTTAAGATACGAGTTTTAGACCACTCTTTGATAATTTCAGTTGTATTGTCATACTTCTGGATTGCTCCATTTTTATTAAAGAGATGAATATTGTTGATGCTCAAGTTTTTGCTCGAAGACATCTTAAACAATTGCTCAAACTTATCTTCAAACGTTTCGCGAACATTCGCATTAAAATGCAATACAAACTTAACATTCTTTGATGTATAGTGATTTTCAATATATTTCAAATTATTTAAGCCGTTCGTAATCATATTCTCTAAAAACTCTTTGTAATCCTCTGTCCAAGTCCCAATCGGCAATTCAGTGATTTCAAGCGTTTCACCATCAATCCATTTATAGACCCCCTTGCTAATATAGGAGTTATTCTCTGATTTTTTAATTGTCCCATTGAAACCCAAATAATAAGGCACTAAATCATCAATATCTAATATATCTATTGTTTCGTTGATGTTGTCTATTCCATCTTCAGTATCCCCGTCTAACCCTGCAAGTTTAATAGCAGTGCATATAAACTTACAAGCCGCAATAATCTCGCTTGGGTTAAACTGCGGGATATTTGTAGAATACCCTGTGCCGATACCAATGCCTCCATTAACAAGTATCATAGGGATTACTGGAATATAGAACTCGGGCTCTATTTGCTGCCCGTCATCATCCTGATACGTCAAAGTATCATTATCCTCCTCCTTGAAGATTAACCTCGTCAATTTTGTTAACAACGTGAAAATATACCTTGCTGATGAAGCATCCTGACCGCCTTGACATCTGCTACCAAACTGACCATTCGGCGATAGCAAGTTAATATTATTCGTCCCCACATATATTTGTGCCATTCCTACAATCGCCTGTTGTAGCGAATTCTCCCCGTGATGATAAGCGGATACCTCGCTAACATATCCAGATAATTGCGCTACCTTCACTTCGTTCGTATATAGTTTGCGCTTGAAACAGGCGAATAAGATTTTGCGTGTGCTTTCTTTGAGACCATCGCAGATATGATTAATCGACCTTTGCAAATCACGATTACTAAAATGAATTAAATCCTTGTCTACAAATGTTTTAAAATCGACTTCAAGGTTTGTATAATCTAACACATTGTCTTTGTCATAATTTGCAAGCCATTCCTTCCTGTCGTCTGCGCGCTTTTTATTGAATGCGAGGTCAATGACTTCGTCAGCATCCTTATCATATTTATAAGTAATCTTCTTCATATTTTTAAAGTATTCCTTAGCCTCTTGGTCATTTGATGTTCCAAGACCTTTGTAATACTTGATTTTCCAAGAGCCGTTCTTTGCAATATCAGTTTCACCCCATCTTTCGTAGTCAGACATATTATAAAACTCGATAACCTCACTGCCACGATTATTTGTAGCCTTAATAATGGGTGTTAGCATAGATGTGAGAAATCCAGATATTTCATATAATTCGTGCCACATACTTTGAAATATATTAAATATTAGACCTTTAATATGACTGCCGTCGTGGTCTTGGTCTGTCATAATCATTATGGAGCCATATCGCAACTGGCTGAGGTCAGTATATTTCTTATTTTGCTCAAGACCGAGAATTTTCTTGATTGCAGTAATCTCAGTATTATCTGAGATTTTCTGGAGCGTCGCATCCTTTACGTTCAAAATCTTCCCTCGCAAAGGGAATACGCCGTATTTATCACGTCCTATAATACTAAGCCCAGCAACTGCCATCGTTTTTGCCGAATCTCCCTCTGTTAATATCAGAGTGCAAGCAGCGCTATCCTTTGTCCCTGCGAAATTAGCGTCATCCAACTTAGGAACGATGATACGTGATATTTTCTTGCCATCCGTCTTTACAAGTTTTTTCTTGTCGTAAAACTCGGTAATACTAAGAGCCTTGTCAACAATACCAATCTTAAATAACTTGTCATAGAACTTTTCGCTAAGTTCGCATTTAGAGCCAAACTTAGCAACGGGCGTTGTCAAGGTTTCTTTGCTTTGCGAATCGAAACTGGGATTGACTATAAGCGCTTTCACAAATACGAATAAGTTGTCTTTGATATGCTGCGCTTTTACTGCCTTCTTCTTCTTAGATAGCGTCATATCAACGAGGTTTTTAGTAATCATATTTGTAATATAGTCGATATGCTTGCCACCTTTGATAGTATTAATTCCATTAACAAATGACAGGAACTCAAAAGACCCTGAACTGGATATTGAAGCAACAACCTCCCACCTTTCACCTGCTGCTTCATATACAAATGGCTGCTCCTTTTTATCAAGGAACAATTCACAATACTTCTCAAAATCCTTAATCATCAACTTTTCGCCATTAAAATATACGGAGACTTCCTTTGGAGTTGTTGCACAAGCATCAATAACACGCCTATTAAACAACTTGTAAATATCGTCAGACATATTCTTCATACCGAACCTCTCATAGTCTGGGATAAAACTGATTTGAGTATAAGGCGCTTTAGAAGATGCTTTAACATCTGCCGTTGTTCTTGCAGTCATATTATTACTGAAGGTTTGTGTGTAAATCTTCTTAGTATAATGGTCTATCGTTTCAATGGAAAACTCCTTTGAAAAGATGTTCGTAAGTTTGCTACCATAGCCATTCTTGCCACCCCAAATTTTCTCTTCGCCCTTGTCATAATTTGTAGAGGTAAGGAGTTCCCCAAAGATAAGTTCAGGTATCCATAAATCGCCATAACTACTATGTTTTTTGATGTCAACGCCGTTCCCATCATTCATTATAGTAATCCGCCCAGTAACCTTGTCAATTGACACCCTGATGTTCTTAACGTGCTTTATATCTTCCTTTCCTTTCTCTTCGTCGGCACGGAGACGCATACAATGGTCAATGGCGTTAACAATGACTTCGTCGAATATTTTAAGCAATCCTGGTATATACGTTAGTTCATCTGTAATCATCTTTTTCGTGGCATCATCGTAAATATAACTGGTAATCTTTTGAGGCTCAATAGACCCAATGTATGTATCTGGAAGCGCTAAGATATGCTCGAGCAGTTCATACTTCTTATATTTATCCTCTACTTTCTTATCTTTTGTGGTAGTCATCGGGTTAATCCTATTTGTGTATTTATAAGATATACATATAGTATTTATCAATTTTTTATATATTTATAGAAAAGTGCGAAAAATATTAAATAATTTTAATTCTATCTAAATAATAAAGATAAAGAGATGTCCGTAATAAATGTTAAGACTTTAAGCGAATTTAATAATTATTTAATTAGCAAACCCTATGCGGTCGCTATCTTTTCTGCTTCATTCTGCAAACCTTGCAAAGAAATATCCCCTTATATAGATGAATTAAGCGCCGCTAATACTAATATAACATTCTTAAAAATAGATATTGAGGAGGGATATGAGATTAGTGATATCTATAATATTTCTTCAATCCCTTACTTTAAGTTTTATAGAGATAACGTGGAAATTAACTCATATTGCGGAGCAGACAAAAGATTAATACTTGAAGCATTGACTGGGATGACATCTTAAATACACATACCTACACATACCTACACATACCTACATATACCTACATATACCTACATATACCTACATATACATATTTCATAAATATATAAATATAACTAACATTAGTAAAATAATTATAATAATAAAAAGATGTATATAATTGGCATACCAAAAGAAATAAAGAACTTCGAGCAAAGAGTTTCAATAGTTCCTAATGACATCAAGAGATTGCTTGAAACTAATAATGATATTGTTATATATGTGCAGATGGGTGCTGGGGAATGTGCTGGATATAGCGATGACGAATACAAAGTGAATGGTGCTATAATTCTTAGTAATATCGAGGATATTTACGAAAATGCAGATATCATTGTTAAAGTTAAAGAGCCTCAAAAAAGGGAATATCCTTTAATTACATCAAGGCATACTATATTGTCATTTTTTCATTTTGCAGGTAATAATGAGTTAATCGATGCGATGTTTGAAAGCAAAGCGATATGCTACGCTTATGAAACTATTCAGGATGACAATGGTGTATATCCTATATTGGCTCCAATGTCTATTATTGCAGGTAAAAGGTCAATGATAGAAGCAGATAATTTTATTACTAAAAATAAAAACTTGAGCAAAAATAAATACACGATTATAACAATAATAGGTGTTGGTAATGCAGGTAGAGCAGCGGCTGAACAAGCAATACTACTAGGATACGAAAATATCAATCTAATCGATAATGATTACGAAAAAATAAAGAGAATTGAAGAAAGCAACCCGACAATTTATAAATCATATGAAATGACTGAAAACAATGTTAGGAAACTCTTGATATTTTCAAATATTGTAATATCTTCCATATATAATAATGGTATGAAAGCGTCTATGATAATTAATGACGAATTGTTAGAAATGATGTCGCGTTCGCGTAGTATAATTATGGATATAGCAATCGATCAGGGAGGAACAACCTCGCAATCAGTTCCGACAACCTTATATAACCCATTTATTCGCTATAAAAACACAAGCATCTATTGCGTCCCTAATATACCCAGCACTGCGCCAACAGAAGCATCTATTAAATTATCTAATGCTATCTATCCATATCTTAATAGTTTGCTATTGGATGATGGCAATTGCAAGTATTTTCGTGAATTACAACGTGGGCTGTATGTAAATAATAAATAATAAATAATAAATAATAAATAATAAATAAATAAAAAATGATTATATTCTTTGTTTTTCTATAATTTTATCAAATATGATTAAAATGAATATCTTCGCTAAGCCCACAAACTACCCTGCATTCCTTGCATATTTACTATTAATAATTATGCAATGCGAATTCACAGCATCAATGAAGGTATCTTTTCCGACATTCAACAAAAACCTAGCAGTTATTAATAATATCGATGTTAAACGTATGAATGACTATGATAAACTTGAATTGGCTAAACTCTTTCAAGCAGTTCCTATGCTAATGTTTAAAAATCAAAATCTTACGCCTAAAGATTTCTATGAGTTTTGCAAAGTATTTGATAGCAAATGCAATGATAAGGTCGTGCATCCTTTTGAATATTCTAAAGTTGATTACGTCCCGCAAATAGCCATTAGAGGCAATTGCTATATTAAAGACCTCTATGGGCTAAAAGATATAACACTAAAATATAGTGCTCCTTTTAAGAATACTGCAGTATGGCACCAAGACCTTGTAGGTATCAACGACCATAACCCACCTGTAGTATCCAGTATTTATATGTTAAAGACACCTCCTGTTGGCGGCGAAACGATGTTCGCGAGTATGGAGACTGCCTATGATAATATTAATTCCGAACTTAAAAAAGAAATCAAGGATTACAATGTCATCTATTCGAATACGAATAAGGAAGACAATGTAATGAATACATATTATGATTATACTGGGTATAATAGAGTTAATATTAATATTAATAATGACATCAATATGCCACAAATCAATAAAGGAACCACGATTATTAACAGAGAGCCGCTTGTAATTTATACAGACGAATATAAAAATAAAAAGGCACTAATGATTTCGCCCTTTAGATTTAATAAGTTTGATAAGATGTCTTGTGAAGATAGCTACGACCTATACAGGGAATTGATGAGTAAATACATTCTTAACAAAGATAATATCATAAAGATTAAATGGGAAATGAATGATATGTTAATCTTTAATAATAGAAAACTAATTCATAGTTCGTCGCCATCGATTGAATATGAAAATTACGAGCGTCTTTATTATAGTTGCTTCTTAGGAACTGACGCACCTATTATTAGATGCAATAGTATTTGAAGTTGATTGAAGACATATAGATACATACATAATATATGGTATGTATCAATATATGATATCAATACACAATATCATTATATAAATTAGACAACAATATTTCACTGCATATATCAGAAATGCTCTTGTTCTCGACATCAATTGCTATAATATTCATATTACTACTTTGCGCTTCTTTATAATTTTTTTCATGTAATTCGTGCAATTGCTGTATATATTCTAATGTTATATTCTTTTCTGCCAAACGTCCCCTTTTAGTAATACGCTGCAGGCATTTGTCGGGGTCAGAGCGAAGATAAATATATCCATTCGGTTTCCATAGTTCATCCGTCGTCTTATGCAGACTAATTATGTTTTCATACTCCTTCTCGCTTATAGTCTTATCTTCGTATGCTTTCCTCACAAAGACATTTTTAATAAAGTTAGGGCTTCGCTCCATTAAAACAGCAGTTGTGGTTTTCTCTTGTATCCAGCACCTGTCTATCCATACTTTTATTTGAAAATCATAACTGCTATTTGGGGTATTATACAGGTTCTCTAAATAATCTGTCCAGTTATCAACAGGCTCCAAGTCAATCGCCAACTTGTAATTTTTATGAAAGTAATTTAGAATGCTCGTTTTATAGCAGCCTATATTGCCATCTATCGTAATAATAGGCATATCTTGAGTTTTACGTGATTATTTTATATATGTTTCTTAATATTTATATAATCAATTTTTCATTATTTTAGATTTTAGTATTAATTGCTCGACTTTTTTATCTGTTATATCACCTTTGATAGCCCGAATATTTCTTAATAAATGTTCAATTATCTCATCATATTTATTTTTTATAAGTGCGATTACATTATTCTCAAACTTTATATCAAAGAACTTGAATACGTGCCTAATCTTTTTTGCGATTATCTTGTCGAGTTTTACGCAATTGGGGGTCTTGTGTAAGCCACCGCTACCGCCGCCGCTCATCAGTATCGCATTACGTGCTATTCCGCCATCGAAGTCAATCTTAAGCAAATCACTGGTATCGTTGTCTTTTGAATAGTTGGGTTCAGGAACCCCATAAAACGCAGCAGTATTAAACGCACCACCTCTCATTCCCGTATGTTTCTTCCCCGCTTTACTCGAGCATCTTTTATCAATATATTTTGATATATATTGCATATGCAAAGATAGCACCTTCTTAATGCCGATATTCAAGCATATTATTGATATTACTGCAACGATATTAAATATCAACAATTCCATATATTTAGATATTAAAATAACAACCTTGTTTCTATGATTATCACTAATATGTATTCTATGAGTTTTTAATAATTCTTTAGCACAGAATGTAATTTCTTTACATTTATCCATATCTTCTTACTACTATATAAAATGAAAATAAATATATATATTAAGAAGGACAAAAAATGAATATTTTAAATGGAAGAGTTAATGCAGCAATGCCTGTAGATAATTATAATTTTGCGACGAATGTTGAAAAGCAGTCTGAGAATAATACTAATTTAATATCACGTAATATGAATTGCACTGGTGTATCGGCAATCTTTTTCTCCGATGATAATGTTGAATTATTACAATTAGGCATTCGCAATAAAATACTTAACTTATCTAACGGAGAATATAACATCGGAAAGCAAAGCGACATTGACTTGAAGATTATAATGCGTTCTATCTATTTTCAATATGGCAAGAATGTGTCAAGCAATGTTAATGCTCAGGTTCTCGACTTAAATACGCGTGTAATTGACTGGTGCGTTCCTGAAATATTATCGAATATTAAACAATCCGCTAAATATATTATGGATATTAGCACAATGCCTGTTCCTCTCGATAGGTCATCTTTACCATCGCAGAAAGGAACCAGAACATTGGAAATGATGAAATACTAACGCGACAAGGATATATTTTATATATTCTATCTAAATATTCTATTCCAATATATATTATATAATATTATATTATAGAATAATAGAATACAAATGTCTGACGATAAAGTTTTTAAACCAAATGATAAGGAACTGAAATTATTTGAACAGGAGAAAATGGATTTATACAAAGGGACTTTTGTAGTATGCATAGTATATGGTTTATCTGCGGTTTTATTACTGGTGCTTATATTATTCACAGATGGCGGTAAAGAGTTTATATATGACAAGTTTGCTCCAGCAGTAGTGACGTATATATTAGGCTCCTTAATTATTATATTGTATTTATTGAATTCTATATATACTATAAGACCGCGAAGAATAGGAAACGATATGGATAGCGACAATAGCATTATGTGCCCAGACTTTTGGAAATTAGAAAAAGTCGATGAACCTACTAAAAAGGTTTTGATAGATAATAATATTAAGTATGGTGATACTTTCATAATTCCAGAAATAATGAGAGATAGCGATAAAAATATACAATATAAGTGTGTATATGATAAGGATGTATATGGTGATACTCGCAAATTATTAGAAACTAAAAAAGGAATTACTGATGATACAACTAATATTATTGCAGGTTTTAATAATGTAGCAAACGCTACCGCATATGTTGCAAATCCACAGGCTAGTGTTTTAAGCTCTGATTATATTGTAAAACTGCCAAAAGATATAGAAGAACCTAATGAAAAAGGGTTAAAGAGTTATGCTAAATTCGCTGGTGGATATACTACTAATAATACTTCAATATTCTATAGTAATAATAATATTAGTCTTAGACCAGCTGCTAAAGAATATTTAACTCCCTCAACAAGCCCAGAAGAAAAGAAATCTATATATACTAACTATGAAACAAAAACCCCATTAATTTGTAATCAAGTGTATCCTCAAGTGCTGGGAATACTTGATAGTAAAACAAAAGAAGAAAATGAAATTAGTTGCGAATATGCTAAACAATGTGGTATATCGTGGAGTTCTCTAAATTGTAAAGGTAACTAACTAAATATATTTACATATTCCAAAAGTCCTTCTATGGAAACTAGTGATGCCGTGTTGATTAATTGCGGCGATATGTTTAGCCGTTCCATATCCCTTATTTTTCTTTATATCGTATAAATTGAGTTCTGTGTGTTCTTCAGTCATTTTATATATTAGCGTGGTGTGATAATCCTTTGCAATGATTGACGCGGCTGCAATAGATAAATAGTGCATATCCCCTTTAGGGATACATTCGTATTCTAATATTTCGCTGTCTAATCCAGGCGGTGTATATCCTTTAAAATACTGCCCATCAATTAGGAGTTTTTCAAACGGATGCTTCTTATACGCTTCATCTACTGCGCGATGCATCGCTTTCATCGTGGCATTCAGAATATTAATAGTATCAATCTCTTCGACGGACGCTGAACCTATGCCATATGTAATCGCGTTATTACGAATATATTCCGCTAAAATATCGCGTTTCTTTTTAGACAACTTTTTGGAATCCTTGATTTCTTTATAAGTATCATCGGGGAACGTGTGAGGCAATACGACACAAGCTGCTATCACGGGACCAACAAAGGTTCCTCTTGCTACTTCATCGACACCTGCGACATATTTATTGGTTTCTGAATGAATGTATTCGCTTTTACTCATTATTTGATATGGATATATGTATATGTATCTGGATATATACACTAAACTAAATCATTTTTTATATAAGTATCCAAATAATAAATGAATATAATGTAAGGAGAAGCAAGATATATATTGTATATATGTGTAATATATATATATGCCGACTTTTTAATGGTTTTTTTTCATATTGTTTATCACGAATAGAGAAATATAACAAAGATTGCGAAGAGAAGGAATTGCAAGAGAAATTAATTAGCGAAAACCCATATTACCTCTTAGATTAAGTAGTGAAGTATATATATAAATAATACAAAGTATAAATATATATAAAATAATATTAAATAACAGAGGATGGATGAGTATTTTTTAGCAAAAAAAGCAGTAGAAATAATACTAGAGAACTTGAACGACCATTTTGTGAAATGTTTAATAAATCTATCAATCCAAGAAAGATATACATCAAATATTAAGTTAATCATAGGTATTATTGAATTGATTAAAGGATATCTAAATATGCGCAAAAATGATATACTATCATCGTGTATTAAATATACGAATAAATCCTACTATATACACCTTTGCGATAGCCTGTTTAGATTACTTCATAATCATTTAATAAGCAATGAAAGCATTGAGATGAATGAAAATAAATATGTGTTTATTACTGATTTGATAAATAAATATAATAATCCTATAGTTGCTAACCCTATCTCCATATCTACATCTACATCTACAATAATACGCAAGGATAACATAAGAAACCGATTTAATTCAATCATATGTGGCGATGCAGACAATGAGGATACTAAGGACGCTGGAACATTATTTAAAGAAGCCTATGATTTACGTAAAAAATACAGGGCTGCTAATAATAATAGCGATATGAAGAATATTGAATTAGAAGAAATAAAAATAAATCAAAACTCCAACGATTTGCTTTAATCTATATAATTATATATAGGGGTGTGTGTGTGCATATGAAAGAATTGGAAGAGAGAGAATTACGTAAGCTACGAAAGTTGTCTAATAAATGCTCGGCGAATAAGAAGGTGCAAGAGTATGTGCGAGACGTATGCTTTAGAATTAGAGAACTTCTTATTCATTACGCGAGAGATACTAAACAAGATGCAAAGAAGGTATTAGAGAAATATTTAGGACACACCGCAGCACCTGCCAGTTTTAGCACAGGACAAATTCCTGCAAAATATATTACTAAGGCGATTGACGCAGGTAATGTTCGAGAGCGCATAACCTTGATAATGAATTTTTGTATGAGCGGATGCTCGGTAATATTATGGGCACTTGAGAAAAACAAATATTTCACACAAGTAAGTATCGACGTATTACACAAACGATTATATAATCTCACAGGAATTCGCGATATCGCAAAAATCAATAAATATATGAAACAATGTGAGCGTAAAGGCTGTATATTACCTTGCAAATTTGTTAGTTTAGCATCAGATGGCGCAGTATCTGCTTCGAGGATGTCTGCATATCCCTTAAATAATGCTTTGAGGGAGCCGCGAGTTAAAAAGATAGACAGGTATTATGTTAAAGTCAAAGATGTATATCCTAAATTATCAAAATATGAATTAGAATATATAAAGGTCGATTGCAAAGATGAAATCAAAAATAATAGGCTCCAATGGATTTCGGGATTACAATATTGGGAGGTGAATGAAAACAATTTTTATATAAAACTTATGAGGCATTATAAGCAAATGGTAGTATGCGGTCCTTCTGGGAATACTGACCTTAACTTATCTATATTTAGATTATTTGATAATTTTGATATAAATCTAGCGATATTTGCTTGTATATCTCAGATGTGCAATACACCCGACCATTCACCTTGTGAGATATTATTAGCAGCCCTCCCGTATGGATTAGACGACTGGGCAATCGACCAAGATAGTTTCAAGTATATTTATAAGAAATTAAAGATGTATAGCCACAAATGATACCTAATTTGTTCTAAAAATAATATATTAAATAAAAAATTGATATTACTGGCTATCTTTGGATTAATTAAAGCCCCGCATAGGAAGCCGACTACAAGTCAAAACAATCGCAAACAACCAGCCAACAACCAGACAGCAATCGCCAATCAGCAAAGAGTAAATCCCCGATGTTCTCTACCCCAAAATCAATGATGGACTCCCAATTCGGGTATTGGGTCGAATACGTCAAAGATGACGAAGAAGACTATGATGACGAGGAAGACTACGAGGAAGAGGAAGAAGAAGACTACATCGACTACGATGACTACGACGACACAAACGATTTCTAAAATCACAAACTAAGTATATGTAAAGTATATGTAATATATATGTAAAGTATATGTAATATATATGTAAAGTATATATATGCTATCTATTTTTTATATTTTTGATAATATTCATTTAATTATATAAAAATTGATTTCTTTTTCTATTAAAATAGTTTAAGCATAAGACTACTTATTTTAACTACTATTAATAAGAGATATGTCAATTTATCCTGAACTTTCCTATAATGACCAGAAAGTAGAAATTCAAGATGTCAAGGGAATACAATTTAGTGTTCTCGGTCCGCAAGAAATCCGCAATAGGTCTGTAGTAGAAATTACGAAAACCGATACGTATGCTGGAAGCGAACCTATTGTCGGCGGCTTATTTGATTCGCGAATGGGCGTTTTGGAACATAATAGGATTTGCTGCACTTGCGAACAAAAGAACATATTTTGTCCAGGACATTTCGGACATATCGAACTTGCAAAGCCCGTATTTCACGCGATGTTCTTTGATATAGTTAAGAAGTTGCTGAATTGCGTCTGTTATAAATGCTCGAAATGCTTAATATCTCCAGATACCGACAAGGAATTTAAGCACGATATGCAAAGAATATTGTCTATTAAGAATAACCAGAAGAGATGGGAGGCATATTTCAAATTATGCAATACGACAACTAAAATTCGCGTTTGTGGCGACGACGGGACAATTGGATGCGGTGCCGTTCAGCCAACCAAGTATATTAAAGAGAACTCTATGAAAATTATTGCTGAGTGGAAAGACAGGAAGCCACAAGCGAATAAGAACGGCGAGAAAAATACCGACAAGATTGTTCAAGAATTTACTGCTGAAGATATTCTTAAAATATTCTCGCGCATTACTGAAAAAGAAATGGATATGATGGGATTTAATCCAAAGTGGAATAGACCCGAATGGATGATTTGCACCGTCTTACCCGTTCCTCCTCCAGCAGTGCGCCCTAGTATTATTGAAGAAAATGGACAGCGTCGCGAAGATGATTTGACGCACAAATTAAGCGATATTATTAAAACGAATAAGCAGTTATCTGACAAGATATGCAAAGGTGCTTCTGAGGAAACTATTAAATACGTTGCTATGTTATTGCAATATCACGTATTCACGTTTATTAATAATCAGATGCCTGGACTTGCACCAGCGCAGCAAAGGAATGGGCGCAAACTCAAGTCAGTCTCCGATCGTATGAAGAAGAAGGAAGGGCGTATTCGTGGTAATCTCAATGGAAAGCGCGTAGACCAATCAGCGCGCTCAGTTATTACTCCAGACCCTTATATTAGTATTGACGAACTCGGGGTGCCTATTAAAGTCGCCGTGAATATTACGTTCCCTGAGGTTGTTAATGAGTATAACATCGACAAAATGCGCGAATTGATTAAGAATGGCTCGGAAGTCTGGCCTGGCGCTAAGTATATTAAGAAGAGCACGCGAACGATTAATCTAAAGCACTCTATCGAAAGAGAAAAGAATGCTGCAGAGTTGGTGTATGGCGATATTGTTCATAGGCATCTGACAAATGGCGATTTCATCCTGTTTAACAGACAGCCGTCGCTTCACAAAATGTCTATGATGTGTCATAAGGTTGTTATTATGCCATACCAAACATTTCGCCTCAATGTTTTGGATACGCCTCCCTATAATGCGGATTTTGATGGCGATGAGATGAATTTGCATTGCCCGCAGAATATCCAAACAATGAGCGAATTAATGGATATCGCAGCAGTCCCATATATGATTTTAGCACCTCGCGATGGAAAGCCAATTATTGAGGTTGTTCAGGATACGCTTGTGGGGTCTTACAGATTAACAAAGGATTACACGCGGATACAAGATAAGACACTTGCGAATATTCAGATGGTTAATAGTTATTTTAAAGGAAAACTGAATAAACCCGATGATAATTATATGTATTCGGGAAAAGAGGCGTATTCGCAAATATTACCACCTGGTCTCTTTATCAACCTGAAAAATAAGAAGGAAGAGCAGTTTATTGTTAATAATAGTGTTCTCGCAGCCAATTCGGGTTCATTGGATAAAAAGACCTTTCACGACATTTCAACTGGGTTAATCCCCGTGATATACCACGATTACGGACCATTTGAAGTTAGGAAGTTTCTTGATAATACTCAGCGATTAATATGCCGTTGGCTATTAACATCGGGGTTCAGTGTGGGTATCAGCGATTTGGTTCCCGACAAGAAAACAGAGGAGACGCTGAAAAACAAAATCAAGGAAATGAAGAACTTGGCATATGATAAGTTAGATGACATTAGGAGAGGTATTATTGAGAACAATAGTATATTTAGCAATGAAGAATATATTGAGCGCGAAATCATTGCTATTCTTGATAAGACTACAAATAATGTGGGTAAAATCAGTTTAGACCAGATTGACGATACGAACAATCGTATGATTAATATGGTTAAAGCAGGTTCTAAGGGCAAGGAAATCAATGTAGCGCAAATGATTGCTTGTGTTGGGCAGCAAAATGTCGACGGGAAGCGGATAACATATGGCTTTACAGACAGAACACTTCCTCATTACACTAAATACGATGATGGTCCCGAAGCGCGTGGTTTTGTAAAGAATAGTTTTATTAGCGGATTAACACCGCAAGAAGTATTCTTTCACGCTATGGGTGGTCGTCAGGGTCTCATTGATACCGCAGTTAAAACATCAGAAACTGGGTATATCCAAAGAAGGTTAGTGAAAGCGATGGAAGATTCCAAGATTAACTATGACAACACAGTGAGAACTGCAACAGGCTCCATCATTCAATATATATATGGTGAAGATGGTATGGACGGGTGCAAAATCGAGACCCAATATATTAACACAATTAATAAGAATACTATTGAACTCGATAATGAATATAATCTTAAAAACGCCGAACATCTTAACATTCATATGACAGACGAAGCATTCAAAACCATAAATGCGGAGACGTATAAAAGATGCGCAGCTCATTTTGAAGAGATGCTCAAGGACAAAGAATTCCTTATTAAAAAGGTCTTTAATGGCGAGAAGAAATATATTATTAACTATCCTATTCCGTTCGATCGCATAATTAATATCGCTCATCAGCGCTTACAGGCTCTCGATATTAAAAGGATTAAGACGGATTTGTATCCTGATTATGTCCTAGACAAGATAGAGAAGATTAAAGAGGATTTATATGTGAAAGACAGGATACAAGGAATGTTATATTTCAATATATTGCTGCGACTTCATCTGAACCCTAAAAAGTTAATTATGCATTATCATTTCACAATGGAAACGTTTGACTGGATTGTTTCGCAAATATATGAGTATTTCAATCAGGCTTTAGCACAGCCTGGCGATATGGTTGGTATAGTAGCGGCACAAACAATTGGCGAGTTAGGCACTCAGATGACGCTCGATTCGTTCCACGTATCGGGGACGGCGGCAGCAGTGAAGGCTACTTCGGGAGTGCCGCGATTAAAGGAAATCCTGTCGGCAACAAAGAAAACCAAGACACCGACGCTTATTATCTATATGAAACCTGACGTATCTTGCGTAATTAATCCATTGAAGGATGAGAATGGGGATTTTATCGACCCACGCATTGATATTACTAAGAATAACGCGATTAATATTAAGAACTCTATAGAAATCACGAAATTATCAGACATCCTAAAGCATAGCGAAATATATTGGGATAGCGATCAGATATATGAAACGAATATTGAGCAGGACGTAGGAATTATGAGTATTTATAAAGAATTTGAAAAGATTGAAGAGAATATGTGCAAAGCGCGGACAACATCCCCTTGGGTGTTGCGGCTTGTATTTGACAAAGAGAAAATGAATACCTTTGGTCTTAAGATGATTGACATATATACCAAGCTTAAAACGTCGTATGATAAATACATTGATTGCGTATATAGCGATGATAATGCTGACGAATGCGTATTCAGAATTAAGATGACGGAACAGGCTTTTAATGGGATTGACGAAAAGGATGAGATAGCGACAATTAAAGCGATTGAGCACAATATCGTATATCAAGTATTGCTGAAGGGATACAAGGGAATTAGAAAGGTATCTCTGAATAAAAAGAATTATACTAAATATAATGATGAAACTAATAAATTTGATACTATATTAGAATGGGTGCTGGATACGGACGGAACAAATCTAATCGATATCCTCGCGAATGCCAACATCGATACATCCCGAACTATATCTAATGATATTCGGGAAATATATGAGACGCTCGGGATTGAAGCATCGCGACACGCGTTATACAAGGAATTACTCGCAGTTGTCACGGAGGGCTCTATGAATTACAGACATATGTCCCTTCTTATAGACACGATGACCTACAAAGGACAACTAATGTCTATTGATAGGCACGGAATTAATCGTGGTGATATCGGACCACTTGCGAAGTCGTCATTTGAGGAAAGCACAGATATGCTTATAAACGCTAGCATATTCGCTGAATATGATAAGGTTAATGGAGTATCTGCTAATGTGATGCTTGGACAACAACCACCTTGTGGAACAGGTGATAGCCGCATTCTAATTGACGAGGAACATATGATGGAACTATTAAAAGATGTTGCTGATACTAAAAAGGGAAAATTAGATGCAATCCCTGAAAATAAAGAGGATATCGAAGAGGCTGATGAACTATATACAAATGATGATTTGCAGATTATAATTAATCAAAAAGAAAATAAAAAGGCGAAATGCTATAAATTACCTCAGCAGAAGGTGATAATTAAGTAGGGTAGCGGTATGGGTGGGTTGATGTATGTATATGTATATTATTATTTTTATATTTTAGTAATATGTTCTAATTTATTTTAATTCATATAAAAATTGATTATTGGTATTGCACAATTATACCAAGAACAAACCAACGAACAAGAAGAACCACAAACCAACAAAGAAAGAGAAGAACAAACCAACTGAAAGGAGAACATAAAGTATTATAGAGATGTTTGAAACTGATTGGTTATTGAGAGCATCAGATGGAAAAAATTTTATAGCGAGTTCCAAATATAATATTTGGGGCGTAAGCTCAAAAAAAACAAAAGACGAACATTTTCTTAAAAAAGTTAAACTTGGAGATAGATTATGGTTTATAATGAATAAATCCGAAGGTAAAATACTAGCAGTAGCAACTTATATATCTCACAATAAACGCGAGTTAGGACCACTTATAAATTTTACTAGTTCAAATACAGAACTAGGATGGACAGATGATGGTGATTGGGATACAGAAATACATTATACAGATTTATATAATTTGAGTGATTGTATGTTGTTAACACAAATTGAAGGAAACAAAAATATTAGAAATTATAATGATAATTGTAAAATACATTTAAGTGAAGCATATGAAAACATCAAAATATACAGCAAGGTAACTCGCGAAATGTAAAATTTAGTGATATCTGATATATTATATACTACTCGTTTGTGTGCTACTTGACGAAGAATATGTGTTTGTATTTTTTGCATTTATTATTCTTGTTTTAATTTCTTCTGGGGCATTCTTTAATTCTGTGTATATGAAATTATCGTGATTAATATTGCGAACAACATAGTAGCTTATATGGGTTTTGTCATTCTTTTTATATAGTATTAAAAGCGGTCTGTCGAGTTCGTTATTATCTGCTTTGTATATTGAGGTGGTTATAGATAAATCTTTGTCGTCTGCGCGCTTACTTACATTAACCGCTTTGCCATATTCAGCGCGATGATGGATTATTAATATTGATATATTGAGAACCTTTGAAATCATAAAAAAGGTAATTTCATTCGGATGATAGATATATGCATCGGAACCACGTAGATGTTTTAATATATCGTATCGTTCCTTCGTCGAACTATTATAAAAATATGTGGTTAAAAATGTCTCTAATGTTTTAAATGTTTTTTTAGTATTATTAACGCTATTCATTGCAGTCAAATATGCAGTATAAAAATACGGGTCTTTGAATATATCTTTAATCTTCGTGGTATCTGTTAAATCATTGAGGTTCTTATTAAATTCGTGTTTATAATATTTAAACGTCTTCTTAATTATATCATTATAATCATTCACTATGTCATTATCGATTGATTTAAAATAGCCGAACAATTCTATGATATTACCTGCAGCGTAATCATTCTTAATATATTTTAATTGCCACCATATCTTCTTCTTATATTTTGTCCATTTAGAGTTTAAGTCTTTCGGTGCTCCTTCAAATATTTTTGGCATTACTATAGTGCCCTTCTTGCTGCCGCTATCGCTACCCTTCTTATCCTTCGCATCATTGTCTTTATCCCCCATATAGTCATAGATATTATCATAGTTTAATACGGCACCATCGCGATTATCATATATTACATTGGGGTTTGCTTCGTGATAATATAGTATATTCTTAGGTATCTTCTTTTTTACTAAGTATTGCGTAAATAGCAATTCTTTCCCGTCATCTACAAATTTATCAGACAATTCATTAATATAATCATATTTTGTATGTAAAAGGGTATTCGCATACCAATTATTTATACCTTCCTTTGTAAATATAGGTATCTCTTCTAATATTATTTGTATTTTCTTCTTGTTATTATCTTCATCATCGCTAACCATATCTAATAAGTTTTTAATGAAAGTTGCCCGTCCCTTTTTAGAATGCTCGCGTAGTTCGCCGCTTTTGCTCTCTAACAAAACCAATAATTTATTTTTGACTTGTAGCCTCGCGCTTGCCCATCTCTTAATAACATTAGCATTTTTATCGCTATATTCTTCAAATTCGCTCTTTTTCCCAAAAAGAATTATTTGACCATTGCTGATAATGCTGCTATCGCCGCTATCACTATGAATTGTTAGCGTATTCTTCATTATCTCAGATGTTCTAACATTATTTACTCCGATATCTAATGTAATACCGAAATCCTTTAGCATATTGATTTTATTCTCAAACTTGGCATATACCTTATTTACGATTGTTATATTATATGTATCACCTATTATATCATCTAAGAATACCACATTATTGATATTAAGTTCCTTCATTAAATACGGCAGTATGATAGTGCCTTGTTGCTTAAAACGTATTAAAATGTTGTTCTTTAGCATTATCTTGTCAATCGTATAATTATCATTAATTATTATGGTTTCAATGCTATACTTTTGACTTTGGTCTTTTATTAGATTATTTATATATTTTAAATTACTAAATATGTTGTTTTTTTTATTGTTATTAGGATGGTAATTGATAATATTCTTGATATTTGTGTATTCGCTTAGCAGCATATGTTTTTTCTCCATATTAATTGTTTTTATTATTAGAGGCTCGTAGAAATAAATGTTATCGCGGTCTTTCATAATCTCATATAATTTATTATCCCGATGCTTATTATTATCGTCGTTTTTTCCATCAACCTTCCATTTCTCTTTTAATATCATTATTATTTCAGGTTTCTTTTGTAAGCCATAATATGATATTATGTCATCAATATAATCAGGAACAATTAAATTAATACTTGGTATAATATTAGCACTATTAATGGTATTCTCCCATACTATTAATAATTTCTTATATACGAAGGCTACTAAGCTATATAAATATTGGACACCTTTGTCTTCAGGGTAATTATCTGCTGAAATATACTCTATAAATTTCTTGTATGACTTATAAATATACAGCAGACGCGATATTTTAAATACTGCCTTTTCGTTTTTACTATCAAACTTAGGAAGTTCAATATTTATTTTGTTTTTCTTATTGATGTTATAAAGATGCCTCTTTAATTCACCATATAAATCCTTGTTATACTCATACAATACTGGCTCGCTATCTCCGAAATCCTTGCATATATTTCCATTGTCAAGCGACAAATAAGTTAGGATATCTATTTTATTTTTAATATTTTCTATGAAGGTATCCTTTGTTTCGTCGACTAAATATGCGATGGTATTTATTATATTATCGTATTTATTTCCATATTTTTCAGGGATTTCGTCGATATTAATTAACCCCTTCCTTAAAATACACCGCTTCTTATTAATATTATTAGGCGACCTACAGGCATCTAGGTATTCCTTGTAATTGACTGGATACAATATTTTATATAATTCTTCTGGTATATCTCCAAATCGTTTATTATAATATATTGGGTAGTTCTTCATAATATAATTCTTGTCTTTGTCCGCTTTGTCGTCTGCTTTGCTGTCCGCTTTGTCATCTGCTTTGTCATCTGCTTTGCCGTCTGCTTTGTCATCGGCTTTTATTAATTTTTTACCACAACAGGGTATGTTATCTTTCTTTTTTAAATATACATATCTTGGCAAATTTTTATTTTTCATATCATCATTTAACCGCATAGGTTTCTCATCAATTGCAGGGCATTTTGCATTAGGGTTTCCCTCGTCCAGCGGCACATTACTTTTAGGGCACCATAAGCGGGGGCATATATAATAATTATTATTATGCACAATGGAATTATCAAAATGCTTATTTAAGCCTTTCTTTTCAAAATCAACGTATTCTTCCTTCGATAGCGGGATGGGCTGCTTCACCCTCTGGCATTTGCGAGATTTATTATTATCATTCCATAAATCCTTGTCAGCGTTTTTCAATTTATTAATTAAATAATTCTTGGTGTCATCTTTATTTCCTCCGCTTGTTTCGCTACTCGATGAAAGGTATCTGTTTTGTATACGTATATCAACAACAGGCGAATGCGAGTCTTGCTTATCGGACGTTATATCATCCCCTGTAGATTGTTTGGCTTTAATGGTTTTTTCTATTATTTTTGATACCCAAAATTCTAAACTTTCAAATTCGAAGAAAGATTTCGCATTTTTAATATCAACCATATATCCACTAGCCTCCTTTTTAACAATAATTTTGGTATCCTGAATATCTGCGGCATCTTTAACGTTTATCTTGATGTTATTGATGAGCGCGTCATCCTTTATCTTTTTATCAACCGCCCCTCTGTCTTTGTAATTTGCAGTTCTTTTATAGTAATACTCATTATCTTTAAGGGCAGTAAAGATAGTCGATGCTTTAATCTCTTCTTTTAAATCATCAAACTTCGTTTTGTAGGTATTATATTTTACGCGAGCATTTATGCTCTTTTCCTTTAATACAATGTCAATATTCAAAACCTTATTTATATATGCATTCAGTTCTTCTACATATTTTAGTATATCACTGATAGTTATCCCGTTGTCGATTTGGTAATTAAAAGTAAGATTAATAATACCATTCGCATATATTGTAATAACAATATTTTTAGTATAATATATATTTATACATTCTTTCGCGTCATTCGTTAGTTTGAATATTCTACTTAACTCCTTCCTGTTTTTAAAAGCGTGTTTCTTGTATAACCTATAATATGCCTTGTTAAAGTTATTATTAATATATTGGATTAAATGTATTTTAGCGGTTGTTGATAATATATCGAAAATTCCTATCAAAGACGGCATATCAGTTATATATCCGCCGAAAACAACATTGTAATACTCTTCTGATAATTTTTGATTATTCACAATATTTAATTTATATAGTTCGATTATCTTGCTATCAATTGCAGCCTTGTAGGTATTACTTTTAAATCTGACATTATCATAATAATACTTATTATCAAAATCAAAATCGCTTTTAAATACAATATTAATTATGTCGGTTGTATCAAATAAATCCTTAGACTTACCATATTTTTTATCTATAGGTTCATTTATTTCGTCTGACTTCCTGTCCGTTGATTTAAAGGGATTAACGTCATAACCTTTCCATTTAATAGCACCTATGTCATATAAGAAAGGCTCGTCTTTCACCCAAGCATAATAGGGAGCCTTGTCATCGTGTTGTTTGTGTTTGCTGCTATCCTTATTTATGTAATACGCTATTTTATTGATTGCATCTTCTTTGCTACTATCCTGAAATATATGTTCATTGATAACATTGATTGATGTGCTATAAGTATTACCTGTATCGGTGTCAAAGACGTATCTGATGTAGTCCCTGCTATTTACCCATTTATAGACATAAACAGGTTTTATTATATTCATTAATTAATATTTTATATATCTAATAAAATATGAAGAAAATCATATTTTTTTATTGAAATCTTAATATAGAAGACTTATAAAAAATAAAAATTATAATGAGTATTTCAAATCTGCTTAATACGCTTGAAAATATAAAGCACGAATATTTAATACAAACTTTGGAAAAGTATACTGAGCAAATAACTGCAGAAGACCTCAAAAAGAAAGAAGATGAGCGAAAGGCACTTGATGAACTTATAAAACCCGCTGAAGATGCTAAGAAGGCTGTGGATGATAAGAAGGCTGTGGATGATAAGAAGGCGGTGGATGATAAGAAGGCTGTGGATGATAAGAAGACTGGAGATGCTAAGAAGGCTGCAGATGATAAGAAGAAACTTTCCCCAGATGCAAAGAAATTTGAAAATAATATTATGGATACTTTAAAATGGGTATTTGTAGGTATTGGTCTCTTTTTATTTGTATTAATTATACTTGGATTTGCATATTGGTTTATGTATAGCGGGGCTGATACAAACAAAGAAGAAGGTGGTGTTCAGGATAACGATGTTGTTCCTCCTGCTATTTACCCTGCCAATCCTTATAGCAATGCTAATAATGCAAATCCTTATAGTAATGCTAATGCTTCAAACTCTTCTAGTTCATCTCCAGTATCTGCTAATGCTCCTATAAATGCTTATAGTTCTTCTAGTTCATCTCCAGTATCTGCTAATGTTCCTGTTAATAATCCTACGAATAATGCTATCGCTGATGAAAAAGAGAAGAGTTTTTCAGTGTTTTCATTTCTTTCACAAGCAAGTAATAAGGATGTAGTTCCTGTTGAACCACATGCGCCAGTAGCACCAGCAGCGCCAGTAGCGCCAGTAGCACCAGCAGCATCAGCAATACCAGTAGCAGCATCAGCAGCGGCAGTAGCACCAGCAGCAGCACCATATATATCATCAATAATAAATGTTGATAAATCGATATCTGCTATACCTTCTCCTATTGTTAAAGAGGTTGGTAAATAAGATACAAAGGTGTAAAAAGAAGCAAGGCAGCGAAGAAGCGAAGCAGTTCCTTATAGCATATTGCTATATTGCATATTGCTATTACTATAATTTTTCATATAATAGCTTATATATATACCGATTACTATACCAAGACCAAGAAACATAAATGTATTTGATAAATAATAGGCTACATAAGCCAGTATAATAAATATCAAAGAATAATAATAGCCCAAATATTCTGTTAGCCAAAATAAATAGTTTAGCATTATCTATATAAAATTTAATATTTTAAATTATTAGCGGTTTAATGTGTCCCACGCGAATATCAGTATTAATCATAATATGATAACCTGCTTGCGTTAGTTTCCTGCAAAAACTTACATCTTCGCTGCAAATATCGCGAATTACTGAGCCATCCTCTTTCTGAATAGTAAGGATTTCCGAGTCAAAGAATGGATATTTGATTTTCTCAAACACCTCCTTTTTAATAGCCATAAAACCCATTCCGCTATAAACAACAGGGTAATATTTGATGTTCGTCTCTTCTTTCCACTTTTCAATCTCTTCAGGTGTTACAAATTGAAATGTTCCCTTCTCCTTAAAGTAGGTCTGATCCCAATCCTTGACGAATGCATAATTAACTAAATCAGACATTCTATACATTCCTGCGACGATGGGATGTTCATCCGTCGCTTCAATTAATTTGATGATTTGTTCGTAAGTGAAAACGATATCACTATCGATAGTAATCCAAACGTCGAAATCTTGCCCATTAAATGGCTTCTGGTCTTCGCCTCGCAATACGTCGAGCCCAAGCGTAGCCATCCTTACAAAAGGAACATAAGAGCCTGTTGCTGGCGAAATCATAATATCATAGCGACGTGTTTCCCACAATCTGCTAATCGTCGCAGTCCAAGCAATTAAGAATTTGGAACTAAAGTTATCGCCCGGAAGAGCGAATACAATCTTTTTTACTGGCTGTGGTGGCGCAGTTGGCGCAGGGGCTGCCTCAGCAATCGCATTATCCACAACCGCATTATCATCAACTATCGACATTATTATTATAATTAGTAATATAATTAATATTCTTATATATTTTTTTTTAAATCATCAAATTTCAAAAAGGAAAATATAAAAATTGATATAAAATATATATAATATAATTAATAAATAACATACAATGTCTTCAGGCGAAAATAGTATGCTTACTTATGATATTGAACTGGATAGTAATTCACCTCGATGTGGGCAGCCTAGTAAAATCAAGAAGTTGCTAAAGCCCCATCAGTTGGCGTGTTTATACAAGGCAATCTATATGGAGAATGTCGGTTCAATAACATACCAGAACAATTCTTATAATAGGGACGCTAATCTAAGGAATATCCCGCATTCCATCAAGATTTCCACAAATATCGGTATTATTGGGGATATCGTAGGATATGGTAAAACTCTTACTGCGCTATCAATTGTTGCACATAATCCTTTAGATAAAATACACGTCAATAATATGAAGGTTCATAGTTTCCACAGCGCAAAAGCATACAATTATTTTACTGCCGTATCAGAAAATGTAAGTTTGCCTAATTTAAATAATATGATTAACTCGACGCTCATTATAGTTCCACGCGGACCCGTGTATGTTCAATGGGAGAAAACATTGAAAGATGCATCCGACCTCAAGTATATCGCCATAGATGATTTAACCTATATTAAGAAAAATATGCCGCATCCTAAGAAAAATAATGAGCGCCAAATCATAGATTACTTTAATCAATTCGATGTTGTTCTCATTAAAAATACTACATTGGATAGATTGCTAACCTACTATAACTGCCCTGTTTCTAATACCAAGCATTTTATATATAACTGGAAGCGAATTATGATTGACGAATGCCACGATATCATTAACAAGATTGAGATATTCAACTACCTGTTTATATGGCTAATTAGTGGGACTTATTTTAATATGTGTAATAAGATATCCTCGTCGTCCTATTCGCAATACTATAATATCAAGGATATACTCAGAGAAGATTACATTAACTATATTTTAGTGAAATGCAATAAGGATTTCGTAAAGGATAGTTTTAAGATACCGCCTATTATCGAGCATTATCATCTCTGCAAAATGTCTAAATATTTGAAGATTATCAAAAAATATATTAATAGTGCTATTTTAGACAAGATTAATGCCAATGATATCTCAGGGGCTATCAAAGATTTAGGAGGTAAAAATGAAACAGAAGAGGGTATCGCTACATTGATTTGCGCAGATATGAATAAGAGCCTCTCGAATAAGCAGAAGGAGCGCGAATATATATTGGGTCTCGATATTGCAGAAGACACTAAAGCGGCAAGGATAAAAACCATTGATAATGAGATTGTAATAATCGAAGGGAAAATCAAAGATTTGACAGAGCGGATTACTGAAATCAATAGTAAAATATGCTCTATCTGTTTGGATAATGTGTCGCAACCTATTATATTAGAATGCACCCATATATTTTGCGGCGGCTGCCTTTTTAAGTTTCTCAACTCGAATACAAATAATTCGGTTAATAAGAAATGCCCTGATTGCCGTGCGGAAATTAAAAGTCCCGAAGATATGACTGCGATTGTTAGCGCAGTTGCGAGTATTAAGAATGAGATTACAAATGATATTGCGCCAGCCGATGAGAATATTAGTAAAATAGGAAAAGGTATTCTTAATAAAGAGGATACTTTGTTAGAAATAATTAAAAATAAGCCAGATGGGAAGTTTATATTATTTAGCAGGGTCGATGTATTTACTAATATCATAAAATTATTAGTATCTAATGGTATTACATTCGCTGAATTAAAAGGAAATACATCGCATATGATGAACGTTTTAAAGGATTTTAAAAATGGCAGCATTAACGTTATTTTATTAACTACGCAATATGCGGGGTATGGCATAGATATTAATTATGCGACTGATGTAGTAATCTTCCACTCTATGGCAGTAGATAAGCAACAGGCTATTGGTCGAGCGCAAAGAGTGGGGAGAACAAATAATTTGATTGTGCATAACTTGTGCTTCGAACACGAATTAGAAGAGAACAATCAAGTTGCTGCTATGTAATGCTATGCAATAAAAAATAATATGTAATACTTAATATGTAATACTTAATATATACAATAAACACCCAATAACTTTACATATTATTTTTTATTTTTTCATAATCCTTTGCGAATTATAAGAATTATTAACGCCTAAAACTATCGAGATATTGTTGCCTTTCGTAGCGTTTATATGCTTCGCTTTCCTCACGAGGAACAAGTCGGTATGGATTGGTGTAGTTATCAGGTGTGCTATAGAAGAACGACATTATCCAAGCCATCATATGAGCCGTGAAGATAATGAGAAAGATACAGAAGAGGAACATTGCGAAAGCCGTCATTGTGCTTTGCTGCTTTGTTAGTGGTGCTTTGTTGCTTCTTTGCAATACTTTGCTACTTCTCAAGGTTGTGCTTTGATATAATAATCTTAGCAATATCAATCAATATTTATTATATTTGTGATAAAATCGAACATATTTATTCTAATCATTTTATACGTGAATAATATAAAAAATGATAAGGAAACACATATAAATAATTAATCATATAATTAGTTAATATATATTAACTTAAAAACACTGCAACAATGGTAGATGAAAGAAATGCGCAGCGTGGTGCTGATGTCCATAAAAGAAGAATGAACAGGACTGGATACTACACATCCAATTATTTCGAATGTATTGATAGCACGTGCGTTCGCGTTTCCAATGATAAACAAAAGTATTACCTAAATATTGCTGCAAAGATTGCTATTAAATCGCCGATGTTTAACCACAAACACGGGGCAGTAATTGTATACAAAGATAAAATTATAGGAACTGGCTATAATTATTATATGGCTGATTTTAGTATCCACGCAGAAGTCGCGGCAATCTCGAGTATTCGCAAGAAACAAAAGCATATACTGAATGAATGCGATATATATGTTGTTCGAATAGGACCCGACCGCTTTAATAATCCCTTAAAATATTCAAGACCTTGCACTAATTGCAGCAATACAATTATTAAAAACAATATAAAGAATGCTTTTTATTCTACAAATTACGAATATGATATTATTAGAGGATGTGTAGAAGCCAAAAAAGAAACTGATGCGTATGATGTTAATAGATGCGTTTTTCAGTGATATGCCTAGCATTTGCTAGGATATACTTTGTATATACAAGGTATATACAAGGTATATACAAGGTATATACAAGGTATATACAAGGTATATACAAGGTATATACAAGGTATATACAAGGTATATACAAGGTATATACAAGGTATATACTTTGTATTCATTAAATAGTTAGAGATACTCGAGGGATTATTCTTTTAATATTCTTTTTTACTATCGTTTGTCGGTCTTCGTCAAAAATACGCTTTAATAGTTCTTCACCAGACAATTCCTTGAATTGAATGATTTTTGTTTTTATGTCATTCATTTTGATAGGAACAATGCATTCCTTTACATTGGTTTTAATGCGTCCGTGTTGCGTATTTAGGTCATTATATTTAAAATTGAACATAAACTCTTCAATCTTATTATTAAGAACTCTTTGGTAATTCTTCCGCTCCTTCATCGCAATTTTTAATTTCCTAATCTGGTCGTCATATTTAAACCAATCATTAACGAGGTTCTTGAAGGTATCTAATTCCTCTGCAGTAGGCTCTACCTTTTCCTGATTAATAATATTATCTACAATATTATCATCATTCATTTTTATTTATATATATTAATATATTATGTAATATTTATATATATTTATACTTTTATACAAATACCATATATCCCTCTATCCCTTTACAAATTTGTTAATATCCTTTAGTGTTCTTTCACCATTATATTCTCCCAGTTTTTTCCCATTCTTATACTTTGCGATTGTCGGAAATCCATTAACATTCTTTTTATATTTTGCTTTTAGATTTTTAATATGTGATACCTCGACATTTAAGATATCACAATCCTTCGCATTATTATATTTTTTACATACTTTATCCCACGTAGGTCTTAGTGCAGCACAATGCCCGCACAAATTCCAATAATACAATATTGTTAGGTTAGGAGACCTTTCGATAACATCATTAACCTGCTTTTTATTTTCACCTGTTAATAAATAAATCATAAACTCAAGTATCTTCTTTAACATATTTAAATATTATTTTTTATAATTTATTAAGTAAAGAAGAAAGATAAAGATGAATTATTATGAAATAGATTATGATAAAAACTACGACGCGAAACTATTGAGTGCTAAAGCGGCTTGCAAAAATATGTCAGCATTATCAAGTGTTTATACAATGCAACAGAATACTTTATTCGCGGACAGGATAAATATGGATATCTTCAATTACCATAATAACTTTAATAGAGACGCTTATGATATAAAAGGGGATGAGAGCGAACTGCTACAAGGCTTCTCTATAAATAAAAAGAGTTGCATATATAAACGCCCAGAATTCAATAATGGCACTTGGGAAGACCAGTATCAATCAAGCGACACATTTAAAAATAATATTAATACCTATAAATTATTTGATTACCAAACGAAGAGCAAGGTAAAGGTTATAAAACAATAAGCCCCAAAGTCAATATATAGGCATCTATGTATTCGCATAGATATTTTAGAACAATTATCCCGAAAATTATATTGAACATTCTTATAATATAATATATTTTTTATTTACTATATTATTTATTTTTTTATATCAAATATATATATATTATGGTAATTGTTCTTTATGTATATACAATATAGTATTGTCTTCCCACTTCATACACATTTTATTTAACTGAAGTTTCCAAAGTGTTAGCACGGGGGCTCTCACGGGGACACTTTTAACATATATATATATATATTTATATAAATAAAATTGAAAATTGATTATTAGTATAGTATAGAATATTAGATAGAATATATAGAGATGACCCCTACAATTTATATAGGAGCACACATTAATCGCGAAAAAACCATTGTGAAAACTATGGAAGCCATTACAAAGAATGGTGGTAATTGTTTGCAGTTATTTGTTTCTAACCCCAGAAGCGCATCCCTTGTTAATATAGACAATTATATAAATACTGCCGATGATATAAAGGAATATTCAAATAAAATTAATTTCAAGACTATTATACATTCATCCTATACTATAAACTTGGCTCGCGACTTCAAAAATGGGAAACGCGCAGTTCCTATTGAAGAATGCTTCTGGGTGCAGTTATTATTACACGAATTGAAGATTTCGCATTTAATCAATTCGCTTGGCGTAGTTGTGCACGTCGGAAAGCATACTACATTATCTTATAACAACGGGTTAGATAATATGCGAGCGGCGCTTGAATATATTATAGATGTATTACATATGAATAATATAAAAACAAAGATAATTATTGAAACCCCTGCAGGTCAGGGAAGCGAATTATTAACAGATTTACACGATTTTATTGCATTCTATAATAGTTTTACAAATGAGCAAAAAAAGTATTTAGGTATATGCTTAGATACTGCTCACGTATGGGCAGCGGGTTATGAAATATCTGAAGCATATGAAATTATTTGCAATAAAAACGCCAATGATTTGATGGCTATACATATTAATAATAGTATTGTCGCTAAAGGAAGCAATGTTGACAGACATACTACATTATTTGATAGCACGAATGGAACAATCCCTCCTAATACATTCAAACATATGCTTGAATTGATTAAGGGGGAGAAACATAAGCCAATGATAATTTTAGAAACGCCTTCCTTGCAATTATCAAAAGAAATCAAGTGGTTGCATAGTATTTGATATCCGATAAACCACCAATCCTTGTCCAGTTTTTAGGAAAAAGGTCAGCAGTATTTGTTCCCTCGTAGTTTTGCCCAAACCAAGTATTCGGATAGCATATGACAGGCGCAGCCGAAGAAGACAAATAAGCGCCAAACCAAGAAAACGTGCTATTCCCAATAATGTAATGTTTCGAAGATGTCATAATTAGTAATTGTTGCCAATCAGGGATATCATCAGACACCTTTTTATATTTTAGTTCCTTCCCATATAATTCCTTTAGCGCATTATTAATTACTGCATTGTAATCATTAACAACTGCATTGTCGTTTTTTTCACAGAAATATAGGATTTCGTGGGTATATATATCAACGCCTTTATTCATTAGCGTTTTAAAGGCTTCAATGTAATATTCGGGTTTTTGCACAGGATGAAACAATTGCAAGTTATGATAGTCTCCCATACGATAATGAAGCGTTATTGTGTTATTAATCGTATATTCAGGGTGCTTTGTTAAAACCTTGTTAATATGCTCATCAAGCCCTATAATTCTCCTAATTTTATTAATATTCTTTTCAAAATACTTATAACTTTGAAAATAGCCTTCTAATATGGTATCCTTGTTAAAAATAGGGATTTCCTTGTAGTGAAAATGAGGTTCTGGATATTTTTCATTAATATCTATGGTATTTGATACTTTGTGGCTAATATTACTAAATAATGTATCCCAGTAATATTGGCGATACCCAATATCACCCGTAGCATATAACTTATAACTATTGCTATTATCGATGTAATACGATAAAGCAGCGAATATTTTAAACAATTGATTACCTATACCACCGCTTATCACAATACCTATATTATTCATTATTATTAATAAATAATGAATTATTTTTATATATAATTGTTGCTTCGCATAAATATGTAATAATTACTATCTAATAGAAATAAAAAATTGATGATGTTCTTTGAATTTTCATAGCAAGAACAAACAAAGATGATGACGCAAAACCAAACTATCGCCGCCGCTGCTGCTGCCAATGCTACCGCTACCAATGCTGCTGCTACCGCTGCTACCGCTACCTCAAATAGCATCTCGAGTATTAGCGACACTAACAAAGTAGTCTATCAAAGAATGTTTGATAGATGGGCTGAACCTCTCTAAGAATACCAGTGAATATATGATATATATTTTGTAATATATGATATCTATTTTTTATTTATGATATGATATTTTTGGAATAAATATGTTATAATTTATATCATAACTATTAAAAATTGATTAATGTTGCTAACTTTAATATAACAAAGCCAACCACTTAAACGACCAATCGAACAGCAAACCAACAAGCAAATTGAACAACGAACCAACCAGCAAATCGAACCTAAAGGAACTCTTCATTAGCAATGGCTTCTACTTCTCCAATTGCTGTCGCTGCTATCGCTACTATCGCTATTCGTGTAAAGGAGTTGATGGCAAAGATGCCAGATACTCTTAACACTAAGAAGGATATCGATGAATATTATAAGAAGATAGTTAAGGATGCTAAGGAAGCCATCAATGAAGAAAAGAAAGCAAATAATGGAGGAAAAGCACCACGTAAGGCACTTGGAGTAAAGCCTGCTAAGGTAGCGAAAGCAGCGAAAGCGGAGCCAAAGAAGCGTGTTAAAAAGGCAAATGTTGATGCGGATGGCAATGAAATTGAAAAGGTTAAGAAGCCTCCCAATGCATATCAAAAGTTCATTCAAGATAATCGCGCTAAGGTAAAAGAAGAAAATCCTGATATGACTGGAGTAGAAATATTTACTTTGCTCGCTCAGAAATGGAATGAGCATAAGAAGGCAATGAATGACGACGAAAGTAATGATGAAGACAAAGACGACTGCTGTAGCGAAAGCAGCAAGGGCAGTAAGAAAAAAGATACTTCTGATGACGACGATATTACAGAAGATGATAAGGATAAGAAGAAAGCGGCTATTAAAGCAGTAAAGAAGGCTACAAAGAAGGTTAGTTCTTAAATAATATAATTAAAGGGGGTATAGTTGTAAAGTAGAGTATGTAGAAGGTATATGTAAATATATTTGTATGTAGTATATATTTTTATATTTTTTGTATTTATAATGGTGGGAAATTATAACAAAATATTAAAAAATACTATTTAAAAATATAAAAATTGATGATGTCTTCTGTTATTATGTAATTTAATAACTAAAATACAATGACTATTTCTATTAAAATCAAGGAGATTATGGCGAATATGCCTAATACGTTGAATACCAAAAAAGAAGTTGATGATTATTATAAGAATGCTATGGCAAAGGTTATGAAAGATAACAAAGCAGATAACGAAAATAAGCCAAGGAAGGAACTTAATGCATATCAGAAATTTATGAAGGAAAATATTAGCATCGTCAAGAATGAAAATCCCAAATTAACAGGACCCGAAGTATTCTCTATTATTGCAGCAAAATGGAAGAAGCAAAAAGAAGTAGATGGAGTTAAGGTAGAAGAAGATGATGTTAAAGTAGATAATGTTAAGGTAGAGGATGATGACATTAAAGTAGCAGATGTTAAGGTAGATGATGATGACATCAAAGTAGCAGATGTTAAAGTTAAGGAAGACAAAGAAGTCGTCAAGGAAGTAAAGAAAAAGGAAAAGAAAGTCAAGTAAAACAGATTAAAATATTTGCAATGTATATTGATATAATATACATAACACCTACAATGATAATACATAGATATTCGATTTATTTATATATTTTTTATAATTTCAAGGTATGTAGCAAACCCATCAGCAGTATTCAAGTCGTTGTTATAACTTGTTAAGCGAACATCAAAATGAACCCAGTTTTTTCTATATTTTTCTGGGATAAAATGCATCAAAAATAGAGATGCCATTAAGCCATCGCTATTAATACATTTATAACCCGAGTTCTTGACATCCGCAATATTTGATTTAATATAAGTAATATATTCAGACCAAGCAGGTAATCTAATACTTTTTTCAGCGTATTCATTGTTATACATTTCAATATTCTTAGCAATTTTATCATTTAATGTAAAATATGTAAAGCTTGTGTGGCAATGTATTCGCTCAGACCACCCTGTTAATGTAGCATAGTCGAATATATAATCAGGCTTATACTTTTCGCAAGCATATGCTAATGCATCCGCAAGTATCAATCTACCTTCAGCATCCGTATTAACAATCTCAACACTTGTTCCATCATATGCTTTAATAATATCATTCGGTTTTAAGGATGAACCAGATACAACATTTTCAACTAATGGACATACGCAGATGACACTATGCGTATACTTGTTATCTACTAAATATTTGAATAGCCCTAATGATATCGCTGCACCTTCCTTGTCCATATACATTTTTTCCATACTTTTCCCAGTTTTTATTGAATACCCTCCAGTATCTATTGTGACACCTTTGCCTACTAAGCATATTGTTTTTTTGCATTTAGGAGGTTTATATTCTAATACTACAAAGCAAGGTTTATTATTAGAAGAGCCACCTACCGCATCAATAAGCCGCAACCCCATATTCTTAATATCATTGTGATTATATTTATTTACCTTAACATACTTTGTATTATGAAACAAACTGCAAGCATATGCTCCTAACTTTGCAGGAGTATATATATTAGAAGGCTCATTGATAATATTGCGCGTAAATTTAGAATAGTCCACTATATTCGTTAAATGTTCAAGGGCAGTTCTTTTGAATTGCGGTATATCGAAATATATATTGCTTTTATTTTGAACACTTTTATACTTATTAAATACATATAAACCTTGCATAATCCTATAAACAAACCCCTTGACAAACTTTTTGTTTAATTTAGTAAGATTAAAAGAGATATCCTTGTTATTGCCGCTGCTACTATCTCTATCATCGATACTATTAACTATTGATTTGATATCAATAGATTTTAATAATATATCTAAAGTATTATTTATTAATATATTAGCATCATCGGTTTTGCTAGAAGATACAATAATATGTTTAGCCTTAACCCCCATTCTAATATATATATATTTTATATTATATAGTTGCCGATATAAGTTGGGAACCTCGCAATTCATATATTTTATCAGCGATTTCCAATGCAGACCTTCGATGTGCAATGATTATCATAGTGCTATTTTGATTTCTAAAGCATTCTTTTATTGTTTGCTGGACTAGTTCTTCGCAATATGGGTCTAGAGCAGACGTTGCCTCGTCGAATATTATTATTTGCGGTTTTCTTATAAGCGCCCTTGCGATTGATATGCGTTGCTTTTGACCACCCGATAGCGAACTCAATTCAGTTCCCTCAAGTTTTGTCTGGTATTTATTAGGAAGTTTAGAGATGAACTCGTGAGCATTGGCGTTCTTGGCTGCCTCTATTATATCTTCTTCGCTTACTTGGCTATTATCTAAGCCATACGCGATATTATTAGCGATTGTATCTGAAAATAGAATGCTGTCTTGGGCTACATATCCGACGTGCTTCTTTAGCCATACGCTATCATAATCGCTAATATTCACATCATCGATTGTTATGCTGCCTCCAGCGGGCGACAGCGTATTAACTAATAATTTAGCGAGTGTGCTTTTGCCGCATCCTGAAGCACCCACAATTGCTATTTTATCTCCTCTATTAATTTTAAAATTAAAATTGCTTAAGATTTGCTCAGTAGAATTCTCATATTTAAAAGACAGCGAATTGAAGGATATGTTGCCAAGCAAAATATTATTGCGTGGTATATAATAGCCGCTCGTATATTCGGGAGCATCTAGGATAGACGTAATACGCGCATAAGGTTCCTTGCATTTTATGAACTCGTTTTTCATATCAAAGATTGTTTTGATTGTAGAATATAGCCCCTGATTATGAAGAATAAATATAGTAAGTCCTTCAATCGTGTTCAAGTAGTTCGCGGATAATATAATAAGAATTGTTGTGATTGTTGGTATATTGCTAACTATCAATAGATTGCTTCCATACAAGAGGCTTTCCTTACTATTATATTTAGCGATTGCACCAGATATCTCATTGTATTTATTAAGCGAACGCAATTCATTCGCATACGTTTTTATAACTGAAATGTGAGAGATTGTTTCGTGCGTATATGTATTTAGTTCCTTGCTTAATTCTTCGTAATTCGTCATCATCTTTTTGTGGATTTTCTCGTAGCACTCAGATATCAAATAATTAACTGGTATTAAAACTAAAGCAATCGCAGTAAGTTTCCAAGATATATTCGTTAATAACCAGAATGTTATTACAACCTCTATAATAGAACGCGATAATACGTTCATATTTAGGGAGATAATATCAGATACAACCCTCGCATCGTTATTTACGCGCTCCAACAAAGAATTCACAGGCTCCGTTTCATAAAACTTCAAAGGTTGATTTAAAACCTTTCTATATACAATACTACGCAATTGATGGTTCATACATTTTTGCGAATATACGAATAACCCGCCTCGCAGCGAAATTGCTATCATAGATATCAGATTAGTAGAAAATAATAGATACATCCTTTCTTTTGAAAAGTCGCCTAACATCATCCTACTTGTATGCTCACTTGCATTAACATTATAATACGAACCTATGCAGCCGCATAGCAACCCCAAAATACTATATTTAATATTATTGCCACATAACTCTATATATCTTCTTATCATATTGAATGAATATATTATATGTAATGAATATGTTTGTAATATATGTAATGAATATATATTTATATGTATATATTTATATGTATTATAATATCAAAAATTTCTTGGCTACGAATAATAAATAATGTTCGCCATCCCGCAAAAGCGATATATAATTATAGATATCGCCATCTTTTTCAATAAATTTATTTGTTCCCGCAGTTTTGCGAAATTTAACTATTTTGGTTAAATTGGACACACTTTGTATTGTTTCATAATTTAACCAATAACGTGGAATAGCCTTGATATCACTCGTGTTTTTCAAGTTTATTTTTTTGAACAATATCTTTCTAAATATGAAAATTTGGTCATCGCCTGTAAAATATCCATCTGTTTCAGCATAAATTTTCATATATTCATCTAATAATATATTGACATCTATACTTGCTTTAAGTTCGCCCGTCCTTTTATGATAATACTTATTCTTTACATAGTTTATCAACGTATTATCCCAATCTAATACATCAACTCCATCTGCTGATATTGCAATATCCATATATCGGTTGAGGCGATTTAAGAATATATTCTTGCCAAATGTATATATATATAATACTTGCATATATTTCATTGCTTTCGAAAATAACTTCCTTTCTTTATCATAATCTCCTCTTTTTCGTTTGCTCGGGTGTATGAAATATCTTAGTCGTTTGGATAATTTACTATATTTGGGAGGCACATCAGTGTCATCTACTTTTACGAGAGATTTGCTAACAATGTTTGAATACCCCTTTTTATCATTATCATATTTTTGTATAGTAAAATCGCTAAACAACTCCTTTGCCTTTTTTATTCCCTCTCCGTATTTAGCGTATTTACTGGCAATCAATAACTCTATATGTATCAAACGATTATACATTGCTTCCAAAGTTCCTGTATATAAACAATAGTCAAATATCGCATTTATAAAGCAATCTCCATCGCCTACTGCGTTTATCAAGTAAATCTTTGGATTATTCTTGACGATTTCATAGTCCCTACTTCGCGGCGCATTCGTGTCTGATGATTTGCTCGTGAATGAATGCGAATATTTATCAGATTTATCGGATTTCTTTTTCATCATATTTATTATTTGTAAATAATCTGGTGTTCCTTTCTTTGGGGAACACCATTTATCTTTCCCTTCATTATACTTTTTTAAAGCATCGATATATCTCATTACTATTCTTATTCTATATAAACATTCTATAAAAAATGATATATCGATAAATATCGATATTTATCGATATTTATATATCTACTATATAGAAAATGACCGAAATCAACATCTTTCTATTTCGCAGAGACTTTCGCATAGTCGATAATTTGGCATTGAATAAGTTGATAGAGGAATGCGGAAACAAAGGGATATATCCTATGTTTATATTTAATCCCAAGCAAATATATGCCAAGAATAACCAGTATTTTAGTAATAACTGCGTTCAATTTATGATAGAGAGTTTAGATAGCCTTGACCAACATATCGATGTAAATTATTATGAAGGCGACGATATCGAAGTATTAACAAAGTTATCAAAAAAATACAAAATCAATTCTATAGCGTATAACAAAGACTACTCGCCATTTGCTATAAAACGGGATGGTATTATAGAGGCTTGGGCGAAAAGCAAAGAAATCCGCATTATAACTGCAGAGGATTACACGCTTTACCCAATGGGAACTATTCTGAATAACAAAAATGAGCCATATCAAGTTTTCACACCATTTTATAAGAAATCCTTGTTAATCAAAGTGAAGGCACCTGAGCCATTAGCAGCAAAACACATAAACGTTATAGGTATTAAAAATATCAAAAAGTTCGACAAGAATAAATATTACGTAGTTAATGATGACTTAGCAGTAAGAGGCGGTCGCGAGAATGCATTAGAGAGGTTTAAAAATATAATGACGGATTATGCTAAAGTTCGCGATTATCCCGCATTAGATAAAACGACTAAATTGAGCGCCTATATTAAGTTTGGGTGCGTTAGCATACGCGAGGTTTATTTTAACTATAACAAAGTCAAGGAATTGCAAAGAGAATTAGTATGGCGCGAATTTTATGCGAATATCTTGTATTATTTCCCATATGTATTAGGAAACTCTTTTAAAGAAAAATATGATAATATAGAATGGACGAATAACAAAGAATGGTTTAAAAAATGGTGTCAGGGGAAAACTGGATACGCTATGGTTGACGCTGGAATGAGCCAGTTAAATAAAACAGGCTGGATGCACAATAGGCTGCGTATGATAACCGCTATGTTTTTAACAAAAGACCTTTTAATTGATTGGAGATGGGGTGAGAAATACTTTGCGACGAAGTTGGTTGATTATGACCCCGCGAGTAATAATGGCGGATGGCAGTGGTCTGCGAGCACAGGAACTGACGCGCAACCATATTTTCGCATATTTAACCCTGAATTGCAATTAAAAAGGTATGACAAGGACTATGAATATATAAGGACGTGGATACCGACGTATGAGTTGGATGCCGTAGAAAAAATAGTAGAACATAAGGATAGGTCGGCGATAGCCATAAAAGAATTCAAGAGGGCTCAAACATTTTAAGTTGATTATTAACATTCCAGATGTGCCGAATAATATTATTGCAATATTCGTGATTTTGTAGATGGACGGGATGTATAATGCTCCCAAATGTTATATCTGAAACCGCAATAGGGTATGTTAATACATATGCATCGGCTGCCGCATATATTATATTATCCGCCGCAGTCCACGAAGAATACGATAAATCATATTTATTTTCGGATATTACATACTTGTCAAGTATCTTGCGGGCTCCTTCGCGTGATATTAAATAATAAGCGGTGCTAGGATAGGCTTCGTGCCTCTTTACAATTACCTCGTTCTTCAAAAAATGCTCATTATATAACTGAATGACTGGAGGATGCCCATTTGTAAATAATTGTAATATATCAATAACCGCATTATTTTTATTTTGAAAATCCTCTATATATTTTTGCATTTTGCCGAAATCGATATTGGCGAATGCTAAATCATCTTCCAATACGCAAAAATATGCATCGCCGTCGTCATACCCTTGTTCAATTGCTTTTAAATGTGATAATATGCAACTAATCTCTTCGGGCGTAGTAGTTTCAATCGAACCCTCATTGCGTATAATGTCGTAATCCGCGATGGTCGCTGGTGTTTCTGCGGAAATACGATAATTATCTATGTTTTTTTCTTCAAATTGGCTTTCCATATATGCACGTCTATCCACGCATCTATCTATGTTAATCCAATAATGTTTCATAATGCAAAGAATAAGGAATAAAGAGAAAGTATTAGATATTTTTTATATATATTCTTTATATAAAAAAATGATACGTAGTAGTTATATTGATAACATTAAATATTTACGTCTTACCTAAATGGCTTTATTCATAGATACAGAAACATCGGGGCTTCCTGATACTCGTAATTTGAGATGGGGTGAATATCCATATTACAAAAAATTAGACAAGTATGCGAATGCGAGGATTGTCCAGTTTTCTATGCTAATCACAGATACTCAATTTAAATTCGTAGATATCAAAGATTACATTATTAAACGCGAGGGATTTGATATAACAAATCAAGAGTTTCACGGGATTACAAATGATATTTCTGATAATCTCGGGGTTAATTTTGATATTGTAGCCATCGAGATATTCTATGAACTACTAAAAAAGGTATCTCATATTGTCGCGCATAACGTAGCATTTGACGTAGGCGTTATTAAGTCAGAGTTATACAGAAGAAACCTGCATCATATCATAGAGGAATTAGATAAAAAGACGCTGCTATGCACAATGAAACATATGAAGCCAATCCTTAAAATTATTAACCCATACGGGAATTACAAGAACCCGTCGCTAAACGAGATTTACAAATATAATTTCAAGAAAGACATTGAAAACGCACATAATTCGCTTTATGATGTTAAAAATCTTCATCAAGTTGTCGAACATATGTATAAAAATAACACTCTTAACTATAAGATATGATTGCTAGCTCTTTGCTATAACTTATAACCTTATTTTAGTAGCCCACAAAGGATATTTGAGGGATACTTCATCGCCGAACCCATTTTCAAAATAAGTCTCATCTTCTATCACAATTGTTTTATATAGTTTGCAGATAATACTACAAACGCTTTGGTCGTGTCGGTTATCTACAAAACCTTCACATTGATTTTTATTATAATGATCCGTGTATACAAGCGGATTTCTATATAGCGCATTTAGCCACGCTGATACTATATTAACCGCATTAGCATTCTTTTTTAACATTTTAATCGTAGCCATTATTTGCCCCGTTTCAAGTATGTCGTCGCTATCATTATGTATATTAAAAAGTTCAAATATTTCTTTTATCGTCCAATCTTTTTCTTTGTGCTGAGACATCTGAAATGAAATACAACCTTCCTCGCTATTATTAAGCATCTCGATATATTCTTTAAAACGCTTGAAACCTGCGGGATTAATATAGCATCCTGCATCAATATATATCAAAATATCATCATCGTTAATCATATCCATATGTTTCTTAATAATATATGGTTTCCATATCCAATATCCACCTCCTCTTGGTAGTTCCAAGATATCTTTAAATTGTTCCTTAAAATCTTCATCTAAGTCTTCGGGGCTATATAATGTTATTGTATCAAACCAACCTAAACTATTTGCTTGATTATATATTCGTTTCTTCGATTCCTTATACTTATTATCGCCATACGTAATTAGATGTATCATCTTATATTTTATACTTGTATATCCTTAATAATTATATTATATATACATTACTTTTTTTTATATAATATAGGTATTTATATATTCTTTGGTATATATAAGTATATAAATGACTACAATGGAAGAACTGAGAAAGCATAGGTTTTTAAACCTAACGCTAATTGACTTAATACCTACTTTGATTGTAGGGCTTATAATCCATTCATACTTGTGGTTATACCCACTTGAACTTGATATTGTCGAGCAATCTAATAGAACATTCATTCAATATATAGCGTCATTGTCTATAATATCAATAACATTACTTGGGTTGGGAATATTATCTCATAGGGTAGCAGGTATTAAGTCAGGTTTATCTGCACATTTAGGGTTAAATGGGCTTCCAAATAAAAAAATAATGTAGTATTTTAGAAATAAAAATAATTTGAATGAATAATATAATATCGCCTGATAGATTTCTTTCCATTTGGATATTTATTTATACAATCGCTTACTTACTTGGGATAGTTCCATACAATCCCATACTACTTATTGGTATAGCAATAATATTCTTTGTATGTGGCTTAGTAATTACAATATATAGTTTAAATGAAAAATCGCTCCTGTTATACTATTTTACAATAAACTTTATAGGTAAGGTGATACCTTTTTTCATAATAATTAATAACAAACTAACAAATAATGATTTAGTATTCACAATATATTTCATATTATTATATGTTATCTATATGCAAATCATCAACGATGATATTATATGTGTATATAGAGATTATATGCAGTTCATTGTAGACCGCGATAAGGGCAGAGAAGGGGCTATATATAACATTTATAAGCAATTGCAAAAGATGCTATTGTTATAATAAAGTGTATGCATTTTTATTATTTATTTTTATTCAGGAATTGAGTTTATATGTATAATCAATCTATCATCTTTTGCCCAAGAACTATCAAGGTGATATTCTTTGCTAATCCGATTACGTAGAATGTTCAGCAAAGTCTCTTTATTTATTTGGCTCCAATCTTCGCCTTCTTCGTTTGTTCTATCAAGTCCGAACAATCGGAAGTCGTCAATTATGATAATTGCCTCGTTTTTAAATAAGTTATTGATATGCGTTATTTCTTCTTCGAGTGGGCAATCTTTCGCTGAACGCGCGGTATCACAATGGCTCCAATGTCCATCAAGGAAAAAGATACACTTGTCTTCAATGGTTGGCAATAAGGTCTCAAAAACAATACTACTATCACCAAGCATAAAGTTAATTTTGCTACCTGTATATTTGCTTCTCGTTCTATTATATAGCGTTTCACTAAACTCAATTGTATATACTTTGTTAAAATATTGTTCTACTGAGAAAATTGTTTCGCCATTATAAGTTCCTGTTTCAATAAAACAAGGATAGTTCGTATAATCGTCGCGCAACTCTTTAAGGAATGATAAATCGATTGAAGGCATTTTATATATGTTTATAATAATAAATACTTATATATGTTTATGTATATATATATGTTTATAATGTTATTATAGTATTATTAAGTAATACTGAGTAATCGCTATGAGAATGGTTTAATATTGCCTTAATAAAAAGGTTGTTTTGCTACTAGCAGGATTTGAACCTGCGAGTGCTATGCACGTGACAGCTTAAATGTCATGCCTTGGACCTGGCTCGGCCATAGTAGCAAAAGCTCATAAATCAGAGCAATATTAAGTGAAAAAATAAAGTTAGTTTATTGATATCCTTTGTTATAATTATATATATAATCTAATCCTTATATGTTTTTATAGTTTATTATATAAAAATATATCTATTATAAATATCAAAGGAGGCATTATATATATAATAAAAGAATGAATTATATCTTGGCGACGTGTATTGTGATATCGAACATTATTACTTCATTCGCATTTGTTGGAATTGCGAATAGATTAAGTAGGAGCATTGAAAGGCACAATTACTATAAACCTACTAATAATATTCAATGCAATTTACATAATAACAATGCTAACAATGCTAACAATGCGAACATTGATAGGCGAAGTGTTGTAAAACTCATTCCAATCATTAGCATCATTAGTTTGTCTAAGAAATCCAGTGCTACTATGGAAAGCCGTCCACAAAGTCCGCTTTCGCAGCGCCGCCCGCGTAGCGTAGTTGTATTTGGTGCTTCGGGATATACTGGCGGCGATACGATACGCGCGCTATTAGAAAAAAACATCAGTGTTGTAGCAGTTACAAGGAGAAAAGTAGATATTGTTGATAGAGAGCACGCTAAATTAAATACATTGGTTATAGATGATTTAGATAAAAAGAATAGTATTACAAGTGTCATCGCAGATGTTATCAACCCCGATACTTTGCTTGGTATTATGAAAGATGCTGACGCAGTAATATTTTGTGCCGCATCAAGACCTAAAGTGAAAGTAATCGCCACACCTGGTGTTGATATCTCTAAGAAGACTATGAAATATACTGCTGCTAATGCTGCTAATGCTGCTATCGCCGAGCCAAGCGATAATGTCGAAGATATCGGATTGGTAAATGTAGCGGAAGAGGCTATACGTTCCAATGTTAAACGCCTCATTATCGTATCGTCTATCTGCGCAAAGTGTCAAAAGAATGATGATACATCGGGGAATGGATATGGTGAGGCGATTGATAGGGGTTTTGCAAGCTGCGATGCCTGTTATAAGAAGCAAACAGGAGAAGAAAGAGTGCGCATATTATACGAGAAGGCTCCTAAACATCTTAGTTATACGATTGTAAGACCTGGTATGCTATCGCCTGGCGAAAAAAGAGGTGCAAAGGAAGTCGAGTTTAATCAGGGGATATCTAAAAGCGGTATTATATCTCGGTTAGATTTAGCGGATATATTAGTATCTGCTTCTGAAACTGATAATAGTGCAAAGAAAACGTTTGAAGTATATTATAAAGATACCGCACAACCCGTTGATATGTATAAATCTCTTAAAACCTGCAAAGAATTAGGGCATTCAATTAAAGAGTGCTTCTTTGGCGAAGGATATAATGAAACGGAACCTTTAACAATGGAAAGGATTATGAAGATACCCCAAACAGGCTCTATCTTTATTTCAGGCACCGAAGTGTTAGGTAATAATTATACTGATATGCTCGATAAATTGCAAAAGGATGTATATGTCCCTTATGATATCAATGTGCTTCGCTCGAATGATATAATGTGATTATTATATTCCAGAATAATACCTTTATTTGATTTTTGTTGTTATATTGTAAAAACTGATATAACTGATATAACTGGTATAACTGGTATATTTCGTAAGAGAAGAGTATTTCGAAGTATGACCGAATTATATAATCGCGATGATGTCGAAGACACGCGCATTAGCAATCTCAAAGTTCAATGTATCAACTGGATTGAAAAGATATTGCTAAAAGACTTAACGTGCACGAAGCCAGGCTCCATTTCGCATTTGCTATATGGCGAGAAGCCAAGCGAACAATCCATAAATATTAAACTTGGGCGTTTTGGCGAATTCATAGCGAAGGAACTAATAAAAAGCAATGATATGTTTGAATTACTTGATTGCGGTGTCCAAATGATAAATAATAAGATGAAAGATGTCGATTTAATATTTATGGATAAAATTAGAAAAATAATATATTACCGCGAATTGAAAGGTAATATAGAACTTGATACTGAAAAAATACCTGCGACTATTGCGAAATGCAATGATATTACAATGTTCCTTACAAATAAATATGAGGGTTATAATATAAACTGCGCTATTCTAAACTGGAGCATATATGATAGACAGCAATTGTCAGCGGGGCTTTCAAATATAAAAACATTCGAAAAAGCAGGTTTGCGAATAGAACATATGGGTGATTTCTTAGCAATCGTTGGCGCTACTTGGCATAAGGAAGACTATTACAAGTATTTTCGAATGATAGGCACTAAGATAATTACGCGGTTTGTAAAGTAGAATAGCAGCAAACGCCAGTTGATACATATGGCGGCTTAATAATTCTTAATGATTAAATGCTTGGTGTTTATTTCATCACCAATGCGATTATTGTATAATTTGAATTTATATTTTTTATCATATTCTGCTACGATATAACCGCAGTATAATTCTTCTATAAATTTAGTCTTACCAATTATCATCAGGCATTTTATTTTTGTTGTTTTGAATAGCGATGCTAACTTGTACTGCTCTTCTTTGCCAAATTGACAATACCCGTAATCGGTAAATTCGCTATCATATGGCGGGTCTAAGAACATAAAATTGGCTTCGTCATTGTATTTTTCAAATATAACTTCAAACCTCTCATTGTATATTTCAGTCCTGTTTAATAATGTCTCATAATCTTTGTTAAGTAATTCAGTATAATTAATAGTTTTATATCTGCCAAAAGGGATATTAAACTTTTTATCCTTGTTGTATCTTAGCATCCCTCGAAAGCAGGTTTTCCGCTGATAGTAAAATCGCTTAGCGATGTCAAGCGCATCATTCATTGCCATAACATCTCTTATATTATAATATGTTGCTTCGTCATTCGGGGTGTTTTCCATAAACTCATAGATATCCTTTGCTTTCCCACACCCAATACATTTATACAAATCTATTAATTCTGTATGAACGTCGCTAATTACCGCTTTGCTTGGATTTAAATGAAAATAGACTGCACCACCGCCTATAAATGGCTCTATATATATGTTATAATTCTCTGGGAAATATTTTTCAAACATCTTAATTTCATCCATCTTACCCCCGCTCCATTTTATTATTGGTTTTAATGGGTTTTTATTAGCAGCATTATCATTAGCGTTAGTAGCAGTAGCGTTAGCAACCGCATTATTTATTAAAAGTATCAATTCACTTTTGTTTTTTGATTTGCAATTAGTAATTCCGTATCCCTCGCATTTAGTAAGAAGTTCCTTTCTGGATTTATTTGCGAGTTCCATAATGAATACTTTATAATATCATTTTATATATTTATATATCAGTTTTTATAGTTAAAAAATATTAATATTTATATGATATAAAAATAATTTCAAATAATAATATATAAATATATATAAATGTTCTTCTATAAAAGCCTTATCATTACCTTTATTACCTTATTGTTTTCTTATGATGCTTTAGCATTTACGAATACAATTAACCTTATGAAATCCGCTAATATTCTTGTTCCTAATTGTAATAGAAATCTACATCGCCGTGATATATATGGGATATTGAGCATCATACCTTCGCAATTCTTTCTATCTAAACGTGCTAATGCAATTAGTCCTAAAAAAGAGAAAACAATAGATGAACTAAGAGCCGAAGCATTGAATATTATAGATATCATTGAAGTCCAAAAGAAAACAATCACACTACCTTCATTGAATACTGATAAAGATAATGGCAAAGACAATTACAATGGATACGCAGAGGATAACGACGACGCAACTTTCAATGTTAATGCAAAAACTAAAATGAAGATTGACGGGGTTTTAGGTAATATTATGAATGGTTTTACTACGGATGGCAAAGATAATCCTGAAAAATCTGTTAGCAATTTGCAAAGATATTGCTCAGATACTAATATCATCAAACACAAAGACACTAAGGGACTTACTGCATCTTTTCAGGATGGTAAATATGCGCTATTACTTGGTAAGTTTATAAGTTATGAGATTACTGATTATCAAAAGAACATAGATAGTAATAATAGCGATGATAAAAATAATGTGTATTATGATGTTGATATGAAAGTTAGCGCGGAATACAAAACAATGCTTCAAAATAGCATCCAATTTAATGATATGTATTATCCTAAAAATAGAGATTACAATAATATATGCTATGTAATATATCGATGGTCATTGAGAAAATACGAAGATGGTAATTTATATTTAGAAGGCTGCTATCTTGTCCCACCGCAACCCCCAATTTAATATTTAGATTTATTTTTCTTATTATTAATATTTACAAAATTAAAAAATGATTTCATATAATACTTAGTATTACTATATAACTTATGAATACTGATACTGATACTAATCCTATGCAAGCAACACCATTAAATGTCATAGACTTGTTTTGCGGGTGCGGAGGTATGTCAAAAGGTTTGACTGACGCTGGGTTAAATATAGTTGCTGGAATAGATATTTGGGATAAGGCAGTATTAAGTTATAATAAAAACTTTGAACACAAAGCATACTGCGAAGACTTGACACAATTATCTCCTGAGAAGTTTAATGAATTATACAATAAGGATAATAAAGTAATCGATGTTTTAGTAGGAGGACCACCTTGCCAAAGTTTTAGTATTGCAGGAAAACGAGATAAGGATGACCCGCGAAATGCCTTATTTATGGAATATGTAAAATATCTTGACTATTTTAACCCCAAAGCATTTATTATGGAAAATGTAATAGGAATGTTGTCAAAAAAAACTGCGAACGGCGAAAAGGTAATTGATATTATTATGGAACAATTAGGTAAAAATTATAATTGTATAATTACTAAATTATACGCAAGTGATTTTGAAGTTCCGCAGAATAGGCGACGTGTTATAATTATAGGTGTGAGAAAAGATTTAGATATTTACCCTAAAGAACCAGAGCCGACAATAAAATCCGTAGATGAAAGAATACCTATAAAAATGATATTGCTAAACAAAGAGGATGTTGATGCCAAATATTATTTAAGCGTAAAGGCATTAGCAGGAATAGCAAATAAAAAAGCAGTAAGTAAAGAAAAGGGTTTCGGGTTTGGTGCGCAAATGCTTGATTTTGATAAGCCGTCATATACAATCCCAGCAAGATATTGGAAAGATGGATATGATGCTTTGGTAAAATATAATGAAAAAGAAATTAGAAGATTAACTATAGTAGAACTTAAAAGAATACAAAGTTTCCCTGATAACTATGTGATAGAAGGAACGAAAAAAAATATTATTATGCAAATAGGTAATGCGGTAGCCTGTAAGTTGGCTTATTATCTTGGTAAATATTTAATCATTACACTTCGTTCGCTTCGTTCGCGTCGCTCTCTTCAATAATATAATATATTTTATTTTTTAGTTCAACTTAGGTTGTATTACGGGTTCTAGGTTCTTCAGAGGTATATCTACAGGTTTCCTTTCATCATCAAAGTTTTTCCCTCGCTCATTCTCTAGAAGTGTGAAAGTAGCACCTTTATAACTGCCTAGTATCAATGATGTAGTATATTCCTTATTATTTCTCAAATATTTAATAATAATTTTATCATTTGGCTTAAAATTTTTAAGTATTATGTTTAGATTATCTGGATTATTTATAGGCATATTGTTAATAGCTATAATAATATCGCCTATGCTTATTACCTTCTTTGTTTTTTCATCTCTAGTAATACCTTGCAGACCTGCTGCATATGCTGGAGATTGCTTAGGAACATCTAAAATAAGGATACCTTTTGTAATAATCGGGATGCCACTTTTCTCTGACTCGACAACGGACGGGTTTCTTTCCATATATGAAATACCTAGAATGGCTTTTTGAACGTAGCCAGTATCAATAATGTCGCATATAGATTTTAAAGCGGATGATATGGGAATTGCAAAACCAATACCAGCAGATACTCCCATCCCAAGAGATGCTGTGTTAATACCTATGATTTCGCCATCGCTATTCAAAAGCGGACCTCCGCTATTGCCTGGATTGATTGCAGCATCTGTTTGAATTATACCATATATCTTTCTGCCAGTTGGCGCAGTTATTTCGCGGTTGATTGCAGAGATTATTCCCGTAGTAAATGTATGGTCTTGACCGAACGGATTACCTATAGCGAAAGCAAACTGCCCTATACGTGGTTTAACATCCTTATTATAGTTGATTACTTGCAGTTCGCTTTCAGGTGCATCTATTTTTAGAATAGCCAAATCGGTATCCGGATCGACCCCTGTTAATTTTGCAACATAGGTTCTTTTAACTCTATTTTTATCAGTTATAGTAACCAATGCTTTATCTACCTTGTTTATAACGTGGAAGTTAGTAATGATATGCCCCTTTTTATCCCAAATAAACCCTGTTCCTACGCCTTTAGGCAAATCATCCTTGTTCAGATTATATTTATCAGCCATACTCGAGTATTCTGTGCTAATATAGCATACTGAAGAGATTGATTTTTCAAAAATATTAGTTTGTTCGTCCTCGATATATTTGATAATATCTTTAGAACTTATTTTATCTATAACTGATTGCTCGGCGCTTACCTTTTTACTATTTAGCGTATTCAAAGCAATGCTATAAAATATCATTTCCCGCCTCTTAGTTATCAACGAATGCTTCGGGTTTCCTCCGTCCAGTTTCATATGCATCGGCGAGTTATTAGGGATATAGCAATAGATAGACTGAATATATTGAATTATTACTAATCCACAAAGCAAAGCATTCTTGAGTTCCTTCATTTGTTATTTTGTATTGTATTTATATTTTGTTATATATAATGTTATATGTTTATATGTTATAATTTTATATGTTATAATTTTATATGTTATATGTTTTGTATATATATAAAAAATGAATGTAGTATATATATAATATATATAATATATTTATATAGATATTATTAGAATTAGATGAATAAAAACAATGAATGTCCTGAAGGGAAAGTTCTAAATCCTATGACAGGAAGATGCATAAATAAAGAAGCTCTTGATAAAATAAATAAAAGAAGAGAGAAGGATGAACAAAAAAAGTTATTGCTAATAGACTTAATGCCGAACAATAAGAAAATTATAGATAACCTTAAAATATTAGCAGACTATGAAAGAATTAATAATGAGCCTTTCAAAGTTAAGGCTTATGAAAAAGTAATGGAAGCCATAGAATTGCTCGACAAAGACATAGAAACTTTAGAGGATATTAAAAGTATCAAAGGAGTTGGCAAGAAGATAGAGGACAAATTAATAGAGTTCCTGAATACAGGTAATATTACGGAGGTTGATAATGCTCAAAATGACCCCAGATATATACTTGGTAATAAACTTAAAAGTATTTATGGTGTCGGTCCCGCAAAGATAAATGATTTAATGGCAAAAATAAAGGATTTTGATGAACTTAAAGAGCATCCCGAATTATTGAATGAGAAGCAAAAAATAGGCTTAAAATATTACGATGATATGAACCTAAGGATACCTATCACTGAAGGGCGAAAACATTTTAAAATAGTAGATAAAATATTAAAAGGTCTGGACAAGGACAAGGATATTGAATTCGAATTTGTTGGAAGTTATAGAAGAAAGAACAAGGATATGGGAGATATTGATATATTAATTAAAAACAAGCAGGGGTTAGTTTTAAAGGATATTATAAAGCAACTAGAAGGCTCTGGCTACATAATCGAGAAATTAGCATTAGGTAATAACAAATTTATGGGGTTATGTAGGTTGCTGCCTGAACTACCAGCGAGGCGCATAGACATATTAATAGCAGACCCGTCGCATTATTATTTCGCTCTCCTTTATTTCACAGGCTCTTATAGTTTTAACATCCATATGCGTAAAATAGCTTTGAAAAAGGGCTTATCATTATCTGAATACGGATTTAAAGATATTTCTAATTCTAAGAATATGATTGATACATCTGATATTATCCATAGCGAAGAAGACATCTTTAAGTATTTAGATATGACTTATGTAGAACCGAGTAAGAGATGACACGTTATGATATGGTTTTAACGTGAATTATATAATATATATATAAGGTTATTCTATCTAATATATAATAACCGCGCAATGTCTATTACATTATATTCCCACAAAAATGATACGAGAATTATTCTTTCATATATTTATGAATTATTGAATAAAGAAAACAAAGATATAGATTGTGAATATGATGAAATAGCGAGGAAGCATTATAGGGATTATAGGAAAGAAAACTCGGATTATCTTTTTATACATAATTTTCTTCCTCAAAATGGCAAATATGTTGTCAAAGATATTGATATCGAAATTTGCGATTTTATTTTGAATGACAAGGTGCAAATCTTTGTATATAAAGAGGAATTCTATCATATCAAAAAAGTAATTTTAAGAAGCAGCGCGAAGGAAAATATCACTAATTTTATTGAGGAAGCAATTAATAACAAATTCAAAGAAAAGAAGAATAAATTTGCAGAAGTATCGGGTGATAAGATTATCAAGAAGAAGTGGACAGGATATGGCTGGAATTACGACTCTTCTATTCCTAAAAGGAACTTTGATAGTGTCTTTTTAAAAGAGAACCATTTGAGTAAAATAAGAGAGCCTATCACGAAGTTTATAGACAAGGACACGTATAAAGCCTATTGTAAGCACGGGATACCATACAAAATGAACATTATGCTGCAAGGAGCACCTGGCGTTGGCAAGACATCTCTTATTCATAGTATTGCATCCGAATGCGGTGCGAATATTTGCGTTCTAAATATTAATGCAGACCTGAAGGAAGAAGCGATGATTGAAGCGATTTCACAGGTTAATGACGATGACCGCAAATCTATTCTCGTTCTCGAAGATATTGATTGTATTTTTATTGATAGAAAGACAAATGATAGTCTGAAGAATAATATTACAATGAATGGCTTATTGAATTGCCTCGATGGATTTAATAACCCCGAAGGATTAATTGTTATTATGACTACTAATTTTCCAGATAAACTCGATGAAGCACTTATGAGATGCGGACGCATTGATTTATGTATCGAATTGTCATATCTTGATAAATACCAAGCGCGCAAAATGTTTTTATCATTCTTTGATAACGAAGAGCACTTTAATATTATGTGGGAGAATATCAAAAAATATTCTATAGAACCCGCGACAATGATCCAGTTCCTATTCAATAACAGAGATGTTGATGATATAACAAGCAAGTTCGACGACTTTTACAAAGTTATTGAAAAGAAGTATTCAAAACAGAGTGATATTTATACCTAATGATATTGAGATATTGAGATTTTTTATATTATTATAATAAAGATATATATATTATAATGGGGCAAAAAGCAAGTAAGTCCGTTGCTGAAGAAGTTGATAAGAGCAAGGAACAGATAGAAGCCGATTATAATGTATTTAAAAAAGCAGAGGGGTTTCAATGCAGGGACTATGATGCTGATATTAATATGAAAGTTCTTAATGTGTTTATTCTAATTTTTATATTATTTTGTATGATAATATATATTTACTTATTATTTAGGAGTAGGAAGAAATAACATATAAATACATAAATAACATATAAATACATAAATAACATATAAATACATATCTATATACATACATATACAAGATGAATAATGGTAATAAATTAGTAATCACAATTGATGCGAGGGAAACCAATCTATATAACGATATAATTGATAGAGACCTCGATAATTACAAGGAGAATATTCAAATTATTTCTGAGAATTTATTACTCGGGGATATACATATAACATACAATAATAGCCTAACCCACATATTTGAAAGAAAGACGTTATCGGATTTACAAGCATCTATTTTAGATGGCAGGTATAAAGAGCAGAAAGCCCGATTATTATCAAATACCTCTCAAAAATATATAACGTATATTATCGAGGGAGATAACATACTATCCTCTAATGCCTATGCAAAAAACAAATCAATGATACAAGGGGCTTATTTGCATACTATGTTTAGAGATAACATTCGCATTATATATACCAAAAATATCGAGGAAACTACTACGCTAATATTATTAATATCTACAAAAATACTTGATAAACCTGATAAGTTCCTATATGAAGAATATACGGCAGATAAATGCTATACGGATTTTGTAAAACTTAAAAAGAAGAAAATAGATAACATCGACCAAAAGACGTGTTTTATTATGCAGTTATCTCAGATACCGATGATATCCAATGTAATTGCTAAAAGTATCTATTCTAAATATAAATCTATGGGAAACCTTATTCAATCGCTTGCAGAGTTTGAAAGTGGAAAACAAAAAATAAAGGAACTTTGTAAATTAGATGGCATTGGCAAAGAAAAGGCTGCGAATATTGTCAAGTATCTCTTTACTGATACTGAACAAGAAACAGAAAATTAATTTCTTTTTTTTATATATAAGATTAAAAAATAAATATTATTAAAAATAAATGAAGAATGAATGTATTGATAAAATAAATAAGGATGCGGCTCTTGAGGATATTATTAGAAAGTATGTTAAAGATAAGGATGAATACGACGAGGAGCCATTCTATATTGTCGATTTAGACAAGGTCGCAGAGCAGTATATTAAGTGGGTCGAATATTTACCTAATATACAACCATTTTTTGCAGTTAAATCAAATCCCGACAATATTATAATTAATATGCTGGCAAGACTAGGATGCAATTTTGATTGTGCGTCTAAGAATGAATTGAGGAATGCCTTAAGTATCACTAATAACCCTGACCGAATAATATTTGCGAACCCGTGCAAAGTGTCGTCGCATATAATATACGCTCGTGAAAATAACATAAGCAAGATGACTTTTGATTGCTTAGAAGAATTAGAGAAAATACATACAATATATCCAGATGCCCAAATAATACTAAGAATATGCGTAGATGATACCAATAGCAAATGTAAGTTTAATTCTAAATTTGGCTGCCCTCTACATAATATCCCAAGTATATTTGAGCGTATAAAGAGTTTGCAAATGAATTTAGTGGGCTTTAGTTTTCACGTTGGAAGTGGTTGCAGCGACCCTCGCAGTTTCTATAATGCTATTAAAGATTGCGCTGTAATTCATAAGTTATCTAAAGATTATGGGTTTAATATAAGTTTAATAGATATTGGCGGGGGGTTTCCGGGTGTTGATAAAAATATCAGATTTGCGGATATATGCGATAATATAAATGAAGCGATTGCTGACTTTTTTGCATATGAAACCGCTAATAACACTATTAAATTCATTGCTGAACCTGGACGATATTTTACGGAAGCAACACATACGCTTGTAATCAATGTGATCGCTAAGAAAAAGGAAGATAATGTTATTAAATATTATTTGAATGATGGCGTTTACGGGTCTTTCAATTGTATTAATTACGACCACCAAACGCCTGAATTAATTCCTTTATTACCCCACGATGCCAAAAAATACAATACAACATTCTTCGGACCAACTTGCGATAGCTTAGATTGCATATACAAAGAAATACAATATCAAGAACTTAATATAGGCGATTGGTTATATGTCCGTAATTTCGGGTCATACACAATAGCACCTAGTTCATCCTTCAATGGTTTTGAAGTAAATAATAAAAAATATATACAAAGGATATGATACAAGTAATTGCAATTACTATTATTTTATTATTTAAAAGTTGCCTCTTGTTGGAACTTTAACGTATTTGTGGATGCTATCAACTTTAGCAAGATGTTCAGAAGTAATTTTTAATGGATCTATAGGGATTACAAAATGTAATGTTAATGGGTCAGAAGTATCTTTATAACACCAAAACGAAGCTCGTGATACTTTCTTACCATCTTTTCCTCCTCCGCCACTTTCTATTGCAGTTGGAATACGTCTAATAACATCGCATAATTCAAGAACCTTGCTCTCTCCAAATATAGAACATTTAATCAATTCATCTTTATTATATTTATCAAAGGAAGTATATTTTTTGTTAAATATTTCTTTATAAGCCCTTTTCATTTCTTCTACAGACGGATACACTCTATATAATTTTTCATCAGTATCGTGATTTACACAAATTATAGGGCATGCATTCTGCAATTCTTCTGCTGCACGATTTTTAATAACCTTCATCGTTTCTAAACCCTTATCTCTGTTAATCATATCAACAACCTTATTATGAGTTATCGCTTTATCCGCAGTTATTTTGTCTATCCAATAGTGTGTTTCACCTGAATATTGAGGAGAGTTTCCTATCTTTCCAGAACCACGCCCATCTTTTTGAACTGCAGTTGATAAATCTTGTATATATCCTAGAATAATATCTGTAAATACTAATCCTTCCATATTTTTAGTTTTAACATCTCCGTGTCCCCCTTTGATAATCTTTTCATTATTATCACTTGGACAATAATGAAACGTGATGCCTCTATTTATTTTAAGCCCACCTATCACAATTAATGGTTTATCGCAAAGATTTTGAGATTTATAAATATAGTATAGGAGTTCATTAACATTCCAATTCTTTAATGGGGGCTTATTCTTTAATGAATACTTATCAAGTAAAATCCCATCCTTATATAATTTTAAACCTGCACCTCCTGAGCCATTATAAACAATGACATATTTCCCTTTCTTACTATTTTCTATAGCAAATTGCACCATATGTACAACCCTTGTATTTCCATTAATTAGAATTTTTCTTTCGTATTTTTCACCTGTTGGGAGAAGTATTGGTGTTTCAAAATGTTCTGAATTATTTTTTAACACTTTTTCAGCATATGAATTATTGCTATCTTTTGATGTATATGGAACTTCGTGAATTATTGCTTCTGGTAGATGAATTGCTCGATAATGCACCATATCTTCAGGTAAAATATCATCGTGATATCTAACTGCTGATGCACATTCTGGATAATTTTCTTTATCACCATCCATAGACAGAAGATCTCCGTCTGTTGCCGACGCAAAACCAAGACGATAAAGAGCCTCCGTATTATCAACCATAAATTTTTTACAACTGACAATTTCGCGGTCTATGAGGTATTCCTTATTTCTTGAAAGCGCATAAGTTTGGTCTGCTTCATCCCATATAACACCATATCTAATTTTGTTTTCAGAATCATCAATAACTAATTCGTAAATATATTTTATTATAGTCAACATCTTTTTTTGCTGCGCATTGTTATTGAGAAGAGTAATTATAGGCATAGCATAATGTTTCCTGTTTCCAACCCAACAATGAATTGCTCTTTTAATATCTTCAACATCGTTCCCTTTTTTCTGCATTGATGATAAATTAAAAATCACAACCTTTTTTTCTTGTTCTGCAAAAACTTCTTCAATCCTATTTATAGTTTGTTGTGCCAAATCTTTTAGGTTTGATACAACTAAAAAGGGGATAACCGCATATTTTGCTTCAATATACCATTTAATAAGTTCATTAATCATTATACCAGATTTTCCACTTTGAGTATTTTTAAATATGAAGAATGCATCATTATTCTCTAAAAACTGCAATAAGATAGATAGTTGTGTATCACAAATACTTTTATTTGTTAAACTTGCGCGACAATCCGCTCGTGTAATCCCTTCCTTTATAATATATAAGATTGTGAAATCTTTAGGGTTTTCTCCTTCCCTAATAAAACCCGCATTAACAAGTTCGCCTAACTTGTCCTTGAAATATGCGTCGTCTATCAATTTTTCACCATCTCCGTCGCCAATTACTGCATCATATAATTCGTCATATGTTATAAATAGTGATTTTTTAATCATTTTAGAGTTGGACATCTCTATTATTAGATATCGCTTGACGAGTTCTTTGCTATGTTGATTTTATCGAATTGCTTGTGCGCAAATCTATACTCAAGGTTCTTAGTAACAATAAAAAATAAGTAATCAATTTTTGATATATTTTTGATATTTTAGAACATATTTATTCTACACAATATATACACATATATCACAATATATATATACAAATATCACAACTCATACACCTAAATAAGTTTAGTAATCTCCTCTATCATATCTTCTAATTTTGGCTCTACGAGTTCGCTATAATTTATTTTAAGTTTTGCATCTCCATAATTTTGAGGCTGTAGTCCATTAACTTTAACAGGATATGCCCAATGCGATGTTGTTCTTTTATCTGCAAAATATTTCTGTCTCTTTTCAAGCATCTTCTTAGTTAAATTAATACGTGGTAAATAACTAACATATTGAACTATTCGCTCTTCATTGCTATTAATACCATTGCTATTACCATATTGATTTTGGTGAAATGTTCTGGAATCCCATAATACCAAAGAACCTGCTTTAATATTTAACACCTTCTTTTTATCACTAATCTTATCTAGATATTGCTGCTCTATAAGAAGCCAATCTTTTGTTGATGTTAAATTATATTCTTTTGCATATTCTTCGTGTAGTTTATGGCTACCTTCATATACTACAAGAGTTCTATCTGTATTATCAGTTAAAGCAACAAATCCCTGAATACATTTTAAACCTTTTTTTGTAGGTGCTTGATCTGTATGCGTCCAAGTCGTATCTTTCTTTTTACAATTTGCAGGTATATAGCAACACCCATCATAACTAACAACTACTTCTTCCGTATCCCAAATATTTTTGAAAACATTAATAACATTTGGGCGTGTTCTAATATACCACGCGTGCCTTTGATGCCCAACTTCGTGAAACTTAATAATCCCGTGAGGACTTATTTTGCTATGCACACCTTCGATTTGCGGATGCGAAGCAAACCATTCCCGAAAATATTCGATTGACGTTGCTACTTCTTCAGCCGTCAGAATATTTTCGATTACACAATAACCTTTCTCAGCTAGTTCCGTTTGCACTGCTTGCATAGCAGAAGACATTTGTATAATTGTCTGTGGTATAGTTATTAAAAGCATTGCATCAATTTTTATCAATTATCATAAAAAATATTACAAATTTATATTGGTTCCCTTTATCTTTTCAGTTTGTATAATATAAAAAAATTGATAATCTATATAAATATATTTATATAGATATATAAAATGGATTATTTTACAAAAACGCGCGAAGAATTAATAACGATTTGTAAGGAAAATAATATTAAGGGATATAGTAGTAAAAAAAAAGATGATATCATTAAATTGTTATCAACAATTACAGATGATACAGATGATACTGATGATACTGAAGAGAAAGAAGATAATCACACAAGAAGAAACCATAAATTTACATTTATAGATTTATTTTGCGGAATAGGCGGGTTTCATCAAGCATTAAAAAATATGGATGGTGAATGTGTATTTGCTTGCGATATTGATGATAATTGTAGAATAATTTATGAGAAAAATTATGGAATTAAACCAAAGAGCGATATTACAAAAATTAAAATAGATGAGATACCATATTTTGATGTATTGTGTGGAGGATTTCCTTGCCAACCTTTTAGTAAGGCTGGTTTTCAAAAGGGATTTGACGATGATAGAGGTAATCTATTCTTTAATGTATGCAATATAATAAAAACACATATGCCAAAATATTTATTATTAGAAAATGTTAGAAATTTAGCGACGCACGACGAAGGTAATACGTGGAAAGTAATATACGAAACTATTGATACGCTTGGATATTATACTTATGAAATGCCTGTAATCTTGAATACATTACATTTTAATATTCCTCAAAATCGCGAGCGTGTTATCATAATGTGTAAAAGGAAGGACTTAGGAGAATTACAAACATTACCAATCATTCCAAAAAATCCCAAGCAGAATTTAACAAGATATATTAAAGATTTCTTGTGTGATAAGAAAGATACCGAAAAATATTTAATAAATGGAAAAATGAAAGATATCGAAATTATATGGGATATATTTATTAAATTATTGATTAAAAATAAAATAGATATTCCGAAATTTCCAATATGGACTGATTGGTGGGATAATATATATGAAGATGATGATACATTTTATATCAAATATAAGTCGTGGATAGATAAAAATCGCGACTTCTATAATAATAATAAGGCAATCTTAGAAGATTGGTTAATTACTTCAAGAACAAATAAAAATTGGTTTGGTTCAGTAAGAAAATTTGAGTGGCAAGCAGGTAATTTATTAGATAATGATAGTATGAATAATGTTTTATGGAGTGCAAGAGGTTCGGGTATTCGAGTAAAGAGATGTGATTATATACCAACTTTAGTTGCGATGGCTATGATACCCGTGTATGGACCAGAAAGTCGTAAATTGTCGCCTAGAGAATTATTAAGATTACAATCATTCCCCGATACATTCCAATACAATGAGAAAAATATATATAAACAGGTAGGGAATTCAGTTAATGTAAGAATGATAGAACGTTGTGCAAGATTTTTAATAGATAATGAAGAGTTATTATGAAAACGCATTCAATATATAGTATATATTTAGATATCTAACTTACCTTGTGTTTTCTTTGTTTTTTCCCTCCTGTAAGCGAAGTTTTAGGAGAACTTGTAGTAACTCTACTAATACCTTTAGAAGACCTCGTCGTAACTCTACGAATTAATTCGTCTATATATTCTTCGGCTTCCCTATTTAAACTATAATCTAAACCATATGGCATTGCAGAAATTAAACATTCATAAGCACTATGGTCAGGGCACATTGTGCACCACGCTATTCCTGCGAGTGTGCTTAATTCTAAATCATAATTATTGAATAATAAACAGGTTTGTATTATCATATCTATAGAACCTGCGGGTCCGCTAATTAAATTATTACCATATTTTTTAGCAATAGGCACTAAAAAATGCTTGGAATTAATTGTCCAACTCATTTGCCCTGTTTCCCAATCAACGTGTGTGTCATCATCTTTTATCTTCATAAACTCTTTTTCACGGATGCTTAATTCTGGTTTAATATCACTTATTTTCACTTTTAAATTGTCTTGTTCTTCTCCTCGTGGTCGTCTTCTTCTCAAGTTTTCAGCACCACCAAAAGGGAACCCCACAACACGAGATAATAATAGGACACCTGATTCTGGAGCAGTAGCAACATTACATAAAGAACCTGCTTCTTTAGCAGTAGTAGCAGTAGTAGTAGTAGTAGGTTTTATTATATCTAACAACACTGCATCATCTTTAGTTCCTATTAATTTTTTTAATTTATTTTTAATATCCTTTAATCTTTTTATACTAATATATGGGAACCTGTCTTTTACATCTCGCATACATATTAAATTAATGATAATATCACAATTATTTATAAACATCGAGATTGCAGTAGTTTTTTCCCTAATATTCCCATAATTGATTACATTAATAACATCCTTTTTGCTTACTTGTCCAGCCGCTTTTATACTATTACGATGCAACATAGTGGCTATTTCATCATCATCTTTCCCTAAATCTTTTAATAATCTATAAATATCATTAAGTATCAAAGTTATATAATCATTCAATTCTTTAATTTCATAAATTTTATTGTAAATCCTTCTTTCCTTTCCCGTTTCCCTTTCCATCTATATAATATATATCTAAAAAAATAAAAAATGATTATCAGATGTTATACGTAAATTACACAAAGATGTCCATTGCAAATTTAATATCTAACGAGGAAAAAATATCAAGAGTTGGTAAGAAATGGGTAGATGAAGAAGATGCTATATTGATTGAAGAAATTACTAATAAAATACCATTAGAAGATATAGCATTAGAACATAAAAGAACTATTGTAGGTATTAAATCACGCATTATATCTAAAATTATGTATCCTAAATACAAGAATGACAATGTTAGTATGGATGATTTAGCAATCGAATATAATATTGAAAAAGAATTGGTAGAAGAATACATAAATAAAATAGAAGAGAGAAGTAAAAATAAGAAAGTATGCAATGTAAGCAAGGTAAGCAAGGTTGATGATAATAAAATAGAGGAAAAATGTCAAATTATAATGCAATATAAAAAATGGGATAAAGAACAAGATAGACAATTACTTGATTTATATTCTGAAGGTTTTAATATTGATATGATAGCAAATAAATGTAGTAGAACAAAACAAGCAATAAAACTTAGGTTAGCAAATTTATGTTTTAATTATTTCAAAAATGATATGATTATAATTAAAGATGATATTATTTGCAAATATCATAATATATCTTGAATTACCTACAATCACACAAATATAAACTTGCTATTGAGAATTATTATTTCATAGTATTTACGGATATTACCAATATCTTTAAGTCTCCCAGTATCCTGAGTATTCATTATCTTACTCATTATATTATCAATATTATCGTCAGTATATATCTGTCTCTTTTTTACTAATTCATTGTATAGGTGATGTGCTCTATTATATTCGTCTTTCAAGTTTTTATAATTTAATGTTATGTAATAGATATTATTGGGGTTATAAGCGATTATCTTTTTAATCAAAGATATTACTTCATTATCCTTATCTCTACATTCCTCATTAGTCTCTTCCCATATCTTTCTATTTTTATCATTCTTAATATATACGTTCGATACAATCTTGTTCGTCTTGATTTTCTTAGTAATCTTAATACTTGCTTCCAAATTTAGAGGCAGTGTATCATCAATAATATCGTTATCATTATAATCATCAACCTTACTAGATACTGCTGCAGCCGACGCTTTTGCTTTCGCTGCTTTCGCTGCTTTCGCTACTTTAGGAGTATCCGTAGGAACATCCTTAATTGTCTTTTTGCTACTTTTCCTTACTTTAGGAACTTTAGGCTCCGTTAGCATATTAATGAACCTATCGAATAATAGTTCTTTCACCATCATTAGTTTCAGGTTATTTATTCTGTTTTTTCTTCGTATCTCATTCTGATACATTGGTTTTTCTAACAAAGCCTTCTCTACATCATCCCAATATTCATCGCATTTATCATAGCCTGGCAGTTGGTCTAAGCATAATGCATAGAGTTGCAATACAGGTTTCATAATTTGATTAGTAATATAATGTAAATAATCAGGTATCAAACTATTCTGCACAATATAATCAGGGTTTTCTATGCGGTCTCCTTGCAATGATGTAGTTTTCGCATTAGCACCGCTACCGCCACCTCCTGCAGTTTTAATATATACAAATGGGATACGCTCATTCACAACAGGGCGATTGCCCGGATCCCTTGCACCTATTCTGTCCGCTAACACCTTATGAGCAATTTTTGAAGGGTCTTTGTAGTTTGCTCGCAAACTCTTAGTGATTATTAGTTCTTTAATAGACGTTTTGCCATCTACGAGATTACTAAGTTCATCTTGTAAAAATTCTATAGAGCCGTCCAAATCTTGTTTCTCCAATATGATATTTATTACTCCTCCGTATATCTTCTTGACTATCTGAGCATTGTCTCGGCGTTTTAATACAATACCCATAGACTTCTGCTTATATTTTGTAGTATCATTCTCATACAAATTACCTACATATCGCTTCTTGCTAAATAGAATAAACGGATATAGGCATTTCTCATAGTTCAGTTTTTGCGGACTAGGCATAATATCAGGGACATTTATATGTTTCTCAACGTCCTTTCCGATATCTATGGCAAATTGCAAAGCATCCTTGCCAAATACCGCGTTCCCCTCTTTATCCGTCAAAGGGAACTTGCAAAATATCGAGTCAGTGTCCCCGTATATAACCTCCGCATTATAGTTCCTTTCGACATAATCTTTTGCAAGCATAATCATATTTCTTCCTGTTGCAGTGGTGCACGCAGCAATCTCCTTTAAATAGATGGAAGATGTCCTCGCGCCTATCTGTCCATATAGCGAATTCGCAGTAACCTTATAAGCGACTTGCAGAGCATCCAAAACGTCCTGTTCAAATATGTTATAGGTTCCTTTAATATCTCTTATATTATCTTTGGATACTAAGATATTACTTTTAGCATCTATATTATATACTTCATATTGGTCGCCTTTATCCGAGCAAATACCTGAATATACTTTTCCATCAATCGCAGTAATCGTTTTGTATTCTATCTTTTTCCGCGTATTCTTTCGCTGTTTTAGCAACATATCTAAGACATCCGCGATAATACCTTTGCGACCATCTTTGTATTGGACGAATACGCAATCCTTTTCTCCCGTCTTCTTTTTCTTATCTCCGACACCTTCATATAAATCATAGGAAATAGTTTTATATTCTATGTTAGGGTCTTCGACGCGATATTTTTCGTCCATCAAGTAGCAATCGTGAGAAAGATTGCACGAAATCATCGAGGACGGATATAGAGACCCGTAATCAAATACTACAATAGGTTCATTTAAATATATCCCTTCCTTTGGCTCTAATACAACTGCGCCTTCGTATCCGTTGTCCATTTCCTCCATATTTTCGCGATATGATTTAATCGTTGGGATAAGATATTCGCGCTCCATACATTCTTTGGCAATTAAAGAGAATATCTTAATACCTTGACCTCTGCGAAAGAGGAAATTGAGAGGCACGAGGCATACGTTTCCCATACCAATATTATTTTCAAGTATTTTTAGTTTATGTATCAGCCGATTAACAAGACAACAATCTTGAATACAATATTTGGCAATAACACATCTGTCCTCGCTATTTCCCTTGAATTTATCGAATATCTCTTGAGGTTTCAAGTCATTCTTATTGTCGCCTAGAAATATTGATGCAACATTGTCTAACTTATAGCTATCTAGTTTTTGGTCTCTTTGCATAACTTTGAGCAAATCTATCAATACCGACCCATCTATGTCAATATATCTTAATATATTATCACCTAGAGCCGACGAAGATAGCTTTAATTCTACGAGGGATGACTTGCGTGTTATAAGTCTCCCAAAGCCCACTGAAAATTCTTCGAGAATATTTAACTCGGTTGCTCTCTGCCAAATATATTCCATATCAAACCCAAAGATATTATAGCCCGTTATAATATCAGAATTAAGGTTGTTCATCAGCTCTTTCCATTTAATGAGGACTTCCTTCTCAGTATCATAATACTCCACGTCGCACCCGTCAATCTTATCACAACTATTTAAGGTTATGATGTTTTTATAAACGATATTATCAGACCCATAGATATGGCAAGTTGTCCCTATCTGAATTATCTTGTCCCCCTCAAGAGGCACCAAAGCACCAGTCAAAATATCTGTTAGTTTCAATTCTTGAGCATTTAACTCGCGAATAGTCATTTTATTTCCCTTGATGTCTTCGTCGTCTTCGCCATCGTCGCCGTCATCTCCGTCTTCTGCATCTAACACATCATTGTCTTCACATCCGCAACCGCCGTCCTTTTTTCCAGTCGCTGAAGGTTTCTTAATGGATGACGCGATTACATTTAATATATCAAGTATTTTAGGAATATGTTGCTCTATTCTTTGAGAAATAGATGATATGTAATTATTCACCAATTTATTTTTAGAATATACTCTGTTAATCTTGACATCCGTTGCGCTATCTATAATGACATCTTCAAAATATATAGTTTGCAGCCAACTAATAATAGTATCCGCATCATATTTATAGCCTAGCTTAGCAACAATCGCGAGGTCTTGAGCGACTTTGCTATAATTTTTCTTGGCTACTGGGAAATCGCCGTGACTACTTGAGCATTCTATATCAAAAGATGTTATTAGCAAAGGGGCTATCTTATTCACTTGGATAGGCATAATATTATTATAGTCAGTTATAATATTATAATCACACCTGCTATTATCTTCGTCGATTTCATAGTTCCCGTTTTCAATTCTCACCCAATCGCAAGGTTTGATATTTTGCGTATGTATATATTTTAAGAACGGGTCTATATTCGTTTCATATAGTTTGTAATCATTCTTCTCGAGACTTTTGAAGTAATACTTTAAATTATTGTATAACTTAAGAGATTTCACGGATACCTTGAGAAAGCGAAATATCTTGTCATTTGTAAATCCCCAAAAGTCCTTCTTCTTGACCATCTTGATATTCACAAAATGACTTTCAAGATTATTCGGTATGATTTTCTTGCTATATTCTTTCCATACCCCATTATTGTTAAATCTCGTTTTATAATAATCGTTCAGCATACCCTCTTTTAACTCATCAACCTTAGCCTTGAAAGCGGATTTATTCATAGCCTCCCAATTATCTGGTGGTTTGATATAAAAGTAAGGAACAAACCCTTTTACATTAACGCAATACGTCGCCCCCGTCGCTGCCCTGCCATAGATTAGGAGCGAATAAAAGTCTGTCGCGTCTCTCTGTGCATTAACTTTGTCCGATTCGGGGTCATAGATATCTGTTATTTGAAACTCGACGATATCAGTGTCTTTATTTATTGGTTCGTGTATTTTTTTGAGTAATTCCATTTTATTGATATTATGATATTATGATATTATCTGTATATTGCTTTAAATATTTAAATACAAATCATTTTTTAATTTATTATAATAAAATAAAATAGAATATTATGAATATAAGTGCGGAAGGCTTGGTGATTTTCATTATTACTATTTTAGGCATATATTATGTATATAATTTTTATATAAATGCTGGGTTGATAAAGGTGAAAAGCACTATAGACAACGAGGAATACGTTGTGCAAATCAAAGACGACGCAAAAGAAGCGGCAGATTTAATAGCGAGTATCAAAGGCAAACTCAATACATTATTAGAACATTTAGAGAAATCCTATGGGAATAGTGATAAACGCGTCGATATGCTTAAAAACAACTATAGACCAGAGAAAATCAGCGAAGGTGTCGATACACCAGGCTATACAAGTTATTCGATTAATAAAGGCGAGCAGATTGTATTGTGTCTCAGAAATAAAGATAAATTAATGGATATCAACACGATGATGTTTGTGGTATTGCACGAGTTCGCACATTTAGCGACGGAAAGCATCGGACATACTGAGGAGTTTTGGACGAATTTCAAATGGATTTTAGAGGAATCGACTAATATCGGTATATATACTAGACAAGACTTTAAAAATAATAATGTGGATTACTGCGGTATCAAAATAACGTCGTCGCCTTTGTGAGTAGATGAATGGGTTTTATTCATATATGAATATATTCATACATTCATATAAATCTAAAAGAGCAGCCATCGCTGATGTCAAAATATCCGTCCTTATTTATCTTTGCACCTTTATAATATTCCTTAAATGGTTTTGGCATCGCTTTGTATTTCCGCATATCTTTAGAACCATCAATAGGAATATTTTTAAATGCTTCAAATAATTTTAAATGATCAATTTTTTTGCTTCCGCTACCGCTATCTGACTTTATGCGCGTATTTAGTTTATTAATATCTTTCATACTTAGAAGACCACCTGATATACTATTTTCCATAATTAACTCTTCCAAAATGGCTTTTTTGTATAATTTCGAGTTATGTATATTAATACGCCCGTCGCTTAGAATTACTTTAATTATATCTATAAAGGATTGAACACCAGAAGAACTCGTGCAATTTTTATAAAACGTCGCTCTTTTTATTAGAATGCTTGATAGTTGTTCGAGCATATCATTTAATTCCACTACTCCCTTCGTATCTATATTTTTATCCTTTACTTCACCATCCAATGTTTCATTAATAAATTTTAAATAGTGCTCTTTTGTCGCCTTAATTACTTCTATCAATTTAACAAGTCTATTATTACACCATTTAAAATGTTTAGTTAAATCATCATTGCTTGCTATTTCATATTTAGTGAATAAGTGCTTCCAGTCCCTTATATATTGTATATGTTCCCCTACATTAGCATCCTTATTGAACAAGGGATTAATAGAGCCATTGCAATATAGACAAGCATCCCTAAACCCTTCTATCTTGTCCGCATATGTGTCTTCTGCAAACACGTCAGCATCTATAATATTAAGTTCCTTGTTTTCTTTCTTTATGCTATTAAACTTGAATATACAATCGATAAGGAAATTATTAATATTGTATTTATATTGGGGTTTTCTATTATTTTTATAATCATCTAATAATATACCTGTTGATACAGCGTTATAGGTAAAGGTAGCGTGTATAAATATGTAGTCTAAGCAAGGTATGTCCATCGCTTTATAGCAATCTTTAATAAAATGCTGGTGTATGCTGTATTTTATATCTTCAAAACTACCTAACTTTACGTCTAACCCTCTATCAACGTATAATTCATACTCTTGCCCTAGACTAAAATACGCGTATGTTTCTTGTAATCCTTTCGAAGATATTGATGTATTATTTATAAACTTATTATTTAATCTCCCGCGCCTTATTTTATATACTTCCAAATTTTCGTTTGCTTGTCTTTCCTTATTTGTTTCCCAAAATTTGCTTAACATAAAAGCGCATACAGGCATAATATTATTGTTCGTTTTTATTCTATAGCTAACGTATTTATTAATACCCGCGTTCGCTTGTTGAGGATTTATTAATTTATTATATAATAAGGTATTCATTTTTATCGTTGGTGTTCTAATCAACCTACATAGAACCACGCAAATATTGCCAATATTATACTGGTCAATAACTCTAAGTATTGAGTTGGGCAAAAGGACAACTTGTTGCAATTTATCGTTGAAATTTATATATGTGTGCGAATTGTCGACCTCTATTATATAAACAATTCCTTTATATTCTGAATATGTTATTGCTACGTGCGCGCTTACGCTAGTTGATAAAAAACTTAATAGTTCAATGTCTTCATTATATTTCCCAGTTATATTATGTTTCCTATTTAAACACCCGTGATATAAGTATATTGTATTATTGGAATAACTAGGGTTTATTGTTTTATCCTTATACATCCCAATCGTATTCTTAATTCTCATTATCATTTCTTGTATTTTTTCTTGATGTTCTGCAGGTGTTATTTTAATATGCGTATATTTTTTGGCATTAAAATAGAGCATATCAGTATTAAAATTCTTTTCGGTTATTGCTTTAGAAACCACGATATTAAGCCCTTTACTTAATGCTCCTCTATTATAGTCTTTGTAATTCTCTTCAATTAGTTTAACGTTCGACGTTGCTAGTTTGAATGGTTGCCATTTATCTGAATTGGAATAATTATATATTGGGTTCCTATCCGCATCCGCAGGTATTATAGGTATCCACGTAAATAAAGGGAATGTCCCTGAAAACTCATAATTATAATAATTTTCATCATATATTGTAGGGATTTGTTTGATATTATTTGTTAGCGCAGACGTTATATATGCATTCATAGAATATAATATATTCTTGCGTATCATATCATTACCCCCGTATCCTGTTTCATTATTGCCATATGAATTATCTCTCATATTTTCTATTACCTTATTATAATAGTCCTTTTTCATTGTATATTCTGTTGCAATACCAGTTATAACTGGGAATTTTTTAATTCTATCATTAACTAGTGTAATTATATCTGTGAAATAATTATGAAGGGCAGTATTATCGTTTATAAATATATATTGAGGTAATACGCAATTTGTTATATTATAATCAAAGTAATATTTAGTTGCCGCGTCGCTTTTGAAAGCTTCTTTTGCGGTTTCAAGGGATTTAGGGAATGCTTCCATATCTAAGATTATACTATTGTTTTTGTTAAAATAAAGCGAATATTGATCAATAGGTGTAGGATTAGAAGCAGTTGGTGTTTTTAGAAGTAGTCTTCTAGGATATTCAAATACATATTGACGATTATACAATGTATTCAAATAATATGTATCTACATTATTTGGTTTAAGATTTTGTGCATCTACAAGTATATCTGTGTCTACATCTTGATATACTATTTTTTTTCGTAAATTATAATGATATACGAATGTTTCCCTAACATTTAATTGCTTTTCTGATAAATAATTATGGAACATTTCATCATACATATAGATTTGCAATGGTTGTTTATCCTTTATAACTAAATTACTATATAAATTATTAAGATGCATATATTTGATATGTATGATAGTCATAATAGAATTAACTACGTTGGTAATTAAAAGATGTTCTTTAAGTATTCCTGTGGCATTACAATTGGCTTCTAATTCATCACAGCATTTATAGAAGTGTTTAATTGCATTATCAATAGCCTCACCTATAACAAAAGAAGTATTATCTATGATAGGCTTGGCGGTTTTAGAAGGTTTCTGTGTTTTCGGTGGCTTCGGTGGTTTAGGCGCAGCTGCAGCAGGTTTAGGAGTTTTAGGAGCGGGAGCAGCGGGAGCAGCGGGAGCATTCATTAAATCACTAATATTTGTTATTTCGTCGATAATATCTTTGACTTCCTGATTAGTAAAAGAAGTATAACATTTAGACAAAAAACTTTGAAGAACAGGACTGCTGATATCAATCTTTAGTTTTGTTATAGGATTGTCAAATTTTAAATTTTTTAATTCAGTAGATGTCTTTGCACTTAAAACCTTATCTTTTATGTATTTTACAAATGTTAGGCAATCTTGTTCAGTGAGTTTTGCTGAGTTTTTATTTTGCGTATTTGTTCCTTTTAATTTAAATATGATAGGTTTTATTAAGGACATTTATCTAATAATATATTAGATATTAACAATGGAAATATATATAAGATATTAACAATTATTAAAATAATGTAAATATGTCAAATATAACTTGTGATACTACTATATCCCTTGTGAATAGTTGTAGCTATAACTACAACCATTTTGAGATATTCTTTGCGACCTTTGTAATGTTAATGCCTATCAGCAAGAGATATACACAATATATTCAAAATGACCTAGTGCGAAGGAAAATAAATCAATATACAAATTGGAATATTTTGATGATTATTGCCAATAGCGCCTTATATAATATTTTCGGCATAGATAATTATATTATATCGCGGTTTATCGCTATCAATTCAGTGCAAATTATGACGTTATTCCATCTATTTATGATATATGACTGCAATGTCTTGTTTTGCGTGATGAATGCTACCCCGTTCTTATTAAAACACTCGATTTTTAGCAGGATTTCAAACGACCTCTTGGTTCGCTTTGAATACTTCGTCGCTAATATTGTTATCCATATATTACCTGTATATTACTATGGCGACTATTTAACACTAAAAAACGATGCTGCGAATGTTATATGCGATGATGTAGGATACAAGATACATATGTTTCATTATTTAATAATGTTCAAATTTATGTGGGTTCTAAATATATTTGGCGACTTTAACATAACTTCGATATATGTGCCGACTTTTAGCGGTTGCAATGTAAAACTTATTAATCTCGTAGTTATAGTCGACTATATCACATACAAGATTGTAAATTATGCTTTACAAGATATGATTAAGATTTGATTATATACATATAAGATTTAATATAATTATACATATAAATATATATAAATATAATTACACTAATGATCCCTAAGATTATTCATCAAACGTGGAAGGATAAGAACCTACCACCGATTATATATAAGTTAGTCAGCGAGAATATCAGTTTCTTGAAAGCGAATGGATATGAATTGATGTTCTGGACGGATGATATGATATTGAAATTAATATCTGAAGAATATCCGAACTTCTACAATATTTATAAATTAGCCCGCACAGGAGTGCAGAAGGGTGATATTGCGCGTATTCTCTTAGTATATCATTATGGCGGCATATACATCGATTTGGACGTTCTTATCCTAAGAGATTTCAATGAAATACTAGATATGAATTCAAATAAATTATATATTACTTACGAACCATCTGGGCAAACGAACGCGTTGTATAATAACGACAAATATATCTGCAATGCATTCTTTGCAGCGAATAAACATAATAATATGTTGCGGGTTATATTAAACAACATTCCAGAGTATGTTAAGAATTATACGGAGAACATATTCCAGAAGTTTGACATATTCGGTGGCTCCTATTTTAAGGCGATTATAGAAAACCCGATGAATAGCCAGTTTAAGGACGACGTATATGTTATCGACGACAGGGAACTATTTTATCCCATTAATGACCTCAAGTTCGACAATATGCCTTTCACAATAGGCGATTGGGGGATGTTGAAGAAGGGCGAGTATGGCAAAGATACTATAATGGTTCATTATTGGATACACGGCGACTTCGAGTCAAAGGCGCTATTAACCACATTCTATCCTGAGAATAATAAAACGATACACAATAATATGTATAGTTTTTTCTCTAAATTATATCCTAGTATCGCAAAAAAAATTGATAGTATTAATATAGAGTAGAAAGAATATAACTTGAATGTATAGGTATACATATAAGTATTTATTACAAGTGTTAATAATACTAATAGATATGAGTTATATCAGAGGATTTGCTTACGTAAACATAATAAAAAAAACAATACTCCACGATACAAAGATGCCATCTATATATTTGGAGAATAGTTTCTTTGGCGATAATGACGCAAAGTTTAAGAATAAGTTTTTTTCGGCAGAGCACATTTTCCCGCAATGCCTTCTAAATAATAAACACAGGAATGATATGCATAATATTGTTAGGACTATTAATACGCTAAACGTTAATAGGTCAAATTATATGTTTGTTGAAGATATTAATTGCAAAGATAAAAACTGGGTAGAGTTAGACTTCGGGAACTACGTTAATCACAAGCATAAAGTGTTCGCCCCCAATCATTATTCGCGTGGTTTCATATCGAGGGCAATCCTCTATATGTGCTGGGAGTATGACTATAATCACAAAAAGGTCATCGACAGAGACTTGCTTATCAAATGGTATTTTGAAAATCCGCCATTAAAAGAAGAGAGATACCACAATGAGATTATACACAGGATACAGCGAAAGCATAATATATTTATAACAAATTATTGCAAAAAGAATAACGTAATCATTAAGTTTATCAATAAGTTATAGTATAGTTATAGTAAATATGAAAAATTGATTAGTATATTTAATTGATTGTAATGAATACATATACATACATCTACATATACGTATGGAGTTGCTAAATAATAAGCAGCGATTAGCAGCGGAGCAAACAATGAATGGGGAAAATATATTAATTACGGGTCCCGCAGGAACTGGCAAGTCATATACTATTAAGTTTATTATAGAATTATTGAATAGCGAAAATAAAAAGATAGGGCTAACTGCGACAACGGGGACTGCTGCATTTATTATAGGCGGGCAAACAATACATTCTTTTATGGGATTTGGAATAGGTAATGAAAGGTTGGCAGATATTTTTATTAATATTAAGAAACAGCCAAGCATATACAAGCGGCTCGTCGAATTAGATGTATTAATTGTCGACGAAGTATCTATGTTAGATTGTGCATTATTTGAGAAAATCTCTGATATACTTTGCTATATTAAATCATATAGCACGAAAGACACTGGATTACTTAATAAACCATTTGGAGGTGTTCAAATTATTTTGATTGGGGACTTTTGTCAGCTAGCGCCTGTTAATGGTTTCTATTGTTTCCTATCTAAACTATGGGCGACCGCTAATATAAAGGTGGTTTTACTCGATGAACTTGTGAGACAGACTGATGACCTCTTGTTTCAACAAATATTGCAAATTATTAGGAAAGGCAAATGCACCGATAATATTTTAAAAGTTTTGAATGCTCTTAAGGATACGCAGTTTGATGATGAAATAATCCCTACAAAGTTATATCCTAAAAATATAAATGTGGATAAAATAAATGATATTGAAATTGCTAAATTAAAGGAGGCGGGTAATAAGACGTGCATTTACAAAGCAGAAGCAACAAAGGATAACATAAAAAACATTAGCAAATACAACGTCGAACTTGTAGAGAACTCCCAAGTAATCGTGACGAGAAATATTGATATAACTGCGGGTATTGTTAATGGTATGCGTGGTGTTGTAAAGAAGATATTTAGTGATTTTGCATTAATTAAGGATGTTGATGGTAATCTACATAATATAACATATTACAAAGATGTTGTTGAAAGGTCTGAAAGAACTGATAAGAGCGCTAAATCTTATATTTCTCATATGCCATTAAAAGTGTCGTATGCGCTGTCTATACATAAATCTCAAGGTATGACTATAGATGCTTTAGAGATTGATTTGGGTGAAAATATTTTCACGTGCGGTCAAGCATATACCGCGCTATCACGAGCAAAAAGCCTGAAAAACATTAAGGTCATTGACGTTTCCAAGCAATCTTTTAAGATTAATCCGTTTGTTAAAGCGTTTTATTCTAATATTACAATATAATAAGAGAAAAAGGATGAGCGTTTATAAATACACAAAAACTTGGTTTACGCATTGCGAATTGAAGTATAGTTTAATAAATTTTTTAGATAAATCGAAGGAAAATAGGATATTGGAGATTGGCTGCTTCGAAGGATTGTCCAGTGTTTTTTTCGCTGATAATTTTATAGATAATCCCAAGTCGAGTTTGACTTGCGTCGACCCTTTTTTACATATCGATAATAATGACCATAGAAGCCTTTTGCAGAATAATGAAGAATTGAATTTTGATTATAATATTTCAAAATGTAAAAATACAGATAGGATTACAATACACAAGACAACGTCTGACGTATTTTTTGAAAATAATGAGGATGGTGATACGTATAACCTAATATATATTGATGGTTGCCACGAACCTGATTTTATACAAAGGGATATGGAAAACTCCTTCAGATTTTTGGAGAAAGGTGGTATAATGTGGATGGATGATTACGGCGGTGGCAATGATGGCAGTATAAAGAAACCGATGGATGAATTCCTTGTAAAGTATGAAGGGCAATATGAACTAATCCATAAGGGATACCAACTTGCCATAAAGAAATGCTAAGTATCATTAGTATCCTTCAATGATGTATATTATAATATTATAAAGGAATAAGATAAATTTATGAAAATTAATAGAGTAGGGAACTATAATACTGGTTTCAAATATTATAAAAATAAAAAAGAGATTACTAATGAAGACGATATAGAAAAGATTAGATTATTAAAAATACCACCAGCGTATGAAAATGTGATTATTATTAATAATAAAAAAATCATTGCATATGGGTATGATTCTAAAAATCGCAAGCAGGTATTATATAACCCTGCTTTTATCGCTAAACAAAATGCCAAGAAATATAACAAAATAGCGGCATCCGTTAATATATTTACCAAGTTAAAGAAGAAGATAGCTGCGGATTTAAATAGCGGTGATGAAAAAATCAAAGCAATCGCTATTATAATAACCTTAATATTAACGTGCGGTTTTAGAATAGGCAACAAAAAATACGAGAAGGAGAACAATTCGGTAGGTCTTACAACATTAAAATACAAGCATTTGAAGTTTGAAAACAATAAATGCCTAATCGATTTCATTGGGAAGAAAGGTGTCCGCAATACGGCTTTTTGCGATAATAATAAAATATATGAGTATCTCCATAATAAATATAAGAAGTCCGCTGCCGAAGATTATATATTTACTTACGTTAGTAATGAAGATGTTAAAATAGTATCTTCAAGTGATGTTAATGAATATCTAAAGATTAATAGTAAATTGTATTCAAAGGGAGATGATATTATAATAACCACGAAGGATTTGCGAACGTGGAACGCGAATACCTTGTTTATTCAATATTATAATAAATTGAGAAAGCGTAGAGGTGCGCGGGAAGGGGAAGGAGGGGACGTTAAGAGGGACAAAGAGAATAAGAGAGATATTAAGAGCGCTATTGAGTTAGTCGCTGAAAAACTGCATAATACCTATAGCATATGCAAGAAAAGTTATATAGACCCTGAAATAATCGCAAATGCCGAAAAGCAAATAAAATAAAAATTGATTTCTTTTTTTATATTAATATAAGATTTATATAATATAGAATATTAGATAAATATGGATATCAGCATCGTTATTAGCAATTTAAAAGATATGCTCAAAAGTCGCGGAGATGATATAACATTGTTTGAAGAACACGAGGCATCTATCGAGAAGGACAAGTATGAAAGCGATGCTTGTTGCATTGAATTCGAAACATCGAATACTACGCTTATCTTTGCGCTAACTAAGAAGACCCGAAAGAATATTATAGACGAACTCAAGGATGACGATACAAATGTAGCGAACTTCATTAAAAAACACAAGGGGAAGCAGAATATAATATTGATATTCAATAATGACACAGTGTCGCTGCCGCTAATATCGCAATTGAATAAGTATGATAAATTATTTCAAAAAAATGGCGGGATGCTTCAATATTTCCAAGTTAAGCAGCTTATGTTTAACCCGACAAAACACGAATACGTCCCTGAGCATATCAAATTGAAAGAAGAAGAGATTGCCGAGTTTATGAAAAAGTATATGATACGCAGTAAATTGGATATGTCTAGGATATACCCAATAGACCCTATCGCTAAATGGCTAGGGCTAAAACACGGAGATATTGTAAAAATAATTCGATACAATGAAAATAGTGGCGAATCGTTTTACTATAGATCTTGCTTCTAAAATAAAATATATATAGTAATAGAGAGTATAATTGAATGAGTACTACATTAACAAATGCTATTTATATAAATATATTTGATGAAAAATTAAAGTCTTATAATAATATTTTTTTTAAAACATTACAAGATTATGATTTACTAAATGAAACGACTGATATTAAAGGGTCAAAAGCGTTGAATATTGGTGGTGAAAATACTTATCGCACTGACCAATTCAATGAATTTATAAGGAATATAATTAATTTTGATATTAAAAATTATTCTGATTTGAGTGCAACAGGAACTAATTTAGAATTTGTTAATAGGTCTGTAAATGGCTCTACTGCTACTTATTCTTTTAACAATGATGTAAGAGATAATATTATTGATACATTAAAGATATTGAATGTTTTTGTTGATATTTTAGAAGCATATAAACATTGTATAGATAAAGATGATATTGCTACAATAAACACTGGCTATTTTGATGAAATAGATATAGAGAAAATTGAAATCGTATCGTCAGGGACAAGATTTTATACTGCTGCGACACCAGCAGCAGTTCCAGATATTAATACGTATAAAAATGTTGGATATATAAGAAATACAAAAACAAGTGCAAATGCAACTCCAAAGAATGTATTATATCTATCCATACAAAGTTTTTACACTGGGCTTACTACTGCAAATTATAATACTATATTTGATAAGAAGGTTATTGATGGCACCTATAGCGTATCCGATAATTGTGATAAAATAACAACGCAAATTTTTGATCCATCTGATAGTGCGATGACCCCTCTAAATGGTTTAGTTCTTGCTAAAAAAGATTATGCGATGCATTTTTACGATAAAACGATAACAATCAATAAGTCTGGCTTAACAAGAGAAGGAAGAAATAAGAATGTGGTATCTTTATTATTAAAATGTCTATTTAATATTGACCCAAAATATCGCAAGCAAAGTGTATATGGTCTTTATTATTATTATAAATTTGTGCAATTATATGCTACCTTAATTATAAATGTATCAAATGTTATGTATGCAGATGTTAATTATACAGCAAATTATCCAAAGCGTATTGATATATATAATACAGGGGCTACTAATTCAGTAACTGCTATAGAGGTTGTGACTGAAGGTATAGGATACGTAGTAGATAATGGTTCAAATAATACTTTAGATATTACAGGAGGTGGAGGCAATAATGCTGCTGCAAGAGCAATAGCAGACGCAGATGGAAACATAATTAAAGGGAATTCATCAAAAATACTTATTACAGATTATGGCACAGGTTATACATCTGCTCCAAATGTAGTATCTGATGATGCAAACCCTCCAATAAAAAAAAGGAATGCATTAGATGAAACACATAATGGTTCTGTTGCTAAATTATTCAAGACTGCAAATGATAATTTTATTACTGCTGGTTCAAATTACGATGCTGCAAGAGAAGCTGAAACACAAGATACAAGCAAAAACACACTAACACAATTACAATATTCATCACTTCAATCCTCTATTGATACGCAGATAACTGGTATTGATATTGATATTGATATAAATGGTAATTATATAGCGAACGGAGAAGTCGCTGCAAAAACAGACGCTGCAATTATAACTGCTGCTAAAGCGGTACCTAACGTTGCTATTATTACTACTACTTATGATATATATATACAAAAACTAATAAATAAACGCAAAAGATTATTGATTAAAAACGAAAGAGAACGATTAAAAGATGTTGCTTTAGCTGCTAAAAATCAAATAACATATAGAGAAGATCAAACTGCATTATATAAAGCTACTATTGTCCCACTTGCATTTGAAAACATTACTACAACACAAGGTGCAAATATAGATAGGTTAAAAGATGTAATTAATGATATTGAAAATAAAATTACATCATTGATAACAGAAATTAAAAGTTCCTCAATTGATGTAGATGATGAAGAATTAGTAATATTAACTAATAATGTTGATGCAAAAATAAATAAGAGTTCAAATAACAATGTTGTTATTATGATAGCCTCAACAAGTAGCACTGCTATAAATAAGGAAAACAACCCTATTATTTATAGATTGCTAAAGAAATATAATGATAATAGTAGTTTTACAAAAGATTATAGTATTTATGATAAAAAAAATAAGATATATTATAATATCGAGAGTATAAATGATACAACTACTGATGGTGGTGTTATATATTTTGCTATTGAAATTAATGCAGTATTTACATTAGACCCTACTAAACCAACCTATAAACCATTTTATAAGTATGATGGAACAGAATATGGTGCATATGCTTCCGCAACCTCTACAATCTTTACTGCGGCTGGTGATTTTCTTCAAATTAAGAAAAAAGATATAAATGGTTTTAAGAATAATTATGTTAATAATAAGAAAGCCATAGATGAATTAAATGCAAATATTAGTTTGAATACAAACAGAGTAAATAATCAAAAGAACCTATATGAAACCCAGTATAATAAGAATGTGTTCCTGAGCCGTCAAATATTGACATACAACATATTAATTTGCACTATTATAGTGGTATTGATAGGTATCAATGTGTTTAAAATAGATAAGCCGCTTGTTAAAAGTATCTCGCTTGCTTGCTTGGGAATTATAATATTATTATTTATCATATATTTTATGTCGAATATAACTTATATAGAAACTTTCGCAGTTGATGCTAATAGTATTACAACATTGAAAGATACATCAGTTGCATTACCTACGCGTAATACTAATAAGGTATCCGCATTAAATACAGAAATAGACAAACTTAATGCGCAATTTATAAGATATTTTGAAACAATAACAATTTTACTACCTACTTCAGACAGCGTCGATTTTTACAAGGAGATTACTTCGGTTATTAATGCAGACATCGAAAATAAGACTTATTTGGACAAGATATTGGACTTCAACAGCTCTCAAGGTAATACCAATATGGACACCTTAAAATATGAGCTAGAGAACAATAAATTATATATATTAACACTTTTAATATCTTCAATCATATTCATTGGTTTATATAATATATATATCAATTATATTAATGATGATAAGTATCTTTCATTAATGATATTCATAGCCATTATCATATTCATAGTGATAGGTGCGTATTACATAATAAATTCAAACAGGCGAGTAAGAACTATACATAAAAACATCTATTGGGGTCCGCAATCATCTGAGAGTTTCTAAGTTTTCTATATTCAATAACTTATTTTTATAAATTATATAAAAAATTATAAGGTATATATCTTAATGACTACTAATACTATTAAGGACGATAAGGCGAATAATGCTAAAGACAAAGAAGACTTCTATGAAGAAGAAGACTACTACGACGACGACGAAGATGATGACGACGAAGACTATGAAGAAGAGGAAAGTGAGGAAAGCGAAGAAATCAATGATGCTCCTTCAGGGGGCTATTTTAATAAATTCGATGAGCAATCGGATGAGCAATCGGACGCTAAAGAAGCAAATAAGAAAGACAAGGTATTTTTAATATTGAAAAGGCTGTCGCAAAATAGTAAGCTTATAAAGAAGACTAAATACAACTTTTATAAGAAATATAATAGCGATGAGAAGACCTATTTTGATGCATTAACGACGAAAGAGAAGGACGACATACAAATACTGGAAGAGCAATTAACAGCTAATAAAAGTAGTTTAGCAGTTCCTATGCGGTTTAAGATTTTAGATTTGAATATTAATGAAAGGACGAAGAGAAGCATCATATATAAATTGGAATGTTTGAACAGGATGTCTTCGACCTCTGGCGAATATCACAAGATAAATAATTGGCTAAATGTATTAAACGAGGTGCCTTTTAATAAATACTATAACATACCAGTAAGTAATACAGACGGCAATGAGAAGATATGCTCGTTTCTAAGTAATATACGCGAGAGGATGAATAACCAAATTTATGGACACAAGGAAGCGAAAGAGCAGATAATACGTGTATTAGCGCAATTAATATCATTTCCTAAGGCATATGGGTATATCATTGGAATACAAGGTGCTGCAGGAATTGGCAAAACAAAATTAATAAAAGAGGGCATCTGCAATGCGCTTAACTATCCGAGTGCATTTATATCATTGAGCGGGACTGACGACTCCGCATTTCTGCGCGGACACTCTTACACTTACGAAGGAGCCACTTATGGGAAGATATGCGAATCGCTAATTAAAACAGGCATTATGAACCCGCTATTATTATTTGACGAATTAGACAAGGTATCAGACACATACAAAGGGCAGGAAATTATAAATACTTTAATTCACATAACAGACCCAGTGCAGAACGATAGATTTACAGACAGATACTTTGAAGAAATCGATTTAGACATCTCGCGGTCTATGATTGTTTTCACATTCAACGACGAGACACTAATAAACCCTATATTAAAAGATAGGATGATTGTGATAAATGTCAAAGGATACAACAATCAAGAAAAGATAGTGTTAGCGCGGGACTATATAATACCTGAAATATTGAAGCAATACAACCTTAAAAAGGGAGATATACTATTTAGCGACGACGTATTAATGCATATTATAAATAACATCGAGGAGGAAGAAGGAGTTCGCAATCTGAAGCGCGCGATTAATAATATCATTTCGTGGATTAATATGATGATATATGTGCCGATTGATAACGTGATAGTCAATATACCATATGAGTTAAATATTCCATTTTACGACAAATATTGTGGTAAAAACCTTACTATTCGAAAGGACGTATTGCATTCCTTGTATTTATAAATATTTTTCTATTGTATTTATTAAGTGTATTTTCTGCAAACTACTATATACTATGGAGACTGAATGTAATAATGCTATTAGTTCTGCTACGGATTGCAGTAAATTTATATTCTTTGGCTGCTGGAATAATATAAACTGCAAGAATGAATATATATATCGCAATATTGTGTTAGATAACATCGCTATCAATGAGACCGCTATAAAGCACATATATCTTGCAGGCGATAATTGGTATTCCAATAAGAAGAAGATAAATAAGAAAGATTTCAAACTTTATTTTACTGAAATATTGCGCACAGGTTATGAAAAATTATATGGTATGAGCAAGGAAATCTATATAGCAGTTGGAAATCACGACGTAGTCTCTGATACAACTACAGACCTATTAAAGAAAGATTGTAGTATCAACACGCAAAAGTATTATCTGCAGCAAATTAAAGCGGCAGAGAAAGTCATCAGCGTCCCAACATTAGAATTATTACTGGCGAAGAGAGAAGAATTAAAAGAAGACAGGTTGTGTTCCGAGTATGGTATCTATATATACGTTGATAATATAGGTGTTCGGTATAACAAGGATAATATAATTATTATAATAAATACCAATAAATTAGATGATATTCTTCAAGATGGATACCGCTACTTAGAAGATGTTAGGAGAAAAATAGAGGAGGTAAAGGGAGAGCAAAGAAAAAGCGGTAGCGGTGGTAGCGGTAGCGGTGGTAGCGGTAGCGCAAGCAGCGAACAGATTTTTGTGATGGGACACATACCTTTATTTTCGTTTAAAAAGGATAAGATAGCGATGCACGATATTGATAAGAAGAAATTAGAATATAGAGGTTTAATAGCCAAATTATATGATATTTTAGTTGATAATAATATTATATATTTATGCGCAGATACACACAACTTTAGTATTATGAAGATTGAGCATAAAGGCAAGGTATTAATCCAGATTACTGCGGGAACAGGAGGAGCAGACCCTGACTTAATTACTGGTGAATTCGTAAAAAAACCTACTATTGTTAGTGATAACGAATATACAATCACTGCATATGCGTTAAACTCCTATGGGTATGTGTGTATAGAAATACTAGGAGGGCATATTAACGTATCCTATAAGCAAATCATTACGGACAAGAGAGAAAAAGGATATACTACTGGAGATATAAAGGCGCGTCCATTATCGGCACCAAGTAATATACTTGATTTGAAACAAGATAAACCTCCAGTTCGCAGACAAAATTCTTTATCTATGCCAAAAACGCATCATACAATGTTGATTAAATCAAGAATAGTTAAGTATCAAATCCCTAGATATGCAAATAATGTAATATATGTTAGCAACACTATTGAGAGAACCTCCTTTATAAATAGTTCTAAATACAAGAGCAAAGGAATATGTAGAAATATTGAAACAAACCCAAATGGCAATGTTGTTTCTGAAGTGAAAAAAGATTTATTCTGCTACAAAAAAGATGCAAATAAAGGAAAGCAAGGGAAGACAATAAAGACTGCTGCTATCAAGACAATATAATGAGAAACTTCATAAAAATAAAAAACTATTATAATTATAATAAAGGACTGCTATGTTCTATTTGCTAATATTCTTAACTATTCTTTTGGTCTTCGTGGCATCTGCATTAGCATACTTAGCATATTATGGATATACATCTCCGATATCTCCTACATATCCTACATCTTCATTGTCTATAACTGATAATTACGAGAATAAAGATGGAGGACGCATTAAATTTATGACGTTCAAGGAAACCGCAGAATTTTTAAGGAATGATAGCGACGGATATGTTCGCAATATGTCTGAGTTGGACTTGCACGCTCGACACGCAAAAACATATATTGACTATCTCAATAATATTGAGGATACTGCTATAACTTTCACTACTGCAGAGAAAGAGTTATTAGGGAAATGCGCGGATAAAGCCGATAATTATTTCAAAATGGGGCAATTCAAGGAATTAGAATATGCTAATCATATAAATGGCAATGATATAGCAGGTATTAAATGGGTATTTGCGAATACTTATGCGAACCATTTCAATGATACAATAAAGGAATATGAAGAAGGATTGCCGCATACACGAGAAAACATAATATTCGTATCTAAAAATGTTTTAAAATATGACGAGTTGAACTTAACAAATACTTTGATACACGAGAAAATTCACATATATCAAAGGTATAACTCGGTTCTTTTTGAAAATATAATAAAGGATATGGGATTACTTGAGATAGATAAAAAAGCATATAAATCTGCTAAATATATCCGTTCAAATCCTGACACAAATAGCAAGATATATTATGCACCTGATAATACCAAGAAGGGTATTGCTACGGATGCCAATGTGATGGTTTGCTTGTATCGAAATAATAACCCTAATAGTATTAATGATGTTATTCATAAAAATTACTCATCTGAACACCCATATGAAAAGATTGCTTATGAAATCGCTGAGAATTATTACAAGTATAATAAAAATAAATATGTTGATATATATGTGAATATATGATATCAATGAATATAAATATATATAAATAATATATTATTATGGTATATATAAGGGTGAATAAGGTATGGACGAAGTTATTAAGCAGGCACCAGATAATATCTCAGTAGAAGACATTGAAGTTGTATTTAAGAAGAACAATGAGAATGTTCTTGATACCTTGTTTGATTTATGGAATATAGAAGTAAAGGATTTTAAGGATGTTAAAGATGCGAAGAATGCAGATACTGATGATAACGGAGACGAAGAGAATATAGACCTTTCAAATCCAGAAAATAAATGGGCAAATATAAGGAATATATGCGACTCCTACGATATAGAAATGCAAGCACACCTAAATAAATTGAAAGGGGGCGTATCGAAGTAGTGAAGAAGATTAAATTTATTTTTATAATTATATTTATATATATTAAATATATTTAATGGCTATTAGAAATTATGAGTTTCCCGAATTAACTGGTATAATATATAAGCAGTTCCCTCCAGCAAAATGCAATGAATTTTATTGCAAATTCACTTCAGGATTTGGCAGCCTATTCAATCTAACTGCAGGAGTTGCGTCGGGAAATAACCTTGCTTTAAAACGACTTCGAAATATAGGCAAAGGGAAAAGCGAGGACGACGAAATGGACTTTTCAACACCTTCTAAATTTATGTATTATAACAATGATAAAAAAGAATATTAATATCCTTTATATAATTAGATTTAATAAATTTAATAATATTATAAATGCTTCAAAATGCTATATTGGAGATATTTATAATATTATTACTATTATTAATACTATTATCTATGATACCGATAATAGAATTGAAGTATAAAAGCGATTTATATGATAAGATAGAAACCTTTAACAAGTATTGTTTGAACAATGATATTAGTTTAATAAACGAATTAGATGTTAAGAATTCGTATATGTGGAATATGTCGACGTATATATACGATGTCGACAATTTATCTAACTTCTTTTACAAGTATAAGGGCAGCGTAAGCAGCGTAAGCGGTGTAAGCGGTGTAAGCGCGGCTAATGCGAATACTAAGGACTACCTCGATTTAAATCGTGATATCAGCATCATTATGGTAAATAACGAATATATAAGTAATATTATGAAAATATACAACTATTATTTGAATATGTCTATGCCTCTCTTTATATTCCTAATGATATTCTTTGCAAGTCAAATATATATTCTTGTATATTTTGATACTTTTACTGAACTAAAAAGGTGCTTAAATGAATGCAACGCAGATTGTTTCAGGTATTACATTTATAGTTTATTTGTATATATATTGCTATTCATAATCTTCTTCTCTATACTATTAAAGAAATTAACAGAGTTATATGCTGATACCGATACATACGAATATATAATGTTAATGAAGGAATTTGATATCCTTTTAAAAGAGAATAAAACAGATAGCGCTGCTATAACTGATGTAATTAAAAAGTATTCTAAATATAAAATCAATGATATCGCATATACTACCATACATAACAGCGCAGTTGTAGGCGAACTTCTCGATATATACAATAGCGACAAGACGATTATATATGAAAACAATAATAATTACAAGATAACCTTGAAGAATATTGAAAAAATCGAATACTATAATAGCGACGAGGCAAAGAATAAAATCAAAAATAAAGTGGAGGATATCTTCCGATTTATTTACGTATATATAGTATTTTTAATAGTTCCATTATATATACTTTCAATATCTCTGCAAGGGAACTATATATATCTATTATTTGTAATAATAATAGCAATTATATTTAGCATATCAGTGTATAATGTTTATAATACTTTGCAATAATAGACTTGCCCATACATACATATACACGCATATACACGCATATAGGATACACATAGGATACATATACATAGATACATAGAATATCTTAGAATATCTTTTTTTCTTTGTAAGGTTTAAAGTAAAAATTATAAATTATGATTGCTTCTACTATAAATCTTACAATTTTTATAATGATGATTATAATATATCTAAATGAGATGAGAAACATATCAATGTTTATCTTCAATTTTAACTATATAAAGGATTTGTCAAAAATAGTAATGGAGCAAAAATGTAATAATATTTATTGCGAAGCCGAGACAGACAGGTATCAAATCGCTAAGAATAGTTATAACCTACGAATGCCTAATGATGTATTTAATTCAAAGACCTACACTATATTCGTATTCATAATCTCTATATTAGTATTTATATATTATCATTACATATTATTTGATAAACAAGGTGGTGGTAATAAACGATATTATGCTCTTAATATTTTCTTATTAATAATATTACTTACGATAATAATTTATAGATATGTTCCTAACGATGATGCAGGATACTTAAATTATTTCAAAGATACACCTCAATTATTAGGGATAATTATTGGTGTATCTCTGGTTTTTATAGCAGGTATTCTAATTAATTATGTAAATACCGACATCAAGAACTACAATACATATTTGTGTTATATGCTATCAATTATAGTCTTGATTAATTTAATGAATATTGTAATGACCTTTCGCAGTAATACGAAGCCAATGCTGAAAACCAAGTCATTATTATGGTCTATCAAAAAATCGATTAACAATTATGTTAAAAATTCTGATATGTCAGCAGACAAAAAAACATATATAGGCGATGACTTAAAAGACGAGATAGTAGATTTAAAAGAATTAATTAAAGATGGCAAATATAATAAAACAACTAAACAAACTATCGCATATTATATGAAAATATTAATAGCATTTAAAGAACTATCTAAAATTTATTCTAAATCTCTATCGAATGATACTGGTTCAGTAGCAGATTATATTAAGAAATTAAAGAAGGATATTAAAGAAAATGTTAATAATATTAAAAAAGATGATGAAACTACAGAAGCCGATGCTGATATTTATGAGTTATCTTTAATATTCGACAAAGAAATAAACCTGCCTATAACTTATGATGGAGGCGAGCATAGCACCAATGCGAATACAAAGAATACTGACTATGTATATACCGCAGACATATCATATGATAACCCCAATTTATTTTATGAAAAATATTGGGATATGAATGAAATAGGGAACAATTGGTTTATTATAATACCTCAATTCTTACATAGATATGATTACTTTACACCTACGTTTTTATTTGGTGGATGGCGACCAAACCTGTTTAAGATTTTAATGCTAATTATCGTATCTATAGTTGTTCTATTATTGATAGACTTGGTATTAAAATCACTCTCAATTACATCAGATACCGAAATATTTAAAAATATATTACCATTATTTATGCTGGCAATTTTGATTTTGTTTATAATATCCTTCGTCAGCTTTAATACTTGGTTCAATAAATACGTGGTATATAAATGCTTAGATAGCAGTTATAAGAGGTCTTTGAATAAATTGAATAATATTACTACGCCATATATACGATTATATGATAACAAAATCGTAAATGGTAATAAAAACTACTTGCGAAATTATATTATTACCAACGTTTTCTATTCATTATTAAATGGTAATATTAAATTGAATGATGATGCGAAAATAAATAAGGTTTATGAAGCCATTCAGGCTACCACTGAAACACAAACAATGATGCGTCAGATGATTAAATTAATAACAGGATTATCTGCTTTTTATGATAATGGCAATGTGCCTACTGCTGCTGATTACTTATTAATATTTAGTTCAAAGCGAAAAGAAGTTACAGACAAAATAGAAACTACTAATACATCATTGGTAAGTATAGATACGCATATTAAAGCTATTAATATTATACCTGCTGACGCGGCTATTACTTCTAAAATAACAACCATTACTGGCGCTATTGCTAAAATTATTGAAAATATATCAGGAGTTTCTCCTATTAATTCAGTAAAAACATATATTGATACGAAAACCCCCGCATCTGATACATCAGCACTTGAATTAGCAAAAAAGGTTGAAAATGACTTATCAAAAATATTAACTAATATAGAAGAGCTTAAAACCAAATTATTAAAAACTGCTGATACACCATCAGAAGCAATCAATAGCAAAGATGATTACTATAATATTCCCAAAATAAAATCAAGCAGATTACAATTTACAAATATAAATAGCGGTAATTTAAGCGATGAGAATGGGTTCCGAGATTATTATAAGGGAACTTTTAAGGATATATATGATAAAAAATACAATCCCGCAAATGCTGATAAATTATACAAGGTCTTTGGAGGTTTGTTTGCAGTCACTACCCCATTACAACCTACTGATACTACAGGGATTGACACATACTTTAAAGCTACTATTATTAACCAAAGTAATGTAAAGCAGATATATTATATTATTAAAAAATGTTTTAATTTGTTTGATGAAAGCAAGTTTAATAGTAATTTGGCATACTATAATGATGCCGAAAATAAGCAGAAAGGGATTAACATAAGTTCCTATAATAAATTCTCTTTTTATAAATACAATAACAAGATAATACCTTATAAGTTTGTATTAAAATTAAATAACACAAGCGAACGAGACGAATTTACTAAGGATTTACGTCAAGATGAAAAAGATGAATTTGATGTTATAGTGAAGGAACTTGGATTTCCTGCGGATACCACTAAAATATTAGATAATAACGACGAAGACCTATTGAGCCAAGCATCTGATATAGAGATGAAGCAAAATAAAAATTTAATAAAAATAATTGCCAAGTATCTATTAATTCTTGGACATATCAATTATAATCGCATTGAATACAATGCATTAACAGGAGCAACCACAGATAATGATAAAAAAAATATATATGAAAAGAAGACATATAATTTATACAAGTTGATTTCAGATACCTTGTATAATGATACATACGACATTGATGATACTTTTAAAACTACTGGAGCCACTAAATTACTTATAACTGACCAAAGATATAAAAACCTAACATATATTTATAATTATTTAGAAACCAAATATGTTAGCATATCATCGAATAACAATAATAGCAATTATTTAATGAATATTATCAAAAGCATCAATTACAAAATCAATGATGACGACAAGACCTTTAAAAACGCAAGTAAGGATGCAAAGTATTTGTTTCGCGATTATATAGATAGGAAAGATAACAAAGAGGATTACGAGAATGAAGAAGAAATTTTGACGATAGCCAATAATATATCTACGACTACTTTGGGAGGAACATACATATTTAATATTATTTTATTGATTATTGTAGTAAATATATTGAAAATATATTGAAATAAATAATAAATAATCTTTTTAACTATTAAATATAGAGATACTTTATTATTATAATGGGAGATTGCAAAACGAGTGATTGCGAAGCAGATAATTCTGACTATACGAATAATACAAATGCAGGGAATAATTGTTGCTATGCTCTTGCAGACAAAACGCGGGAGTTTTTACATTCGGACACGTATATTCTCGACTATAAAAATATTAAAAATAGCGAAGAGGTTGCTGATAGAATGAAAGTATTTTATAGCAAATTCTTTCAATCTTACAATGTAGTGCCTTCTGAGAAAATAAATGGGAGATATCAAGATGCTGGGAAAGATGCTAATATTACAAATACTAAATATCTGAATGGTAAATATTTTGATATATTTGGAATTATCCCAATAGAATTAGTGCCTGCTTCATATATACCATTCAATTATAAGAATTACGAAATGAACTTGGACAGATTATCAAAAGGCGACGTATTTACGGAGGATGATTACCAAAGAGTATTATTGGATTATAAAAAACTACCTGACCCCAGCAATAGAAGTTATATAACTGACAAGGATTTAAAGGGATATTTAGAATATTGCTTGAAAGACCAACTGAATAACCCGAAAGCAATATTTAATGCTTATTGTATTAACAATATGGCTAGCCTCATAATCGTGTTATGGGTGCTTATTATCGGGACGCTGTTCAATATATTGTTTTATTATTATAGAGATACATATTCATATATTCTATTATTTGTTACTATACTATTAATACTGGTAGCGGTTATTTGGAAGATGATATATATACTTAATGTGGATTAATGTAGGTAATCTGGATTAATGTAGGTAATTAGATATTACAATTAGTTTAATACAATTTATTATCTATAATACGATTAAGGAAGCATAATATAATGAATAAAGAAGAAGAAGAAAATGAGAAATCAATTTATAATTATAATATGATCTTTAATAGGATTAACAATTATGAAGAAGACATCAAATTTAATACTGATTTAATAAGTGATATTGATTTACAGAACTTCGACCCTGAAAGATATGAATATTATACAAACCTGCTCTATATATATAATAAAGACCCTAAGACCCTATATGATTTATTGAATAAATATTATAACGTTAAAAGTATGCATGAAAAAGAGAAAGGAATAATTAAATATATATACGATTATGCTAGAAAACTTAAGGAACTTGATGAGGATGGTGATAAAGATGGTGCTACTGGTGCTACTGGTGCTACTGGTGGTGGAAGTATAAGACGAAGAAGAAAACGAAGAAATAGACAATCAGGTGGAGTAAATACTTGGCAAGATAAATTTATAAATGTATTAAAGGGAAAAATGCCTGATAAGGAGGTTAAAGAACCAGAACCTCCTAAGGAAAAAGAGGCAAAAGATAATGCGGATACAGAAGATGATTATTATGTTGAACTAAAAGATGATAAGGTTGAAAAGTTATCTAAAAAAATAGATAAACTTACAGAAGAAATAAATAGAATACAAGGAAAGACAAATCCTAGTTTAGGCAGCACTATGTATACTGATATTAAGACAAAAATGTCTTCATTATTTTCTAAAAATAAACAAAAATTAGACCCTAAAACTTCTAATATAGCAGAAGATGCTGGAACAAAAAAACAAGAAGAGGAAGGAGATGCACCGCAATTACCCATACAAGTTATCCCCCTCGACCAATTAAGCGTTAGTTTAGGAACAACAACACAGCAAACATCAGCAAATGATACTTCAAACACAGAAGAAATACCTTTAGGCTCTGTAGTTGATGAATTAGTAAATATTGCCAATGTATTAACTGCACAAGTAGGAACACAATCAGCAGCACCAGTAGCAGCATCAGCAGAACCTTCAGCATCAGCAGCAGCAAATTTAGAAACTTTAAACACATTAACAGATTTAGCAAAAACATTACAAGTAAAAATAGAAAACTCTTCATCGGAAGGAACGGAAATATCGATAAAACAAGAAGCCGATTTGGCATCTACTATTTCTTCATTACAATACTTAACAACCGCATTAATAAGCGGTAGTATGAAAGGCGGTGCTGGCAATAGCGACGAGGAATTAAAAATGAAATATTTAGACAATAATAAATACAAGGGTATCAACACTTGGAAGAAGATAAAAGAATTAAAAGGTAATTTGAAGACACAACCTGAAAACATCGATGAAAATAACAAGATAGCAAGATTATCGCAAGACATCGATGCCTATAATTATTCAGATAAAGAGGAAAAGGATACTAAATATATTATTCAGCAACTAAATAATTTTGAAAATGACCCTAATAACCCATTAGATGAACTAGCAATTACGTTCGATGATAGATTGGTATTTATTATTGCTACTTTTTTTATTAGATATATAACTATAATAATTGTTCAATGGTGTATTGATATTAATATTATAAAAACATTTTACGAGGGATTTATATATTACGCCATTATATACATTATAATATTTTGGTTTATCGTGCTATTCATTAATATAGATAATAGTTATGATGTAAAATATATGAACTTCAATGGGATTATAAATAGTATTCGCACATTATTTTACTATTTTTATATGGGAACAAATGGGATATCGCGGTTGCTTGTTCATACTTCATTGATAATCATATTAATAATAATACCTATCATATTAAATATTAAAAGGAAGGCAGACTACGTAGATGATGAGCAAACTGAAACTGAAAAGATACTCGATAATGAGGAGCGTAAGCAATTATCAAAATCATTATCGCTATTTACAATGTTTATTTGGTTATTCACAAGTATAATAGCGACTAAATTTTAATATATATATATCTCTAATTATTTTAGAAGACTACTATATTAAAGTAAATGAATGATAACTTACGTTATGTATCATTGCAATATATTAAAGGAGAAAATTACGAAGACGTAGATAGTTTTAATGATAAAAAACCTGATATACGCGGAGTTTTGAATAAATTAAAGGATGAGGATTTACTAGATAATCCTGAAGAAGTTAAAAAATTATATGGCGAATTGGGAGAAACGCTAGAAAAAAAAAAGATAGGTGAGAGTTTTTTAGAGGATTTAATAAATTATTCAAGTTTAAAACTAATTAAAACAAATTTAGAAAAAGCAAAAAAAGTTGCTGAAGATAAAATAAAGAAAATTAAAGATGAAACTGATGGAAAAGGTGATGGTAATAAAAAAAAGGGAGCCTTCATTGATGCACGAAGTAAGATAGCGCAGTCATTAGTAGATGTAATAGCAGTGATAGATATGGTTAAAAGGGGTGATATTAGCGAACCACCAGCAGTTCTTGATGATACTACTGAGAAGAGTTTAAAAATAGCGAAAGACTATTTACAAGGTGTAGAAACTGCTCAAGTTAAACTTGCTAAAATAGGCGATAAAATAACTGAATTAGTTGCACTGGTGGATGATACTGGCGCAGATAAGATAGCCCTATTACATCATATTACGAGTGATTTGGATAAATTAAAAGAGAATGCTATAAAGAGTGTTAAAAAATTTAAATCGGATGCCAAAATAAGTAGTATAGAGCATAATATTGCAAAATTATTAATTAATATATCATCATTAAATAAAATAGATACAAGCAATAGTTCTGATTTTGATGAAATTAAAAAAGCAGTAAAACAAGAAAAAATAGAAGCAGAAGAAGCCGCAAAAGCATCAGTAGACAAAGCAGCATTAGACAGAGCTGCAGGCGCAGCAAAAGCGAACGTTTTATTTGATAATGTTGAGTTTGCAATAACTAAATTAAATAAAGAAATTGACATTGTAAATGCAAATAAACTATTATTGATTAAATTAAAAAATGAAGTAGAAAAATTGAAACTATTAAATACTACTGCAAAAGAAGTAAAAACAGCAGTAGACGAAGTAAAAACAGCAGCAAAAGCACCTGCAGCAGGCGCACGGGGGGCACCACCAGCACAAATATTGCAAGAAGCACAAGAAGCCTTATCAGCCGCGTTAAAAAAAAACGAAGCACTTTTAGAAGATGCAAAAACAACTCTAGAAGAAGCCTATAAATTGTTAGAAGAGTTGCGTAAAAGTGTCATAGGACAATCAGACACACTTGAGAAAGAGAAAAAAGACTACTTGAAGAGTTTAGATAAATTAGTAGCCTTGTATAGCAGTTATCTTAAAATATGCACAAAAAATATATCAAGATATGACAAATTATTTGAGCACAATGAGATTAGTAATATCGACGAGGCATTTATGATTAAATCATATTCTGATTTTTTGAAAAAATTAAATAAATTAAAACAGAATTTGGAGACGAAGGATATTGGTAAAATAAGGAGGGCTTTAACTGATTCCATTAATCAACTATTTAATATGTATGGTGTAAATACAAATAATGAAGCATTTATGAAAGCCTTTTTAGAGGGATATTATGGAGAAGATAATAAACTTAAGGAAGATAAAGATATTGATGAAAAGAAAACTAAGGACATCGATTATATTATAGACCGCATAATAAATTATAACTTAGCCAAGTGAAAGTGTAAATAAGATTTACAATAAAAAAAATAATTATTTTTAGTATTTTTTACTATATAAAGAATATAATCAGGCTAAAAGCCAAACTATGGAAATGGCTAATTTAATTAGAATAGGCAAGTCCGCCCATACCAGAGAGGATGCGAAGAACATTATAATTAACTGCATATATGCTAATAACACCGCTGATGCTTGATGATAATGAAAGAACGGCAGTATCTATACGGGACATATTAAGGGTTCCGCTGGGTTGATGCTCCTCAGGCTTGAGAGCGAAGGAATATACGTTAATTCCTTGATGATACTTGTCAGGGGTATTCTCGTGGTGTTGGTAAGGTTGCACAAGGGTGAAATAATCACCTTTGCGAGTAGCGAAGCGATCATTGCCGTTAAGCATAATCTTGGCATTCGTCACGGGGTTAGCCGAGTCGAGATGGTCGTTGTTCGCTACGCTGCTACCACCTGCGGTTGAGTAATTGTTCCAATAAACACCAGCATCAGTTTTCTTGATAGTCCATACTAATTCTTTGCAAGGATGATTAAAGTTCATTCGGATGCTTTTCATTGAATCAGTAGTTCCGCCTGTGATAGAGTCGGCTCCAGTGAATTGGAGTTGTTCAATTAAATACTCGTGAGATAGCTGAGCAAATCGGCGGCGTTCATCGGTGTCGAGGAAGATGTAATCAACCCATAAAGTTGCTTCCTCGAGTTTTACGGAACCAGTTAATTTATCATTTGCATCATATGCACGAGTATTATCTACTTCCCTAGTTTCTTCTTCAAAAGTAAAGTTAGTTGCAGTCTTATCAACCATTAAATCATCGCTTTCATATTCAATATTGATTTTGACTTCGTGGTATTGAAGAGCGATTAAAGGGAGTGCAAGACCAACATTGCGGCAGAACCAGAACTCGAGGGGAACATATAATTCATATTTTTGTCCGCTGGTAAGTTTAGTGGAAATGTTTCGCCCATTGGCACCGACCATAACATTATACCCATCGCGCTTTCCAACAGGAAGAGAAAGTTCATTCCAGATATATAGCCATTCAGAGTAATGCTTATCAATACGTTGACCACCTATTTCAAGCTCAATAGTTTTTAAAAGTTTGTGCCCAAAGTTAGGAACAAGTGCTACATTACCAGTAGCAGCAATCTTTCCGTAAAAATATACACGATGAATTAAATCGCCATTACGAGTTATTTGGAAACTAACACGAGAACCTAATGAATTACTGCCCGTAGGTGTTTGTTGAATAGCTTCAATAGCGAAGTTAGTATGACGACGATATACAACCTTGAAAAAGGTAATTTGAGGATTACCAGTTAAATAAACATCCTGTGCTCCATAAGCTACTAATTGAAGAAGACCACCACCCATTTACGCTATATTCTTTATACTATTAGAGGAGAAAAAAAAAAGCCATTTATAATAACATCAAATTAAATACTTTCAACACTCATTATTATAATATAGTAAATTGCAAAGTAATTCATAATCTTATTAAATTACTTAGACTACTTTAATTAGAATATGCTAATCCACCCATACCAGACAGAATACGGAGAACATTGTAATTTACAGCATAAACACTTAAAGAAGAATTAGTAGTCATACCACTATCAAACGTAAGAGAAAGAGTAGCAGTATCTATACGGGACATATTAAGAGTTCCACTGGGTTGATGTTCTTCGGGTTTAAGAGCGAATGAATAAACGTTGATACCAGCATTGGTTGGTATATTCTCGTGATGCTGGAAAGGTTGCACGAGATTGAAGTATGACCCATTACGTTCGGAGAAACGATCATTGCCATTGAGTATAAGCTTGGCATTAGCAATGGGATTTGTGGAAGTATAAGTAGAACCGCTTGCAATAACTGCAGTATTCGTTAAACTATTATAAGCATATGGTAAAGTTACTGCAGTATTACCAGTAGTATAATTGAACCAATTATTATTAGCAGTAAAAGCAGTGCCATCTTTTTTATTAGCAAACCATACAAGTTCCTTGCAGGGGTGATTGAATGAAAGCTTAGAGTTTAATTTAGTGGATGATATTGATTCAGCACCAGTGAATTGGAGTTGCTCAATTAAATACTCGTGGGATAGTTGAGCAAATCGGCGGCGTTCATCGGTATCGAGGAATACATAATCAACCCATAGAGTTGCTACGGGGAACTCGGTAGGAGCAGTTCCAGTGCCTTTGCATAATTCGGCAGTTTCAAATTGGATATTAATCTTGACTTCGTGATATTGAAGGGCAATTAACGGAAGCGCGAGACCAACATTGCGGCAGAACCAGAACTCGAGAGGAACATACAAGGTAGAACCAGTGGATAAGTCTCCACCAGACATACCAACCATCTTATTATAGCCAGTGCGCTTTGATTTAGGTAATGAAAGTTCGTTCCATACATATAGCCAATGTGAATAATGCTTGTCTATCTTTTGTCCTCCAATTTCAATCTCAATGAAATTGATTACACGTAAACCATAGAATGCGCATAAAGAAGTAGCACTATTTACTTTAAGAGATAAATACATACGATGAACTAAATCACCATTACGAGATATTTGGCAGGTCACGCGGTTGCCATATCCAGGTGTTCCGTTGAAGGTTTGACCAATAGCCTCAATCGCGAAGTTAGTATGGCGACGATATACAACCTTGAAAAAGGTAATTTGAGGATTACCAGTTAAATAAACATCCTGTGCTCCATAAGCTACTAATTGAAGAAGACCACCACCCATT